CCGTCATGACGGATAAACTTGTGCAGAACGATAGAGCCAAGATTGCATACTGCAACCTCTTCTTCGCTGTTAATCAGGGTGATCTCAGTGCAAAGGTTGGAGTTGTGAACAACACCAACGTGCTTCTGAGGGTTACGACGGTTGATAGGATCTTTCCAAGTGACCCAGGGGTAGCCAGTACGAACGATCTTGTCGAGTTGGTACTTCCACAGATCCAACGCTGGAATGGTTTTACGAGCCAGACCTTTCTCTTCTGCGGCGATGTAAGCTTTTTCAAACTCTTCGCCATAAAGGTTCTCAAGCTCAGGCACATCGCTTGGGCAGAAGAAAGACCAGTTCTCGCCGGCCTCTTTACGCTTCATGAACAGGTCAGAGATAAAAGAAGCCGGGTGCAGGTTGTGCGTGCGAAGGTTTTCTTCGCCAGTCTGGAGACGCAGATCACAGAAGTCCATGAAGTCTACGTGCCAGTTTTCGAGGTAAGGAGCTACAGCGCCCTTACGCTTACCACCCTGATTGACAGCTACGGCCGTAGAGTCAAGAACCTTCAGGAATGGGACTACGCCGTTCGACTTGCCGTTGGTCGACTTGATGATCGAACTGTTACCGCGAACAGAAGTCCAGCTTGTACCAACACCGCCTGCCCACTTGGACAGCATCGCAGTCTGAGTAATACCCAGATTAAAGATGCCTTCCAAATCGTCAGGTACATAGGACAGGTAGCAGGACGACATTTGAGCTTTCAGAGTGCCGGAGTTGAACAGCGTTGGGGTAGATGGAACGTATTCCATCTGACTCATCACGTCATAGAACTCGATGGCGCGCTGAGTTGGGTTGTCTTCAAGAAGAGCCAGACCCATCGCTACTCGCATCCAGAAATGCTGTGGCATTTCATAGATCGTCTTCTTCTGACCTACAACGAGGGGTCGAGTCAGAAGGTAGCGGTCTGCGATGGTTTGAATGCCGAGATAGGCAAAGTAGTCATCGCGTTCAGGAACGATTGCCGCGTTCAGCGTTTCGAGGTCAAACAGGTTGCTCATCAGTCGAGGATCAAGCTGTTGGAACAGTACGCCCTGAGACAGCATCGAGCGAATGTGCGGGTAGTCGATACCACCGCCAGTCACTTGCTTGTAGATACGCTGACGAACAAAGCGAGAAGCAACCTGATCAAACTCCGGCTGTTCGATGGAGATCAGCGAGCTTGCGGTTTGGATCTGAGCGTCTGCGATCTCGCTTGTAGGCATGCCATCGTAGAACTGAATCTGAAGGCTCGAATCAAGCTCTGATTGGGAGACATCAAGACCTTCGCAAGCCCATTTGCTGTGGGCGATGATCTTGCTGATGTCCAGTTCCTGCATAGAACCGTCTGATTTCTTTACCTGCATTTTTATTCCTTGATCGAATATGTAGTGGTCACAATGAGCTGCGAACACAACTCATTGTATGTCGAGGGCGTCGAGTATAGACGGGGCTTGAGAGGTAATGCTAGCGCTGCATTTCTACCCAAGCTTTGAAATCACTTTCCTGCATCCCGGCATTGATAGCTCCACAAGCATCTGCAAGGTGCTCGTTTGCACCAATGATTCGCTTGCCTTGCCTTAGCCAGTTAGCATTTGGGAACAACGTTGTTGCCCATGCGATCATCTCCTCTTTGGTCGCGTTTCTGTCACCGACAGCCTCGATCTTAACCTGAGAAGGAGTAACCTGAATGAGAGGGATGTCGATGCAGGCTGCCAAGGCTACACAAGCCCCGTAAGAGAGCATTGCCGAAGCGCTCTGAGATCCAATTGGCATTTCGATGAACGCAAGCTCAGCGCCCTTCTCAGCCTCTTTCAGACCCTCATAAAGGATTCTGGCTCGGCTGTAGTCGTCTGCGCTCTTGCGCATAGCCTTGATCTTGCTCTTTTCGGTCTTGATCAGTTCGACCTCTTCAACCTCCCACTTCAGAGTGTTGAGATCAAACCAACCTTTGGCGATGCCAAAATTTCTCAAGCTCGGATCGATACCGATAATCTTTACTCTGCTCATACTATGTGGCTCCACGTCCGACCTTTGATTACATCACAGATTGCAGATCGGCTAACCCCAAGGGCAGCCATCAGCATTTTAAAATCGGCAGCGCATTTTGGGTTTACCCTGCGGATTCTTCTAACGCCAGCCGGAGTTAGCTTTGAGTTATGAACCTTTGTGCCGATTGGTTTTGTACCATGAATCTCTTTGTGCTTCTCGTTCTCCAATTGGGTTGCCCATTTGAGGTTGAGAAGCCAGTTATTCATGCTGTTGCCATCAATGTGGCAGGAGACGTGCTTTTCTGATGGTGGCGGGCCTGAGAACGTGATCAGAACGATTCGGTTTACCCTTACGTTCTTCTGAACACCTGCATCATTGGTAAGCCTTACTCTGAGGTAGTCTGTCTTTTTACCCTTCTCACCTTTGAGATAAGGCTTAAGAAGTTCACCTTTTGGATCTCTTCTGAAGGACTTCACTCGACCGATATTGGAAACTTCGTAACCCGGGAACCCATCGATGCTTTTCCAGATCTCTATCACGACCATTCTCCGATTTTTATTAGAGCGTTTGGTGAATCCTCAGCGTTAACACCTTTTCTTACGATAATCTTTTGGATATAGATGCCGTCCGGGTCTTCTAGAATGCCCAGTTCGTTCATCAATACGGCTACATCGTATACCTTTGCCAGCAACTCTCCAGATGAGGCGATCAGACGATCCAAAACTACGCTGGATTTTATTGGGGAAATTTCATGGTTATAGGCGAACATATTCGCTATGCTTATCAGGTAGTCCTGCCTTACTTCCCTGCCAGACACCTGATCATACGAATACACGCCATCAGAGAGAGAAACCATAGCCTCTCTGCTGACGTTGATATCGCCTCTATCTGTTTCAGCCATTACAAAACTGCAAAGCCTGTTTTTCACCTCGCCGCTAAGAATGTTCCTCGATAGTGGTTCGCAAACTACCTCATCTGTACCTTTTTCTCTCCATATTCTGGTTACATTAATGCTTGACCCCATGATCAGCCAGGGTCTATCCCTAGCAAATACCTTTACATAGGCATCCAATGCGGCGCCCATTTCTTTTACGCCACTAACAATTCGGATCTTTTCGGCGACATCAATGCGATCATCGCCAATGTTTCTATCGATGAACTCCGATATTGCACTCGAAAGCCTTAATGGCTCACTGGCGATAAAGTTAAACAGATAGCCAGTTAGATCGTATACATCGTGACGACTTTTTAAGAAGGGTAGAGTTACCCCTCTTACGTCGTAGCCTCTGTTTTCAGAAAACGGGCTTTGATGATCTGGAGGTAATGCGAGGTCTGCTATGAAGTCGACCAGAGTCGATTCAGACTCCGAGCCATAGATTGAGTCGAGAAGAGGTCTCATTATGCCCATCCCCCAAAGTTCTTAACTTCGCCGTACATCTTTGCTCTCTCCTCCAACATTTCCTGCTTGTAAGCCTCAGGTCTCAGGATTGAACCAAGTCTCGTAAACGAAGCCTTAACATGCTCGTCTTCCATAGCCTTGCTTTCAAGTTTGCTGATGTAGGCAGCAAGCTCAGAACTCACGGTGTTAAGGCACTCTCTTGTGTAACCTATAACTCCGGTGTTTCTCATTGTGAGCATTACATGGGTGTTGTGCTGATAATCAATACCAACAACCCGGAACAGGTAGACGCGCTCGTCGTCTACATAGAATGCTGAAACCGGAATCCAGATCAGATCACAGCCTTTCTCTAAAATTATGTCGCCGCCTGATGCATTCTCAATCATCGCAGCAACTTTCTTGGTCATCTTTCTGGGGTTCATACCAAGATGCCTAACTGTGAAGAACAGGCTTTGCATCTTTCTGCAAAGCCAGTCTTCAGCGTCAGCGTATGCTTGGAGAGCCTCTTGATCGATAACTACTTCCTCTTCGCTGATTTCACGAAGAGCTTGGATTACAGCGGCGCCTTTCATTGTGCTGGTACGGATAGAAACATCCTTACCTAGCTCATAGCGCCGGATGAAATCTTTCTGAAGTGCGAACTCTCTACGCCGATATGAGTCGGCGCAAAGATCGCTATCCACATTGAGGTTCTTGATAAGAGGCATCTTGCCCTCACAACACGCTGTTAGGTTCGATAGTAGCTTTACCGCCCTTCTTGACGACAGTAACCGAGTTACGAATCGAGTCCCGGAGGTCACTGTGAGAAATAACCAGTACAGTGCCTTTGTCGCGAGACTTGGCGTCGAGGATCGACATCAGTCGTTCCAAGCCGGCAGCGTCGAGAGCATGATCGATCTCGTCCGCAATGAAAAGCTTGATCGGCTTACTGGCTCGACTTGCAACCAAATCTTGCAGAGCCATAGCGCACGCAAGACGAACCTTACGCTTCTCGCCACCAGATAGATCCTTGAATGTTTCACCGCCTGTCTTGGACTCGACATCAATGACGAACTTCTCGCGAAGCTCACCCTTTGCCGTCTTACTTACGGTCGACCAGATCGCGCTGATGTTGCCGTCAGTGAGCGTAGAGAGGTAGTGGCTGGTTCGAGCATTGAGGTGAGGCGTTACAGTGTCCAGCACATGAGCACGAACACCGGCTGGGCTGAACACTCGGAAAGCCTCTTCTGCGATGAACAGAGCCTTCGCCGCTGTCTTACGCTTGTCTTCCAGATCCTCGATCTCAGATTTAATACCCTCAACTTGGGTATCCAGATCATCGATGTGAGCGATGTATGGGTTAACCTCAGCGGTCGCATCGGCCAGACGCTTACGAGAACACTCTACGGCATTCTTCTGACGGTTCCAGTTGTTCAACCCGGTTTCGAGTCGTTGCTGGTTATCGCCTAAGCTCGTTAGCTCTGCTGTGAGCGCGCTAACGTCTGTCATGCTGTCACGATGTGCAGCAAGTGCTTTCGTCGCTGCATCAGCGTCTTGAGAGCTTACAGCGTGTGCCTTGATCGCTTCATCTAGTTCGCGCTGAGCTTCTTTTACTTCCAACTCAGCACTACGGCGAACTTCTTCAATCTTGGCGGAGTCAAGTTCATGGCCGCAGGTTTCGCAGTGACCACACTCATTCATATGATCGAGGTGATTCTGCCCCGACAATAGGACATTCTTTGCGTGACCAATCGCGTTAGCCTTGTTCGCTTCGATTGTCCGAGCCTTCGCTTCTGCATCAGCCAGCACGCGCTCTTGGAGACGCTCTGCGTCACTGCCGGCGATCTTGCTGCGAATCTCGCTAGCCTTTTCAGCAAGCTCGGTCTTTTTCTTGACGATTTTGTCGCCAAGATCCTCGTCAAAGGCTTCTACACCAGCCTTCAACTCTGCTTCGGCCAACTCGATCTTTTCCTGCTGATCGATCTCCCACTGACCCTGCTTGGTTTGCAGATTGATTCGGTTGCTACCGAGCAGGTCGATGTTTGACTGCTTGGTTACGATCTTGCCTGCGAAGTCTTGCACAACCGCTTTGCGTTCTTTGACGTGACGGTTTGCAACCTCATACGCCTCTTGAAGCTGAGAAATGCCGGCGCTTTCTTCGATCAGAACCTTAAGCTGCTTGTCAGTCATTGCTGGCAGATCGGGCATAGCTTCTTGACCTGCGTAAATCGCCGCAGAGAAGACTTCAAGGTTGCAACCGATAATGCGATTAACGATCTCCTGAGTCAGCTTGTCAGTGCCCGCTGTCAGGTCTTTCCAACCTGAGGTGCCGACCATCATCTCCACGCGGAGCATGTTCTTGTAGGTCTTATGCTTGCGGTAGCGACTGACCTTGTAAATATCGTCTGTCTCTTCATCGACGATAGTTACCTCTACAGCCGTATCTTTCTTGGCTGTACGGTTTACAAGCTTGTCACCGCTCTGACCCTTAGCTGTTTCACCGAAGAAACACCAGCACAGCGCATCCGGGATAGACGACTTGCCCGAACCGTTGGAGTCTTGCGACGTGTCGTCGTCATTTTTTCCCTGTATCAAAATGAGTCCCTTGTCATCAAGGGCAACTTCGATGCGACCAATCGCCGAGAAGTTGTTGATGTCAGCGCTAAGAATCTTCATAGGGTAACGCTCCGGACTTCGTTCATGATTTCACCACACAGCTTTTCTACTTCTGCGGAGGTAGAAGCTGCGGCGTTGTTTTTGATCCATTCGCCGATGGACTCGTCTATGGTTGGAGCTTTTGCAGCCGCTGCACTGCGAGCGGTAGCTGTGCCTTTTGGAACAGGGATGGCTTGTACGAGACAACCTTCTGCGCCGAGACCAACGATGTGGTCGCGAATCATCTGGATCTCGTCGTCGTCTGCCTCACCGAGACGAACGCGAATGAAGTTGCCTTTGCAGTTCTCGGCAGCAGTGTCATCGTCCCATGTGATGTCGTAATCGCGGAACTCTGGCGCTTCGGATTTGAAGTGGTTTACGCCTGCGTCGCTGACAATCAGATAGCCAGCTTTGGTGTTTACGTCACCCCAGGTTTGATGTGTCAAAGCGCCTACGCTGTAGACTTCGCCATCAAACCGCTTGTGGTTGTGATAGTGACCGGAGAACACGCGCTTGAAGCCAAAGCGCTCAAGCTCTTTTGAATAGAAGCCGTGCTCTGGGATGCCGATCAGTACGCCGTTTACAGGCGCATGGATCATCAGAGAGTAGTTGCTTGCGGTATCGCCAAGATCTTCGATCTCTTCGATGGCCGCACGGATGTACTTGCGAACATCATCGATATTGTCGTACCAGGGAACCATGACCATGTTGTCATCATGGAAGATGGTCATGGTGCTGATAACTTTAACGCCTTCGATCGGACTCAGAGCTTCGCAGGCATTGCTCAGAGCTTCGCTGTTCCGCGATTCAAGATCGTGGTTGCCGGTCAAGATGCGAATCTCGATACCGAGAGTGCCTGTGATGTACTCAAACAGGTCTTTGGTAGGGTTCAGAACCTTCGGGCTTACAGAGCCACGAACATGAAACAGATCGCCCGCGATATACAGACGCTCGCCACCAGCTTTCTTGGTTTCAACGGCGGCCTGCTTTTCAGCGTCGAGAATGTTCACAAGCCGGCTGTTCAGTCCAGTAGGCAGGATGCGAGAGAACTGGCTCCAATCGTGATTATGAGGGTCTGAAATTACGCCATAAGGAATCATTGGTTGCGTCTCTGTGTTTGTTGAACTGTGATTTTAAAGCTTTACGCTCGGGATGTTATGGGAATCAGAAATAGAAAACGGGCACTAACTTGTGCCCGTTTTGTTTTACTGACAGCTACTACTTAGCGAGGCTGTTAACCGCCTCTCTGAACTTTTGCTGACGGCCCTTCTTACGAAAGACCCTGACTGCGAAGATGACTGCCGAGAAGCTGAGCGCGAAGTGCCAATATGGAATATTCAACCATACCGGATCTAGCGTTGCGAAGTACATCGCACCGAGACCGAGATAAGTCCAAACAAACCAAGCGAACGCGCCTGTCACCATGCCGGGTAGCAGCACTACGAGACAGAACAGCCCCGCAGCCAGACCAAGCGCACCAACAGCCAGAAGGATAGTGATCGCTGCAAGGCCGATGAAGTTGATAACCGAACCAGCGCCGCTCAGTCGAGCTTTAGCCTTCTCGTCAATCAGCTTCGTCATTTTCTTGTCGAACCACTTGCCAAATTTCTCTTTCATTCTTCTACTGCTCCTACTTCGATGTCGCCACCTTCGGTGGGCGGGGTTTCGGACTCAAGGTCCACTCTTGCAACGTCTTCAGCTTTTTCTGGCAGGAAGGCGCACAACTTCTTCATTGCGTCAGCTTCAGGCTCGGCTTGCAGCTTAGTCTCAAGCTGAGATTGGTACAACTTCTTACCTTCCCAGACGATGTATTTACCGTCTCGCGGCAGAAGATCCTTGCGAACGAGGAAATCGATAGTAGAACCAACTACGTCAACCTTCGCACCTGCGCCGCTCATGTTATACATCACGCGCCACTTCGCTTTCTGGAATGGTCGAGTGACCTTGTTCTTGATTACGTTGGCGGTGATTTCCTGACCCAGTGTCTCTTTCTTGTCGCCGGATTCACCGTTGGTGATCATCTTGCGACCCAGGCTGATACGGATCGAAGCGTAGAACTCGGCCGCTTGACCACCCGGTGTAGTTGTTGGGTCGCCGTACATCACGCCGGGTTTCATGCGAACTTGGTTCAGAAGAATCACGGTCATGTTGTAGTCTTCCGCGAACTGAGCAAGCTGTGGGTAGTTCTGCGAAGTTGCAGTAGCCAGAGCGAGCTTGTCCTTCATGTTGATGCGGTCGACACGACGCTTGCCTTTATCGTCGTAGAGCTTGTCATACGGAACCATCGAAGCTACAGAGTCGAACACCCATACCAAAGGTGCATCGTCCGGGATCAGCTTCAGTTTGCGAACCTGCTCACAGAAGTGCATCGCCAACAGGATGCTCTCCTCAAAGGTTTCAGGCTTCTTGTAGACGAAGTTGCCAACGTCCTCATCGATGCACAGACCGAGCGATTCAGCCAGCTTAGGCTCGAAGCTACGTTCGTGGTCAGAGAAGCCGGCGATCCCACCCATATCTTGGGCAGCCTTCATGATCATCGTTGCGAGGAAGGTTTTGCCTGACGACGCTGGCCCAAAGATCTCGATCATGCGTCCGCCCGGGACGCCACCGCTCTCAAACATGCCTGAAAGCGCTGCATCAAGCTCCGGGATGCCTGTGGTCATCCAGTTCTTAATACCAACTCGGGCTGCGTTCTTGCCGATAACGCCTTCGAGTGCTGCTGCCAATGGAGACTTAGCCATTTTGAATCCTTATGCGAAGGTTTTGCGCCAGTTTTTCATATCGCCAATGATGCTCATAAAGGCGTATTCGTTACAGAGGTCGATAAAGGCGTTTTCATCCCACTTCGACTTCAAGATAACCTGCTTAGACAGGATATCGTTGCTGCGATGACGCTTGGATAACAGGCTCATCATCTGCATGTTCCGCTTGAAGATTTCGCGACCCCCACCAAAGAGGAAGTTCTCGATCTTCTTGCGCCAGAAAGACAACTCGGCCGGCAGATCTGCCTTATCGATCTTTTTGGCGGGCAGAGCGTCTGCCCATGCGTACATTTTCGCTATGCTGCCGAAGTTCTTGAAGATCAGCGGTACTGCTTTCTCGCCAATACCTTCTACGCCCGGGATTGTGTCGCTGCTGTCGCCTATCAGCGCTTTAGCTTGGGCAAATTCAACGACGTTTTTGAAGCCGGTGACTTCTTCAAAGCTGGACAGGTCTACAAACAGACCTTCTACGCGAGGGTCGTACCAATCTACGTCCTCACAAACCAACTGAAGCCAGTCATGATCACCTGAAACTACAAGAATCTTGGCGTTCGGTGTGCGGTTGTGAACAAGTGCTGAGCCAAGATCATCAGCTTCTTCGCCTTCTGCGAAGGTCTGCTCAAGGCCGAGCATAGAAATTGCCTGACGAAGGATAGGTACTTGCCGCTTATATTCGCGACGTGACGCTGCCTTCTCCGGGGTGTTGTCGCGCTTGCTCTTGTAGTCCGGGAATAAGTCGTAGCGCCATTGCGCTTTGCTATCCCACAAGACTTTAACTTCTGTGCGACCGGGAGTGCCGAACTGTTCGACGGCCTTCTTTATCATCTTCAAGCCAAAGAACACAGCTTGAATCTCACCAGTACGATGCTTCAGAACGCGAGCGTTATGAGCGGCGTGACCAAGAGAGTTGGCGTCGATAAGAATAAGGTCGTAGGATTTTTTAGCTGACATGGGAAATCCTCTTAGGTGACAAAGGGCACCTAAGTGCCCTTTGTTGGAGAGTTGACTACTACTTAGCCTTCAAGCAGGTCGTCAAGCTCGTCCAGACCTTCGAGGTCGTCTCCATCAACCGCAGAGACTTTGGCGCTGGCCCCAACCGTTTCAAACTCTGCATCGTCCGAGGACAGATCAGCCAAAGCTGGATGACCGCCACGTTTTGGAGCAGCAGTGTCGCTTGGCAGCAGGCCAACGATTGCGCCTACAGCGGTCAGTGCTTTCGTTTCACCGGCTGGGTTCTCTTGAGCTACGAACTCGTCGAGGTTTGGCAGGTTTGCGACGGCAGCTTTGCTGACAGGCTTCGACTTCGCAGCTGGCATGACAGTGTACTTGGTTTCGAGACCAGAACCAGTCCGAGTGATGATCAGATCAGTACCTTCGTTGAGGTCGGTGATATCACCGTACTCGCCGATCAGACCGCAGACCTGTTCAAACACGCCTTGACCAACTTCCATGATCTGCACTTTCTCTGGCTCGGTGCCAGTGATATGCAGAACGTTCAGCAGGTAGCGCTGAGCGGAGAGGGCTTCTTTCAACTGCTTGGTTGTGTCGTCGCTGGTGGACACGGCCATCAGCTTCTTCGCAGCTTCGCAGATCTCGCAAGGCTTACCGAAGGTCTTGTCGCTGCAAATGTATACAGCAGCGGGCTTACCAGCGCTCTCAGGGGTTTTGATGAAGTGCATGGCAAAGTCATGCCAGAACTGCTTCTCTTCACCGCCACGCCACGAAGGCAGAACACGGTAAGTATGCTTACCTGGCTGAGGCTTCAGAGTATTTTGGCGCGATTTCTTCGCGGCCATTTCTTTCTGTTTGCCAGCAATCAGGTCTTGAATCGAAGGAGCGGCCATCAGTGTTACCTCTTTATATGTTGATATGTCGAAATTGCGAACTGTCGAAAGTTATCAAGTCGAGCAAGCTACTCCGTTTCCATTTCACTTGCTCTGTCTGATGTGATGATTCTACTTACTTGCTTTGAACTGCGCTACAGGTACTGCTAAGGCTGTATCAGTCGCTTGAGTAGTTGCTGCTACCATAATCGGAACTGCAAGAAGGGCTACCCGAATCAGACGAGCTACCGCCCCACGAACTGCTGCCGTCATGACGAGAGCTATTGCAAGGACTGTCGTCATGACGGTTGTGAGAGTGATGATGAGTAGAGTGAGAAGCCGGGGACGGTGAGGTATCTACCATTTGCTGGCGAGTAACCTCGTCATTCATACGGCGCCGTTGCTGCTCGTAGTAGTCATCATCACGGCGACGACGGTCTTCCTCATCGCGTTCACGCTCGCGCCGTAACTCGTCCATGCGCTGCCTTTGAGTCGACTCGCCGCTTTTGGGAACGGGGTTTTGCTTGCTTACTGGCGAACTCGTTTGCCGGTTAAAGCTTTGCTTGGCTTCACTGTTGACCGCAGGCTCTGCTTTAACAGGCTCTGCTTTAACAGGTTCCGCTTTGGCGGGCGGCTTGACCGTGCTGCGCACCTTACGTTCAACGTAAATGACGGTTGCTGCTGCGGCAATAGCAACAGTTCCCACACAACCAACGGTAATCAGATCCATTTGAAACTCCTGATTTGCTAACGAAAAAGCCAAGCTCGGTTGTTAATCGAGCTTGGCAGGTTTTGAATCGTCTTTACATATTTTCAACAGCACGCTGGCCCGGGTGCTCCTTCATGCGAAGTTCACCCTGTTTTTCCAGTCGCAGGTCTGCGCCCACTTGGATCAACATATCTTTGCGGTGACGGAAACTGTCCGCCGCAGATGCAACCATAGAAGCGATGGCTTTCGCTTCATGGGCACGCTCTTGAGCGGCCTGATAGCTGCTGTCCTGAATAACCATCGCATCGATGGACTTTTCAGTGAACTTGGTGCCGGACGCTACGAGCGAGTCACGGAAACGTTGGTTCAACGTTGCTTCCAACAACTCAACCTGTTGTTTTGCCCGATCAGCCTGGAAAGTGGCGTCGGCCGACAGGCGAGCGTAGTGAGCGAACAGAGCCGCTTGACGAGTCATGCCGTCATTGATGGTAGCTTCAGTGAAATGCAGGTCGCGCTGAAGCTGGTCGGCGTCGATGAACGTGTTGAGTTGACCAACTTTCTTTGTAGGGGTTACTGCAACGGGTTTAACTGGTGCAGTCACTACAGGTTTTGGAGTCGGTGCAGCTTCAACGCCGGCCAGGAGTTCATCGAGTTCTTGTTCCTGATCACCCAGAGCCTTGCTCTCGACCTCTTCGGTGCTCTCAGCAACCTTCTCGACTTCGACTTCAGCAGGATCAACTGCTTTGCCGAATTTCGCCTCGAATGCTGCGCGCATGTTCTTTTCGATGCCTTCGATAGTCGAACTTGCGTCGATATCAGAAAGCACTGAGCCGAAGACTTCCATGTAGTCTTCTTCCGTCGAGCAGCCGAACTCTTCTGGAATTTTTACCATCAGTTCGATTACCTGCTCAGCGAGCAGGTTCGGATCGCTCACCGGCTTGCTTTCAGGTTTCTCGTCGAGATCAGCCAAAGCTGCGAGATCGTCGTCACCGTTTACTTCCGGGTCGTCACTGGTGACTTTGCCCGTAGCGGTGTCAACGTTCAGAGCCGACAGTTCAGGCTCTTCGGGTTCTTCTTTGAGAGGCTTGAGACGACGCTTGCGAGTTGGCTTTGCTGCGACTGGTTCGGCAGGGGGCGCGTCAAGCTCCTCCAGACCGCTTAGGTCATCAAGACCGTCCAGTTCATCCAACTGGCCGAGTTCATCGGGACTCAAGCCAGAGAGAAGGCTTTCCAATTCGTCAATATCGTTTACTTCTGTGGGCATGGGGATCTCGCTGTTTATGTGAGTGAGTCGAGCGCTATTTAAGCGCTCTTTCTCAGGGTTTACACGGGTTATAAGTCGAATATGTCGGCTACTTGCTTGAATACCGCGTCAAGAAGTGACTGCTTGGCTCCGTCGAAGCAGATCATTGCCGGATTGAAGCCAGAAACTACGGTGCAGTCTGTTTTAGGATCGAAGAAAGACTTGCCGCAGTTCTCTTCCCAGCCTCCTTTGATATCCGGCACAAGCTGTCTTACAGACTTGCTGCCCAAAGCTACAATGACCGGAGGTTTCAGCAGTTCAATTTCCCGCTGCAAGAACTTGCCACAACCGTTGGCAGTGGTGTTCTCAATCTCTTCCTCTTTGAGCTTTCTAGCCTTGATGTAACTGGTCACGTAGACATCGGACATTTTGAGTCCAGCTTTCTGCAAAGCCGTCTTGATGAAATTGCCAGTGTCGCCGACCATCATCTGACCCTTCTCTTCCTCTTTGTAGGAAGGGCCGTCCAACACGATCATCACCTTAGGTTTCTTACCCAAGACAGGCTGTGGGTGCGCTCGACCAATAAACGGACAGCCGTCACAGCCCTTGTTGGACTGGTAGTCCTCAACGATCTGAATAAGCTCAGCGCTTACCGCGCCAGTGATTTCGATCACTCGTTCGGCTTTTACGTTGCTAACGACGATACCCGGTAACAGTTCCTTTTGGTCGCGAAGACGATCCGGGTGTCTCGAAGGAAGCTGACCGGGTTCGATCAGACTGAACGCTCCAACCTTATCCAGAAGCTCTTGGTGACGCTTATTACAGGCGCGACGGTCTACCTCAAGGATAAGCTCAGCTTTGTTCTTGAACGGCCTACCTAGCTTCTTACGAGCCTCTACGATTGCGGATGCCGACTTGTCGCTCATGCCTTTGATTGACTGGAATGGGGCATACAGAATCTTTTGACCTCTTGAAGCATCAAAGCCAACTTCATATCGACCGGAACTGTGGTTGATATCAGGAGGTACGATGTAGATATCGTTAGCCTGAGCATCTTTGGCGAGACCGGCGAGTTTCTGTTCGTCCAAGATCGACAAGCAGGCTGCATAGAACGCTTCTGGATAGTAGACCTTGACCCACATGGTCATATACGAGATCAGGGTATACGCCACAGAATGGGACTTGTTGAAGCCGTAACCAGCGAACTTTTCGATCTGCTCAAAGATGAACGTCGCCGTACCATGATCAAGACCTGACGTTGCAATACAGCCATCAACGAACTTGTCTCGCTGCTCGGCCATTTTCACAGGGTCTTTCTTGCCCATGATCTTACGAAGACCGTCTGCCTCAGGGAATGTATACCCAGCAAGGTCACGCGAGATCTGCATTACCTGCTCCTGATAGACCATTACTGACATCGTTGGCTCAAGAGCGGCTTTCATGTTCGGGTGAAGGTACTCGGGTTCTTGAAACTCCTTCTTGATCGCGACATACATATCCATCAGACCAGCTTGGATAGGGCCGGGTCGGAACAAAGCTGTTGCTGCAACGCAGTCATCGAACGTCAGGTTGCCGCCAGAACCAAGATCCTTTAGTAGCTTACGCATACCGCCGGATTCAAACTGGAATACACCGTAGGTTTTACCCTCAGCGAATGACTGCAAGACCCTCTTGTCATCAAGAGGTAGCGATGTGAAATCGACCTCAATGCCGGCGCTCTCGCGAATGTAATCTTGACACAATCTGAGAATGTCCAAGTTACTCAGGCCGAGTACGTCGAGCTTGATCAGACCAAAGTCTTCGACGACACGCTTGTCCCAGTTAACGATACCAACACCGCTACGTCGGTTAACAACGCCACGTTCAACGATGTCGCAACCAGCAACCACTACACCTGCCGCGTGCTTCGCGAAGTTCTTGAACGTGCCCTGAAGACCTACAGATGCTGCCCAAACCTCAGGATGGTTAAGAGCAAGCTTCTCAAGCTCGGGTACATACGCAACGGCCTTCTCAAGAGGAACTGGAACACCAGACTCCTTAGGTACGAGCTTGGAGCACTCGTACTGGCTCTCATGAAGGCCATAGGCTTTGCTCACCGCTTGAATAGCGCCGGCACCAGCGATGGTGTTGTAGTTGGCGATTTGGACAACGCAGTCTTCACTGAAGGCGCTAACCAAGTGATCAACAATGTCCTGACGGCGGCTCGACATAAAGTCGAGGTCGATATCTGGCAAGTCGATACGCTCAGGGTTAATGAATCGCTCAAAGATGAGGTTGAATCTCACCGGGTCTACGTCGGTGATACCCATAAGAAAAGCGATCAACGAACCGCCAACAGATCCACGACCCGGGCCAACCATGATCTTGTTCTTCTTAGACCAATCCACAATAAAGTGAACCAGTTGAAAGTACGGTTCAAAGCCCATCTTGTTTAGAACGCTAAGCTCGTATTTAAGCCTCTCCTGATAGACAGGAAGAATCGAAGCATCTGGCTTGTACCCAAATACTTCTTTGCCGAGACGCTCACGCCAACCTTTCTTGCACAGCGCAATGATGTCCAGTCGCGGGTTAGACGACATTACGGGAAGAGAAGGAGCCATCTTCTTCCACTGATAAGGATGGTCAGTGAAATACTTCTCCGTCTTCTCACACGCTTTCTCCAAGAAGCCTTGAGTCTTGAATGGATCTGACCCGGCTGCAACCAGACGATCGTAAAGGCGCTCTACTTCAGAGTCCAACTCGGCGCATTCAAGAACATGAAGATCCTCAGCAGGCTCTCGTCTGAACACGCTATCAACGCGGTCGTGGGAGAGAATGGAGTTCATTGTGTTTCGGAACTTCGCCTCCCCTTTTTGATAGAGAGTTGGGCGAGTAATGATGCCTTCGATGCCCCGATCCAGCTTCAGCTTCAGCATCTGCGCATTATGCGCGTCATAGAACATAGAGTTAACTGGTACGACTTCTGAGACGACTTGTGAGACGTCCAAATGATCGCACAGTGCGTCTATGATCTCTTCGCGCTTTCTAAGCTGTAGCGCGCTGTAAGAGCTTCCCAGAGTCATAGTCAGGTTGCCCCGAGATACGAAATCGATAAGCTGCGGCATATCGATTTGCATACGAGCAGGCTTGGAGCAGTAGTTGGACTCTGACTGTGCGAGGGTCAAAAGCTCGCAGATGTCCTTAAAGCCTTCTTCGTTTCTGACGAACAAGGTCGTAACGAAAACCGGGTTGGGCTTTCGTTTTGGTTCACCGCGCTTTGCAGCTTCCCATTTTAGGTCTTCTACTACAGCGATCTGTACACCAAGACCCACTTTCAAGCCTTTTGACTTGCCGGACAGAGTAGGCATCGAGTCGATTGAATCGACATCCGTCGCCACAATGCCTTCATACCCGGCAAGCTCTGCCTTTTTGACTAGAGCTTCCGGGTCGTAGATTGATTCGCCAAGCGAGAAGTGGGTTTTTGCACCCAATAGGTTCTTCATTTATAAGCCTCTGATAACAAGTTTTTCATCCTCGACTTTCACGATACCCAATCCTGTTAAAGCCTTTATGCTGATCGATGCTTGAGTTGCCGATACCGTATCTGTGTAACCCAGTCTCTCCTTCAGGGAGTTTAGGTATGTCAACCTGTCAACCTGACCAGATAGAAGAAGATCAAAAAGGACTGATACAGCGAGCGGCTTCTGATGCCTTATCGGGTTAACACCTGACAGTAGCTGCTTCCTGAAATTGACTTTCATCCTAACCAGTTGAGCAGCTAAGTTCTGCGCTTCAATAGGAAGCGTAGCAATTATTTTCTGGGCTGCGGCGGGTAAGTCTTCATACACCTCAGGATGCTTCTCAAGCTTCTGTGGCTGCTTGTGGGACATTCTAAGGATCGGCTCTACACTTATCATGGATCGAAGCTCTTCGATCCTCTGACGAGCAGCCAGAGCGCATGACTGGCTTTCTTCGCACTCTCCGCATACCAACGATCTATTGCTGTAAGTGATGGCATTCCCAAAACATCCGGGTTTGTCGTAGCTCATACCAACTCCTATTAGCAGAAACAAAAAAGCAGGTCCGAAGACCTGCTTTTCAACTATGCGCTAAGCGCGTAGGTCATGCTCTCAGCTCAGGATACGTTTCGCAACACCCAACGCTGCTTCTTTCTCTGCTTCTGGCAGACGGTTGCAGTAGGCGTACATTGCGCCTTCTACGAAGTCCGCTTTCATCATGCCGATTCGAGCGATGTTGATGGCAACGCGAGGGCCGATGGTCAGCGACACGATGTTCGGGAACGACTTGTTACGGATCTCGTCTGCGAACTGGCGAATTTTCTTCGCGTCCGCTTCGTTCAGACCAGTAGCAGCGGCGATCATCGCAATCTCTTGCTTCTCTGGTGGGTAGTCAACCATAGCGACTACACCAAAACGCTCGATGGTTGCGGCGTCTTGAGTCAGAGTTGCTTGGTACAGACCGGATTGGTCGCCAGTACCGTTCGTGTTACCAGTTGCAGCGAACGCAAACAGACGGTGAGGGCGGATCACTCGCAAATGCGCTGGGGCGTTTTTGATGATCAGCGGCTCGCCTTCGAGGATCGCTTGATACGCAGACAGAACGGTCGGAGACGAACGGTCGATTTCGTCAGCGAGGTAAGTCCAGCCTTTCAGCATCGCAGTAGGCAGCGGGCCGAGTTCAAACTCAGTAACCGATACAGCGGAGCCATCAGGGTTGATGTGAGGCTTGACGACCCACTGACCAACGATGTGCGACTCTTCGGTATCGACAGTGTGCTGAAAGCGGAACAGACGACGGTTCAAGCCAGCGCACATTTGCTTGAAGATCGAAGACTTACCAACGCCGGAGTGACCATACAGGAAGATCGGCGTGCGAAGTTCCATTGCCATCATGACGGTCTTGGTCAGATCGGGGTTAAGGATGTAGTTGTCAGACCACGCTGGAACCATGTGCTCGTCATCGCCACCCTTACGAGCGTCAGCAGTGCAAGGAATGCCGTTGCCCGATTTGGTCAGAGCAGACTTCGTGCTTTTCGGGAAGCGGAAGGCTTCGTGGAAGAACACTTGCTCTACATCCGGGTCGCCCGATTGAGCAGGTTTGGAACCTGGCGCTGGAGCAGCAGAGGCGGTTTTCGCTTCTTCAGCTTCACGCTTGGCTTTCATTTCAGCCATTTTCTTCTTGGCGGTTTCAGAGAGCAGATCAGCGCCAGGGTATGCTGCACGGTACGCTTCCAGATCCATCGGGGTTTCGGAGTCTTCACCGTGCGCAGTCTTGAGGTGGTTAGCGATGCTGTGTACTTCTTCGCCGCAGATCTGGCACTTGATTTTGTCGTTGCTCACTTGTGAATCCTCTCTATCTAATGGTTGAAGTGTTTCTATGTAACGTTTGAAAGTGAGCGTATTTTCTACGCTCACAACTGGGCGTTCAATGGGAATTAAGCGGAAAGCAGAGCGTCCCGGAGTTGCTTGAGGACGATGCCCGGCAGCTCAGCAACGTTATCCAGCTTGACGTTCTTGCGGTAAAAATGCTGGACAGAGTTGGACATAATGCCTACACCAACAATGTTAGTGCCGTCCTTCTCGATTCGATTCACCACAGCCTTCAAGTGGGCGTTCAGCTTACGACTGTCTACGCCGCCTGCAGGTTGACCGTCGCTGAAGACGATCATCATCTTGCCTTTACGCTTACCCTTGTTTGCATGGCGACACAGAGACTCATAGGCGTATTGAACGGACTCGCCGTCAATGTTGCTCGCCATAGAAGACTGAACGTGAGCGTAACTCGCCATTCGCTTCTTGACCTCAATCGAGAACTTCTCTTGGAAGCTCTTGAAGAGAGGAAGTCGCAACGGCTCACAGCGGTCGAACTCACGGCCGGCATTACTTGCGTCGCACATTTCTTTGTACAGGTCTTTAGACCGCTGAGCGTACAGGTCGCCAGTAGTGAAGCCCATGATCTCGCAATCGACGCCGAGTCGACCGAGAACATCAGCAAGCACCCACGCTGAGCACATTGCAGTATGGATCTTGGAACCACCCATAGAGCCGGAGCAGTCGATGACCAGAGACACAGCAATTTCTCGGGTCTTGTGCTCAATCTTGTTCTTGTAAATGTGATCGTCACCAGCGGTCAGACGATACAGATTGTTGGAAGACAGCTTGCCTTTACGAAGACCTTGCTGAGTCAGAGACTTGTTACGTGCGGCAAAAGCACGCTCAAGCTGACGCGCAACAGGGCCAACCATACCAGCGATTGACTTTTCGAGGTCATCGAGCCACTTCGGACTGTAGCTCGATGGGATTTTTGGAGGCTCAAGCTGATCCCACTCGCGAGTAAAGACCGTGTAGTCCTCGTTATCCATTTCTGTCGAGCACAGATCGGTAACGTACTGACCAAATTCAGTGCCGATGTCCTGAACCTTGTCCCAGTCGAAGTCCTTCATGAAGTTCGCGCCGCCGTAATCGGCTTGAGCGGACTCGGTATCTTCAGTACCTTTCTCACGCTCTTGCTGATTGGACTGACCGTCGGCACCGGATTGGGCGTCTTCTTTACGAGGGTCGGGCTTTTCGCCGTCTTCACCTTCCTCGTCTTCTTCCAGGTCGTCATCATCTTCGACGCCGGAGCCGTCTTCTGCGTCTGCGTCTTCTTCAGACTTCTCGCCCGGGCCACCCGAAGACTCTTCGTCCTCGTCTTCTTCAGACTCTTCTTCGTCGCCTAGTTCACCTGCACCTTTGCCCTTGTTAGCTTTTGGTGGAGGGGCGCCTTTACCACCCTTGCCACCTTTACCGCTGCTACCTTTACCGCCACCGCCACCTTTCTTGCTCGGATCTTCATCACCGAACGGGTTGTCACCATCACCTTCAGGCGGCTCACCCATTACGACATTGCGAATCTGCTTCGCCATGTCATAGCAGTCAGACGCTTTGGTCATGGTCTGCATTTTCTTGGCAATCGGATCAAGCTGCTTCTGAATGCCGGCGATCAGAGACCACTTATCGCTCATGTAGTCTTGGAAGAACTTTTGGCCGCCCCACGCTCGCAATGCGGGAACTGCGAGAACTTGGAAAAGCTCTTGCTCTTCTGCGCCATTAGCGAGAGCTTCTTTCAGTCGTGGCGTGATGAACTTGTCCACGAAAGTCTGGTGCATGTTTGCGAGGTTATGGCGAGAACCCTGGAAGTTCTTGACCATTTCCTTCTCGCAAAAGAAGGACTCAAGCGGGTTGTACAGCGAGGCCATGTTTTCGTGCGCAGCACGCAGGTTGGACTTGCCGTCCGCATAGAGGACTTTGGAGATCTCGCTGTCAAGAAAGCCCTGAACAGCTTCAATCAGTTCGTCACTTGCGTCATCCGGGATCATTGGCAAGTTGACGCGAGTTGCTTTCATAGTGCGCTCGTCGTACTTAACGAACGCCTTAACACCTGACTGAGTTACGAGAACTTTGCCGTCAGAGAGGATCTGGGCGATTTTGGTAATCGCCTCTCTCATAATGGCAATGCGTTGAATGCGATCCATGTTTTCCAACCTGTTTGAATGGATGTTGTTTGCGTCAAATCAGCGTCTATTATGCAGAAACAAAACTGGGAGCTTGCGGCTCCCAGTTAGGTAGTTATTCGAGTGCTGTCACTAACTCCACGTAGAACTCTCGACCATTATGGAAATCCTCGCGCATCGATTCGGCAGCGACATCACCCATACTTCTGGCGTGAACCTCATCTTCGGCGTACACCGTAATATGGCGAAGTTCACTGCGGTCTTCGGCTCCAATTACCACCATGAAGTTGTAGCGAGGCAGCGTCGTCATACGCCTTTCACCGCATTCTCGAATTGGGTAACGATCTGATCGAAGGTATCGGCTTCGGTCTTGTCAAAGCGACGTTCAACATAGATCGGCAGAAACAGGCTGTGTACCAGCTTGCCACGCTTGGCGTACATGATTTCGTTCGCCTTAACGGTGATGATTGCGCCCATCCAATCATCGCGATTGGCATTAATCTCTGCGCGAAGCTCATCAGAGAAGCCGGAGCCTACGTTGACTTTCAGCGCTCCGCATTTGGACTTGCACTTCAGCGAGCCGAAGGTGTCGGCAGTCTTCCCGCCCTCTTTACCCTCTTCAAAGCCTTCAACTTCAAGTTCAACCGGAACTTCCTGTTTCAGCTTAACCTGATCTTTAGAAGTGCCGTCCTTCCATTCCAGAGTGGTTTTCTTTGCAATGGTTCCTTCCAGCCCACAGCGGCGAGCAGCGTAGTAATGCTCCATCGCATCAGCGTAGGTTCGCACCACTTTGGTTTCGATAACTTGGATCGAAACTTCCTTGCGGCTAGCTTTAACTACGCCCAACGCGGAGTTCAATGTGCGAAGGTTTTGCAGATACGGCGCAGTGTTATGGCCTTTCTTGACTGCACACTTCTTAGGAATGATGTTCCACAGTTCAGCGAACAGACTATGACCTTCTGGAAGAGGCGTGCCCTTGCAGAGCTTGTTGATGAGGCCGTTACCAACTTCGCGTGGCAGGAACTCACCATTTGTACCTTTGACTAGTAGCTCACCGTGAGTCTGAATGCCTTCGTCGTAGTCTGGATACACCGAGTTGTTCAGCAGTGGGCTGAAAGTATCGGCAAAGTCCTTCATCAGTTGCTCGAAGCCTTCAACTGGGAAAGGCTGACCCTGACGACTTGTGAAGCTGACCAGTTCAGACTCTACGTCGCCGTTGAAGAACATGCCGTCAGCCTTGATCTGGCTGATTACACCTTGTGCCCAGGGCCACCCTTCAAAGTCTACATCCTTCGGTAGAGAGCAGCGCTGATAAGGTGAACAAGGGATGAAGTCTTTCGACACCTTGTTGATGGAGTTCTCACTGAACCCGGCTTTCATATCCTTGTTGATGATACGCCACAGAAGTTCGGCGCTCATTGAATCGAGCGAGTTCATTTCCTTGCTTACAGCGGACTTTGCCGCATCACCAGTAAGACGACGACTCGCAAGGTTATCCAGAAGAGTCCAGGTCTGATCGTTGAACAACCGATTCAAGGACTCAAGCTGACGGCGCTTAGGCCGAATGCCGTAAGTGATGAACGGATTGTAGGTGTAGTTCATCACCTTAGCGAAAGTCGGATCTTCCATCGCAATAGCCAGTAGCGCTTGCTTGTCGTTCTTGCCGGATGTGTCAGCGATTTTGCTGACCATATCCATGATCTGATTGGAGTTCATTTGCCTGCCTTCAGTGCGGCCCGACGCTTGATGAAGTCCGCAGTGGATTCACCTGGCAGTGGGCGAGTGGATGATTTGTCAGTAGCCGGAGTTTCAGCGACTTTTGGTTTAGGTACAGACTTGCTTTCTTCGTGCTCTTTCATAAGCACGTTAACAACATCAGCCATGCCCTCTTCAACGAACCCGGATTTCTTGATCGGCCCGATGTTGCGAGTAGGTTTGGGTGATTGACGCTTCGGAACAGGCTTGTCAGTGCTGTAGCCTTCACGACCGCCGATTGCCCAACCGCGCGCGTAGCTCGGGTTCGACATATCGTATTTGCCGCTACTGACTGCACCATCCGCAGCAGAGGACTTGGCTTTTACTGCGACGGGCGTCACACGCTCTTTATAGAAGAGAGCGTGTCCGGCCGAGATTTCCTGAGCCTTCATGACTTTCGCTTCGCAGTCATTGTGGCAGTAGGCTCGCTGGCAGTCATCGAACGTATGACCGGACTTGCGATCATCTTCAATAGCCTTCACCGTGTGAAGACAGACGGCGTAGCTAACCTGCTGTTGGCGACGGTGACAGAAGAAGTAATGAGAGTTTCGCCCTGACATACTCATTTCAACTGGCACGATTGCAATGAGTTCGGGGTCTTTCTGAGGTTCGGTCATATAGATGATCTCGTTAGTAGCGCGCTTGTATAGTACAAGCGCTTATCAGGGCTTACATGGCATTAGCTGTTAAGCGAAGCCTCCCCAGCTACCGCCATAAACCTCTTCTCGGTCAATAACAGGCTCTTGCTTTCTTGGTTGAGAGTTAACAAGTGGGCTTGAGCCAAACTTGTGACTAACAAAAGCTTCGCCAACTAATCGCTCAGTAGATCCAGGCGATAGTTTTTCTACCTCACCCATAATAAGGGCGTTGATATCAACGCCCTTATTGCCAATAAAGGAGATAAAGTTTGAAGTTGGAACAATATTATCTATCGCTTGAGCCATTATTGAACCGATACCGGCGATTCCGCACGAGTCGGCAATCACAGCAATATACTGATCGTAGGTAAGGGCCATAAAGTGAAGTCTGCCACCTTTATTATCTTTAGCGATATCGCTAACGAAAGATTGGCCGACATTCAGAGGCACTGTTCTGCCAATATACTGCTCTACTTCGTAACCTTTACCTACAGCCTTGCTCTTTACAACTGAGTACCATTCGGACTCGCTTACGGACTTGGCTTGGCACTGACCCTTTACTATAAGATCCTTACCCCACCAAGTTAAAGAAATACCGTATGAACCGCTTTTGTTCATCGGTATGAACATTGACATCCATTGTTTGCCCTCAGGGTGGGAGCAAACAATCATCGATGTCGGGAATACATTAACCTTTGAATCTACTGGTGATATGGAATGAGCAACTTCCGTATATCCAGATTTGCCGGATATGTCGGGCCACTTCACATATACGGTTTCGAGGGTCTTTAGGTCTGTTGTTTTATATGGCGTGAAGAATTGCATGGGAATGGCTCTCGAAAGCGTCTCTATCTAAAGACTGAATTTTGACATTATTGAAGCGGCATATAGAGGCGTTATCTCTTTGGCATTAACAAAAGCCTGACGCACAACCTCTGTATCAACTTCGTTAGGGTCTTTATCCACAGGCAAGATTGCAAGCTTCACCTTGAATCTGAAGCTCCGCAGTTTGATGCCGGTTTTTATCGCATTGAGGATTGCATCAGATGAGCCATCCCACATCATGGTTATCTCTTGAAGACCGGCCTCTTGCAGCTTCTTCAGGTCGCTAAGCTGATCCTTCTCACCGCCTGACTCTGCGATAGAGAGGTGCATACCGAACGTTCCACAGATACCGATATCTCTGAACGTAATGTCCTCGTCAAAAGCCTTCTTGATTGCGGCAACGTCAAAGGCGCCCTCACCAAGAACGATCTCTTTCATACCAAGGGCATTATGTGCGTTGTAAATGAATCGGCCGGCACCTGCTAATCCTGGCGGGAAGATATATTTCCTGAAAGGGTCTTTCTCTATGCTTCGCCCTTGAAAGGTAACAAGCTGCCCATCGATTCCATATACCGGAATGATGACTCTGCTTGACCAGTCCTGCTCTTTCTCTTCACCACCGATGGTGTACTTGTACGCTCCCGACTTGCTGTATCGCCACCCAAAGTAATCAGCAAGCTCAGGGCCGAATCCCCGCTCCGAAAGATACTTGAGAGTTCGTCCGTTAACGGGGAGTTGGGTGCTTGTTGGGATGATGATCTCATCGGGGTTCTCATCAGGCGGTCTAGGAGCGCGCACACGCTTCGATGTCCAGCCTAAGCTCTTGGCGTATCGCTTCAGGGCTTGAATCGTCTCACGGTGGCTCTTATCGTTCAGGTGATGGATGAAGCTGTACTTGTTGAAACCGGGTTGATCAGAGCATGAACCATGAAAGCAACTACCCAAACCTGTCTCAGCGTTTAGGTAGACCTTCCAGTCTCTGCCCCCGCAGCGGGGGCATTCTTTAAGGTTTAGTTGAGTACCGGATCGCCCGCGAGTGACCCGGTAGTCGATGCTTTCAAAGCTCAAGAAGTCCTCCATGTCGACCAGATCAACAAGATCCTCAATCTCGGAGTTGTCCTTAGCTTTGGTCATTACTTCACCTGGATATCATGATCATCAATGGTAGCCAGGAGCAGGTTCATTGCCGGCTCGTCCAGTTCGGGGTGGAACTTCTCGCCAAACATTTCGATTTCGTTGTCGAGATACTCAACTGCGGGTGACTTATCACCGAAGGCCAGTCGAGCTACTTCACGCCAGTTCTTCAGCGTGTAGGCTTCACCGTTGGACATTTTGCGCACAGGCTTAACCGTTGCGTTGCGCTTGGTTTTGCGACTCATATTAGTTGATCCTTAAAAGGTCATCAGGTTTTCGGGAACTACAACGCTGTACGATTCAAGCATAACAGCGCGAAAGCGGTCCCACTCGGTCTTTCCGGGTGGCTCGTGCGTACACCACATGCACTGAGACTTGCCTGCCATTTGATCTGTCATGCTGCTATGGCAATCGACACCAAATATTTTAGAGAAGCGGCCAATGGTAGACCCATCGTTATAGTGAACCCAGCAGGTTCCGCCATCGCCTGAAACCTGAATCTCATAATCAGGCAGGGTCATTACTTCTCACCGCCAAAGAGGCCGGAGTATTCATCGATGACCTTCTTCGCTGTTTTGTAGGCGAACTCCTCATCGATCTTACCGAAGGCATCTTCGCCTGCATCCCAAGCTTCGTCAGCGGTCTTGCCGAAGTTACCAAGAATTACAGAGCACACGCCCAGATTATTAGGCTTGAACGAGATATGGATATCCGGGCCTATATTTGCCTCGCTCTCTGTTTCATCCAGAGTGACCAGAACCTGACCGATATCTTTGAACGTGAACAGCTTGGCGAAATCTTTCATTTAGCCTCCTTACCGCTTACCGCTGCGCGAACCAAACACACCTTGTTATCGCTGCTGCCATCAAAAGCGCAGTAAGCGTCCATTGGGTGAGAGCCATTCTTGATAGCTTCGGCCATCTTCTCGTTGGCGTTAATGTTGTAGGTGGTGATACCCCAGGCGATTGCAGCAGTTGCTGCCAGAATGCACAGACAGGCCATGATTGGTACCATGCAATCCCAGTCGATCACGAACGGATGCTTTTCAACGGTGTGAGTGTGGTAGTTGTTCACTACGGGTTCTTTCTCGTTTTCGTCGCTCATTTTTGCTTCCTCAAAAGAAAAGACTCAAGCGCAGCGATTATGTGCGCTTGAGTCTGGGATGTTACGGGATAAGATCTAAGACCAGATTTCGTCAGGGTTAACGTAATTTGGGTCTTTCTCGCGCATTAGCATTAGCTAATCTCCAAAATGCCAGTCATGAAGCGCATCTTGCTCAGGTCTTGGCTGATTTTCAGGGTGAACTCGCCAGCTTGGTTACGAGAGGCTGCGAAGTACAGACGAGCTTCGCCTTTGGCCTTCTCTTCATCAGTACGGTTGATGGTCAGTACCAAGTCGGCAATACGGATTTTGTTGAAGTCTTCTGCGGCGTGTTCTGCTTTTGCTACGTCAGCAGTAAAGCCGGCACGGTTCGTTTGTGTTGCGGTAAGAACTGCGGCGTTTTCATCGTGAGCGATTGCACGAAGGCCAAGCCATACCTGTTTGGATTCGTTGATGTCGTTACCGGATTTGATCTCTGCGGCCATAATATCGGCGTAGTCGACCACGATCAGGTCAAAGATGATCCCTTCTGCACGGTAGAACTCGATAACCTTACGAAGATCTGCACAGGTCATTGTGCCAGATGGGTACTCTACAACCTTAAGATGACCGGGCTTGCGTAGGCTTGCCCGATCCTTTACGCCCTTCTCTACTTCGTTACCTTTTGATGCAAGATCGGCCATATCAACGCCGGATACGTTTGCATCCATACGTTCCATGATGATCTTCGCAGCAACCTCAAGCGTGACGTACAGAACGTTAAAGCCCGCTGTAGACGATGCAATTGCCCAGTGAAGCAAGCCAGTAGACTTACCCTTCTTTGCGCCACCCATCACAACGGAAAGCTCTTTTCGACCCCATCCATCGTGGTAGAGCATCTTGTTCAGTTTTGGCAAACCCGTGGTCACGCCGTCTTTCTTGATAAGGCCGGCTTCTACGTCGCGTCGATACTGAGTTCGGGACTCGATACTGTTCCAGTAGTCGTTGTCTTGAACCACAGCCTGCGCGCCTGTAGCAAACGCCTTTTGCATGATTTTTTCAGCTTTCGCATGTTCACCCTTCTCTACAAGCGGGATTGTCATCATGTAAGCGGCAGAGATAGCCTGCTTCTTCGCAAACTCTGCGACTTTATCTACAGCGTAATCGCGAGCCGGCAGACCAGAGGTCAGGATTTTCTTCAGAGCAACGACCATATCCGGGACATCATCGTCTCGGATTGCCTTCTCTGCTTTCGCATCCTTGATAAGCTCAGCCCACTCCGATCTTTCTGGAAGTCGCTTGTACTTCTCATGATAGGTCGAAGCGATATGAACCAGAGCAGAGAGGCTGCGATCCTCGAAATACTCAGGTTTAACAAGACCATCTACGCGACGGTAGAAGGCTTCGTCACGAACAACCAGAGCGGCGATCTTCTGCTGAAAGTCGCCCTCAAACTCGAAACCCTTTTGATCGACGCTGAGAGTTGGAAGAGGCGCGATCTTTTGACCCATCTGCATGACGGTTTCGATCTCGTCATCCATATCATCGTCAATGTCAGGCTCTTCGACCATGCCCATCTGTCTAGCCATCTGCTGAGCCAAGCTCTCTTTGATCTCTGACTCATCAGACATAGAGCGCTCCGATAAAATTGTTGGTGTAAATCTGCATGGTTATTCCTTGCAAGGGTTCGTTTGCGTTGCGTTTGCAGTATACGCACTGCTTCAGCGGCAAAAACTATTGGGAAAGAGATACCGCACGGCGAAGTAGATCTTTGCCGGATTGCGGGAATGCGAAGAGGATCTGCTCATGAGACACCTGGCCCTTTTCAAGAATGGTAGCTAAGACGCCTTCCGGGTAGCTTGAGCCTTTTATCTTGGAGAACAGGTAATTGAGGTATCGGATCTGCTCCTGACCCTCGACGTAGTTCTCAGCCAGATAAGCATCATCCGTTGCGTAGAATGAGCTATGAGACGTTCTAGCAACCCAGCGCTCAACGATGTATTCGACAAGCGACGGAAGCCCCTTAAGACGCTCAGGGACTGTTCTAGTGTACATCTGAGAGCTACTGGGCAGAAAAGTCATGCGTGCTTTGTCTGCAAACTGCATTGCGTGCTCACAATAGAAGTCGTAAGGGCAGCCGATGCGATCAGCCATCTGACGGCCTCTCCAGAATCCAGTGATTGCGCGCGCAGGAAGCTCAAAGATGACCGGCTTCTTCAAGCCCTTCATCATCAGACCTACCCACAGATCGGTTCTCCTGCTCACAGCGCGCTTGAGAGCCGCTGCATAGCACTCGGCGTAATGCTGAGTAGCCTGAGTAGGGTGCATGAACCGATAGTCCCAGAATTTGGTTTCATTCAACTCAGCTTCCTCTTGAAGGAGGTTGATAGGAATAAACTTGAGAGCCAAAGCATCGCACTCAAGCAAAGACCATTCGGAACCGGCATGGGTGATCATCTGGAAACGCTCTGTAGATTAGAGCTTGCGATGATGAAGTGAGGATGCAGATTTTGCAACGAGGAGGTGAGCTATGTCCGCGTCCTGCTCTTCCCTATTTAATAACTACTATCTTGTAAGCAGTAGTATTAATAAGGGAAGGGCAGGCTTAGGCTAAACGTTAATCCCGGTAGCCTTTTACGATTTCACGAACCAAAGGATCGCGGGTGATATCGTCCTCATCGAACTCAAATCGACCCATGATTCGGCTACCTTTGAATCTCTGAACCACATCAGCAAGACCGTTATCGTCGCCGGCACGGTCGCTTTGACGAAGGTCTCCGCAGACCACAACCTTCGACCCTTCGCCAAGACGAGTCAGGAACATCTGCATCTGGCCTTTGGTGCTGTTCTGAGCCTCATCAAGGATGACGAGAGCGTTACGGAAGGTTGCGCCACGCATCATCATCAGAGGTGCGCCAACGATCTTCTTGTAAGCAACGTAGCTTTCAACCTTCTTGGCGCCAAGCTTACCTTCAAGAACTTCAAGACCCGGGCCGATCCAAGCCTTGAATTTCTCCCACTCGGTGCCAGGCAGGAAGCCCATATCTTCGTCACAACCAACCATAGGTCGGGTCAAAACGATGCGCTCGATCTCGCCGGATTCGAGCATTTCACACGCCATTGATACCGAGATAAACGTCTTGCCTGTACCTGCTGGGCCGGTGATTACAGCCAGACGACTGTTCTCAAGCATGTTGATGCAGCGGGATTGTGATTCGTTTCGAGGTTCAAGCTGACCGAATCGAATCTTGTTGGCTTGACGCTCAAGCTCACCATCGATCTCGTTTTGCTTCTGTACAAGTTCAGGAAATTGCTTACCTTGGCGTTTGTCATTCTCACGACGCTTGTCGGCGCGGCGCTGTTGACGATTTTGACGGCTTTGATTACCGGACATGGCGCGTTCCTTACTTCGTTGGCGAGATACCTTGGATACGAATACACTCAATCACCTTGATAGAGCAAGTGGTTAATTTGCTTTCAAGGTCATCGACTGCATTCTTCCAGTCTTCATTTGTTGCTGGAACTGGTCGACCCGGCAGTACGCACGGTGTCAGTGGGCACGCTTCTACCTGGCCCGTAGTTCGCGGGATCTGTTGTTTCGGTTCGCTCGTAGAGCACCCCGAGACTGCGAGGAACAGGCTGAGAAATATAATCGCGGACTTCTTTGTCATTTTTCAGAAGCTCCTGAAAGGCTTTTCGATTGGCTCTTTCTTGATTGTTTATGGTAGTCCTCATCGATTCTACGTCCATGCTGATATCTCGCACAGCTTTCAGAACGTCCTCTCGATTTTTAGACCATTCTCGCTCAGCGTTAAGGGCGCTCTCGCTATCTTTTAACTGGCTAACCTGCTGTTCGATCGTCGCCTTTTGAGCATCAAGCTCAACCTTTTGACGGTCAATGTACAGCCAAGCCGCTACAGCCAGAGTGATAGCGAGCAGAACGGATATTACCTTGGTGATCATAACAGTGAGTCCTCGCAAAGGGTTTGCTCTCTAAGCCGGCGCTCCCATACACCGTAGCAGTTATTGCCACGAATTGAACAGTCCATGCCGCCTGCGTACTTCCATCGCGGAAGCTCTTTACAGGCTCCAGCTAGATCACCGCGGTTGATTTTCTTCAGCATGGTTGAGCTTTTGAACTTACCTTCACCAACGTTAAAGGTGAAGCTGGTCATGGAGACCAGCATACCTTGAGGGATTTCTCGATTGGTGTTGGTGAGAACAACCGACATTGCTTTCCAAATGTCGGTTTTGAAAAGAGCGTCACATGCAGCCTTATCAAGAACCATTCCTTTCTTTACTTCTGGGCCAGTATGGCCTCTACAGATAGTCCATACATTAACGGAGTCTTGATACGCCTTCAGACTGATGCCTTCTTCTGGTGCAATGAATGCTGCCGCGGCAGTAATTGCACCCACGAAGCCGGCAGCTATGATCTTTTTAGTCGGAGTCATCTTCCTTGCTCTCCTTATCACTGCGGTTGTTCTTATCCTTGTTGAAGAACTGCTTAATCCTGTCCATGTATTTAGGGATCAGCAGGCCGATTGACATCAGAAGGTAGATGATTGTCAGTGTTGTGATCCACTGAGCCGGCGTCATTCCCATTAGGACAGCTCCACTTACTGCTGCTGGAGGGGCGATTTTCAAACTTACCCCCTCCAGCGTGATGTCGGTTGATGCGCTCAAGATTCCTTACCTCTAAATGATTTGAGTTTCATTCGACGTTTCATTCCAGACAGATGAGTAAATTTGGCTAATAGTCTATCAGCCAAGTCAATTGATGGCGATGTGCCGCATAAAAATATGGCTCATATACAAGAAAGGCGACCATTAGGTCGCCTTTTAATCTATCTATTGGTAGTCTTTTGGTAACTGCCTTCGATCTCTTTCAAAATCATAGGATTCCTGGCAGTGGTTCTTCTCCCAGAAGAAGATTTTATCCACCACTTTCCTTACAGTTGACCATCTCTTCTTCTCTCTTAGACGCCAAGCCCTCGCTGAGATGGTTTCATCTGCCATCCCGAAGCCTTCACCTTCCGCCCATACAAGAGTGTTTATCGTTTGATCCAATGCAATCAGCGTCTGCTTCATTGATCGATACTCGCCAGAATATCTTCAAATACCGGGAGGCTTGCGACCGCCTCTTCCATATTCAGGTTCGACATTCCGCTGTCAAGTGACTCCAGTATCTCAAAGCACTTCAGCCAGATCATATCTCTCCACTTGATAAACGCTCTCCCCTCTCTGTTGAATTTTGGTACAGTGCTGTTCCAGTAGGAGCAGGCGCTAACGATGTTGTCGTAGCCATACTCTTTGATCTTCTGCTCGATCAAGGCATCAATAACACCCATACAGTCTGATCTATTAAAGCCCTCATTTGTGAACGAGACAGAGCTAGAGCTACCTCTATTCACAGAGAGAAGGTTTGCATGCGCCGCAAGACCGCTAGAGGGGAATGGCTCATGATCAGGGTAGTCGAACTCCGCAACATTCGTATTCCCGTTCTCGGAGAAGTTGATAGTTGCGATACCAATGCTGTGAAGAAACTCTTCCACTAAAAATACAACCTCTGAATTTTCAGCTTCAGGTCTACCTCTAAAAAATAGCTTCATCATTTTAATCCCTTATGCCCCCTCGAATTTCCACACTGCGAATCTCCAGATTGTGGAATCAGAATATGTGGGGTTGGAGTAATCATATTGTGTGACCGACTGCAATCTCAAAAGTACGCCCGGTGTGCCAGTAAAGCTACCAGTTGTATCGATAATAATTGCAGCTTTTGTAATGGGTAGCGTAGTACCGCCATCCGTGTACGACGACCCAGCCGCCTCGTTTATCGAGTAGGTTGTTACGCCACTTATAATTCTTGGCCTCACTACAAACTCGGCAGTTTTGAACATATTGTACTGGGTCGTTCTATAACCGCTGGAGTTAGTAACTCTGTCAAATTCGCCAATAACCTCTAGACGAAAGACCATTCCTGCCGCACCTCCCGAGCTATCTACGTCGTTCAGTGTGCATAACTGATAGTAGCTGGTAGTAATGCCAGTGGATGCAGACGTGGCACCGTAAAAAAGCTGATACTCGCTACCTTCTGTTACCGTTGTCCAAAATGAGCTAATACCTAGTGCGTGAGAAGAGGGCAGGTTTGGTTTAAGGTACAGACCCTGGTCATCCAATCTAAAGATTTGATTACCAATAGAATCTTTGCCTTGAATACCGTAGCCGTATTCTGAGTTATCGTTGATTTTGCCAATTCTGATTGGGCTATAAGAAACTCTCTTGTCGTTCTCGTTTGAGGCCATTATGTTGCTGTACGAATAACCTCCTGGGCTGTATGAGCCGAGCCTAATCCACTGATATTGACCAGCACTAGGGGCAACTGGGGTGTTTACAAAAGAGCCTGTCGCGGGTGCAACGGTTGGCGAAGAGTTGTTGCGGAAAAGAGCGTGATATGCCGAGTTAGCTGTTGCTGTTGCAAGATCAACATAGCACTTGTTGTTACCGTTATTTAATCCAATATTTAACCAGTCGATCATGCCAGCTCTTGTCACTGTACCGACAGCGACCCAGAAGTAGCCGTTAACAATTTGAGAAGGGCTGAGGTAATCAGTCCATCCGGCGGCGCTCATTGTATTCCATGAAGACGTTTCATCAAACGAAGATGGCTTGTATGCCGCTGGAGTCAAGTCGCCCTTAAGGAAAATGCAAATCTTGTATGTGATTGCGCCTCTAACAACAATTGACTGATCAACCGCACTGATCTTAATACCAGTCACATTATCGCCAATCACAATCTCAGTATCTGCCGAAAGAGTACCAGTAATAAGACGATCGGCAGTAAGAGCGCCAGGAATGTAGGTAAGGTTAACTTGCTCAGATGCGCCTGCTCCGCTAAGCACACCATTTTTACTTAGGGCGATTTTAGTGTTTGCTACGCCCGTCCCTGCACCGCTAGAAACGCCCTGAATTGCACCGTTAGCATCAATGCTGGTGTTATTTGCACCAGCAGCAGCGGTGCTCTTTTCCAGACGAGCGATGGTCACTTGACCAACATAAACGCCGCTTACCGTACAGGTGATGGTTGCTGACTTTGAGTTGCCAAAGTTTGCAGCACTGATGCTCTGCGCGCTATTTGTGGATGCGGTCGGGTTTACTTCAAGACCTACAAATGACCAGACATATGTAGGGGAGGTAATTCCGCTTGTAGATGCCGAAAGAATGAAAGACTGCCCTGCATCCAGAACGCCATCTGTTGCGTTAAATACGAGAGGCTTTGCACCAGAGGCAGTGATTACTACGGATGGCCCCTGAGCGCCCTGTGCTCCAGCAGAACCCGCTTTAGCTTTGCTGAACGTCTGCACCTTTGTAAGCGAGAAGGCTACGCCGGCCGAAGACTTACCTGTGATGGTGTAAGTGATGGTCGAAGTATCTACACCCGCTGCTACACCGGAGTGGTCGCCAACCGTTAGATATGTTCCAGAGTCAGTAAGCGTACCGATCACGATATTGCTTACGGCAGTAGCAACCTTCCAGGTGCCGTTCGCTGTGCCAACACCATCATACGCAAGCTGGTTTGCACCCTCATAAACGTAGATCGCAGTACCAGAACCTGTGTAGCTGGAAACGGCGCCAGCAGATGTTGCTGGAAACGAAAAGTTCTCGTTCGACAGGACGCTTGTAATAGCGCTATCACCGCTTGTACCAGTGGCACCAACCTTTGACTTGGTAACAGTTTGTGTTTTGTTGATCGTCACCGTGCTACCGGCAAGCGTCTTGATAACCACCGGATAGGTGATTGTCACAACATCAACCGAGTTCGACATTGCAGAGTGCGCTGCAACAGTGGCTGCTGCGCCGCTGTACGTTCTTGCACCTACTGTAATCGATGCCGCTGGCGACACAGTAGGCGTACCGATAGAGAATGTTCCCGCAGCACCACTCAGAGACGCTGTGAGCGCAGTAGAGCCTTCGTATACGAGAATATCAGTGCCAGTACCAATGTAAGAAGAAACGACGCCTGCGCTGCTTGCGGGGACGTTGTTTGAGTCATTCGTAAGAATGACAGCGAGAGCATCTTTACCGCTCACTTCAGATGATGGGGTGCATGCGATCTGGTCAGAGAGACTGATATAGGTTGGATCGATTTCAGATACGAGCGCATAGCGAACGTAATATTGGGTGCCCGCTGTAAGACCGGCCAACACACAGTTAAGGCTTGGGCCATCATATGCCGGCGCAACGATCTGGTTCCCACCCGCATCAAGAGGGGTAAACCCGCTGACTGTTGAGTACCAAACTTTAACCCCGATAAGGTCATCGCGCAGAGTGATACCGTCTGCTTCATACGGACGGTCGATTGTAAGAATGATCGACTTAACACTCGGTGTAGCAATAGCTGGCATCTTTTAATCCTTTGAATAAAGACTATTCGCCTAACTGTATCAGAGTTAGGCGAATAGGTTGATTACTTTACAGAGCGGCTACTACGATCGAGGTCATCGCAGAGTTAGGGCTAAAGTTACCTCCTTTGTCCATCACTCTCGCTGCGATTCGGTAGGTGATACCTGTCTTAGAGAACAATGGTTTAGGGAAGTCGCTGATGTTAACCCTGATCTTATCTGACGTTTCCGTTCCGTTATAGATCAAGCAATCCGGGTCGTTCCAGAAATCACCAGTAGAGATTACGCCCTCATCGATCCCAGTATCATCGCCAGAAGTAGACCCCGGCATGACTTTGGCGATTCGGTACTGAACGCAGCTAAAGTCAGCAGGCTTGACGGTAGTTACGCTGGAGATCTCAAGAACAGCCTTTACTCGCTTGACTGTAACCGATGTCACTTCGTTTGGCAGAACAGGGTTGTACGTCAGTGCGGTTGCGGTTTGGCTGTAGTTGCCCAACCCGTCATACGCTTTGAGATACCAAGTTGTTGCCGCAGTAGTGCTCACGCTGGACAAGGTTGCTTGAGAAGCGGCGCCCTTGTATTTATAGCCAGCAGTTCCCCACCCAGAATCCGCAGTTCTGATCTCATAACCAGCAATGTTGAAAGAGCCTTTTGCAGCATCAGGCCAGTCAATTTTGATTGTCTGGTTGCCGGCCTTGATGGATACAACACTTGCTGCCGGCGAGGTTACTGATCCAGGTTTTGCAACCGTTACAGTTCTTGCGGTGGCACTGGACTCAACTCCATATGTATCGACAACGACAACCTTGTACTCTCTGTCACCAAACCAGTTTGGCTTGATGGTAACGGAGCTTGCAGCGGTAGTCACAGTCTTAAGCGTCGCGTCTTCCATATAGCTGAGCTTGTAGTTCTTCAGACGGAAGTCCGGTGTTGCAGTCGGCCAGTCAATCAACATGGTGCCTGCCGCATCAACGAAGTTGAAGAAAATATCACTCACCGGATCTGGAGTTGGGTAAGTGAACACCAGCGTCGTCGCAATACTTCTCTGACCATAGGCGTCTTTAGCGCGAAGGTAGTAGGTTGTGCCCGCAACTGGCGGCTTGGCGATCAAGCACGTAGCTTGAATACCGCGATAAACCTGACCAGCAAGACCCCAATTCGAGTCAGAGGTTCTAACCTCATATTCAACGACATCGATGTCTGTAGCTTGATCCCAATTGAGACGATACCCAGTGCCCTCTGCAATACCGTAAAGCCCGGTCAATTGACTTGGCGGTGTGAGTCCGTCGTTCTCAATTACGTAGGATGTTGCGGCGTAGTTTTTCGATACGTCATACGCTCTCAGATACCACGTACTGGTGGTGTTCATAGGGACGTTTGTGATCGTGCAGGCAGATTGAACACCATCATAAATAGCGCCACCGGTGCCCCAACCGCTGTCAGTATCTCTTACCTCATAACCCTTGATAGGTAAAGCGCCCTTTGTGGCATCAGTCCAGTTGATAACGATAGTAGCCAGGTTGTTTTTGACCGCACTCAACTTGTACGTCGGCATGACGGTAGAGTTTACAGGCGGCGCAATGTCGGCAGTAATAGTTACCGGGTTGGACAGATTGCCATTGTTGTCTTTTACCTTGAGCGTAAAGGCTCTCGATCCGTCCCAGGTTGCAGGCAGAGTCTTTGTTGTAGCCTTCAAGGTGATCGAATCAACGTCGCTAGTCAGAACGTACTCTGACAAGCCAAAAGCTGGAGCGGCCGCGTTCCACTTCAGAATGATCTGAGGTGAAGTGGCTGTACCAAACTGATACGTGAATCCAACCGGATCGGCAATGCTGTAAATGTACTCATGGTTAGTAGTCACAGACCACTGGAAGAACTGATCCAGAACGCGAATGTAAACCTTGTTTGAGCCAAGATTCGCAAGACGAACGTCTGCATACAGGTTAGACCCGTAGTAGATTCGGTTAGCGTCATCAACGCCCCAGTTAGCGTCATTCCAGCGAAGCTCGTAGCGAACCTCACCACCAGTAGTCAATGGAGCTTTCCATTTGATGCGAAGCAGTTGACCGTATGGCACAGAAGTGATGTCGGTAACAGGTTCAGGGCCAATGTTTCTACCTACGAAAATGTTAAACGAGGTATCCGAGTACGTTCCCTCAGTATCGTATGGTCTGACGTAGTAGTTAACGTCAGCATTTGTTGGGATGCCGGCGATCTGAGCTACTGCGCTCGCACCTCTGTAAGCGAAACCGGATTTACCGAAATTAGAATCGGTCTTTCTGATCTCAAAACCTGCAATTGGCAGAGTTGTTTCAAGCCCAACATCAGACCACTCAAACGAAAGAGTGACCTTACCGTTCGCGTAGCTAACGAGGTTCGTGTCGACCGCTGTAATTGGGTTTGGTCGAGCGCGAGATACAACCTTGGTGATAGGCGCAGAAGTGATATTTCCCGCATTGTCGTAAGCGGCAATTTCTATCGTCGCATCACCGATCCAGTCAATGTTCGTTACCCATTCATTGGATCTGGTTGTGTAAACAACAGGCTCGATTACATCCGGCTTTGTCAGAGTTGCGACATACCGATCCACACCAAATGGACTGGTTGCTTCAAACCAGCTAAAACGAACGCTCGCTGAGGTAACGGCACTGTCACTCACCGAATGACCAATCACGCCAACCATTGAAGGGCCTGTGTAGGTGTAGGTGGCGACCATCGACGAGGAGTATCTGCCTTCGGTGTCAAAAGATCTGACATAGAAGGTGTTATCTCCAACACTGATGTTGTTGAGGGTACACATGGGCACAGAGCCCTTATGAATAGCCCCAAAAGCTCCCCAATTAGCGTCTACGTCACGAACTTCATAGCCCGCTACTGCTAGCGTAGTTCTGTTCGCTTCAGCCCATACGAGCTTCAGCGTGCCCACCTCTGCTGGCAGAAACTGGAAGGACGTAGGTGCGGCCGGCATTAACGACTCTACAGTCTTGAAACCGCTATTGGATCTCTTGCCGTGAGCATCAACTGCTACAACCGAAATCGTCGCGCTACCTACAAAATCCATATCAAGCTGGAAAGAGGTATTGGATTGAGTGAAAACCTCAGACGCAACACCCGGCTTGCTCACGGTCACTTCGTACTGAGAAACGGCGAAGTCAGAAGTGGATGGGTTCCACTCAAGAGATGCTGTTGCCGATACAGTGGATGTATCGGAGATTTTCAGACGAATAACTGGCGTCGTAGGTCTAACGAACGTGACGTTGACCAAGCTGGCGTTCTCAGAGAAGTTTCCGCTTGTATCCACAGCCTTGATGTACAGGGTGCTGTCTGTTGCCGCGCCATCAGTCTCTTCAACGGAGAAGGAGTTTGCGGCGCCTCGATATACCAGAACAGCAGGGTCTTCGTCTCCCCAGCCGATATCATCTCTGCGAACCTCATACTCTTTAAGGTCAACGTCCTTTGCGTTATCCCAGGTAAACAGCATACGGTTGCCGGCTGCTCGCGACTCGAATCCAGTCACGTCAGACGGAGGCAGTTTTTTGCCAAGCACTGTATGAGTGGTAACAGCCGGCGTAGAAGACCTGTTACCAAGAGGGTTAACGCTGTAAACCTCAACGATGTAGCTCTCACCATCTGTAACATTGTCGAAGTCGACCGATGGGATGGTGATGTTATCGCGCGCCTCCCAGTTACTATCATTTTGAGAGCGAATGCGAACCGTCCATGATGCAATGGACTTGTCGTCGCTATCCCACGAAACAGACAGTCTTGAGAGGATTGACGCGCCAGATTTGAAGATCGAATCAACCGTAACAAGTCCAGTTGGTGGCTCTGGCACAAGTTGCATATCAGAGACGTACCGAATTTCGTGAGGGGCGTCACGCTCGATCTCAGCATACTTTCCGGGGTTGTGCTCAATCGCAGTGATGGAGTAAGTGCCTTTACCTTCGCCGTAGTTTTCAGCGACGCTGACGATTCTCACCAAAAGCGGTTTAAGGTTTGCCTCAGAAACGATAAAGATCGCATTTGCAACCGGCTCAGATGGTAGCGGCGAAGTCCAAGTGAGCGACGTGTATTTACCCGGCCCTTCAAGTACAGTTCTATCCTCAAAAGAGCCATCTGGCATACGAATGGAGATATTCGCTTCCGCGTCTTTGATCTCTACCTCAGAATCCAAAGTGGCAGAGTTCAAGGTGCAGGAAGCAAGTCTGCCAGCCATTCTACGACCGGCTTTGCTTGGGTCGTTAATCTGAGCGACTTCACCCGGCATCAACATGGATGCTTCTGGGCCGACGCTGAAGTTTACGACGCTGGACTCGTACCTTTCGGTGTAAAGAATCCAAAGACCGACTCTTCGCGCTTGCGTTCTGCTTGTGCATCCAAACGCAACGGTCTCGACCGATCTAACGCCAAGCTGAGAGATAAGTTCTGGGCTTTCGACGTACTCTACAGCCTGTTTATAGTCCTGTTTTGGATCATTCCAAGTAACCATCACAACACTGTGACGATCCTTTCTGGATGCACCAACATAGTTGAAAAGGCCATCGATGACGTTAGATGGGCTGAAGACCATCGAAGGATCTTGAGGGCAGTCCTGAGTAAAACCTACTACGCCGCCGCTCCAGTAGGACATACCTCTGAATGCGGAGCTGATGTCAGAAAGGAGCTTGTAAGCCTCTTGCTGAGATTGGATCTGAGTGTTGATCTGAAAACGAGGCTCATCAACACCGTCTTCGCCAGGCACCATCTCATCACAGTATCTGCCGATGGAGTACAGAGAAGCCTTGCTTACCTGATTTTGGGAAATGTATTCACCAAGACCGTAGCGTTTCGACGTTAGCAGGTCATACATGATCCACGCCGGGTTGCTGGAAACGGCGTTCTTAAAGCTGCCATCCCAGATACCGCTGTACACCCGAGTAACAGGATCGTAGTTGCTTGGAACCTTAATCTTGATCCCTTTGATCTTGTACGATCTGGTTGGAACCTGAGAGAACTGAGACGAGTCAATTGTCAGGCCAACGATAGCGGTGTTTGGGTAATTGAGGCGAGACTTTACGACCTCAACAATGCTGTCGAGGTGAGTGACGTTCGCGATAGACGAATCGGGAGCGTCTGGCGTAATCCTTGTCATTCTGATATCCCAGCGACCTGCTGGTTTTGGCAGAACGATTTTTGTGGCGCGCTGATACTTACCGGATGTTTTGCCGGTAACAGTTACGGGAGGGCCGTAGTTAACGAATGCTCCGTTATCAGCCTTTACAGCAAACTGATACTGAACGCTTGTCCCGTGAATGTCGCCTGTAGATTTGTCCTGCTTAAACAGGGATGGCATGGTGACTACTACGTTAACTTCATCAACATCCGGGTTCGTAACGGAGAATACCGACGGTGCGCCGTATTTAACCTGAACGCCAATGGATCTAGGCGTAGCTGCATCCACGTAGTTCTTCATCGGCAACTGATTTTGTGTGCCGTTACGGAACGTCCAAGAAACGTTCTTGAAGTTCATCGTTCCGTTTGCGTTCATCAATGGCGTGCCGTTGAGAAGAATGCTCTTTGCAGAATCCTCAAGACCGCCAATCTCACCTTCGCCGATAACGTCAACAATGCTGATAAGAGCCTTTGATTGAAGACTATCCGGGTCTTCGATTGCTTGGCGACCTTCACTTTTGCCGCCACCGCCACCACCAGCGCCCGCTACGGTTGGAAATCTGTCTCTATGACCGCCGTTGTGAACGCGGATGCCGTCAGCAATAAAGGTATGGTGAGGCTCAACGGTAAGGTTCCATACAGGCTCATTACCCACGTACTCGGCAAGTGTGATTGGTCTAAGATGACCCATACCGTCAACCAGAGCATCGTGGTATGTGAGCCGACTGATCTCCGCAAAGGCGTCGTATTGGTTCAGAACCCAATGGTTTGGCGTGATGTGCGTCTCACCTTTCCAGAACTTCACGCGAAGGATAGGCTCTGGCTTCTCATGGAAGTGAACCTTCGTTACCTTAGATACGTGAATCTTGCCCTGCTCGTCGAAAGCAAGAACCTCATCACCAACCTTGAGAAGCTCAATGGCAATAGTTTTGCCATTCTCAAGCTGTACTTGAGTGCCCTTTCTGAAACACCCACCGCCACCGCCAGCACCGGCGATGGTTGATAATTCTTCGCTCATATTTAAAGCACCTGGTTGATAACGAGGTTTACGGATACGGCTTGCGAGCCTGCGAGAACATTACCATAACAGAGAGGCACTGGATTGCCCTGATTGGTAGTATTCGATGCGCCATCAAAATAACTGGATGCTTTCTTACCACCACCGCTACTGGACTCATCTCGGTCAATTTTCGGCTGAGGCGTGAGCATCTGAATAACGCCGCCGATCATCATACCGATACCGGCAGAGATCATCGCTGTACCAAGCGGAGAGCCTGCTCCGCCAGTTCCTGCGTTGATAATTACGCCGGCCACGATAAGTGCAACGCCAATGACCGTCTGCAATACGCCGTTACCACCGGCACCTTCGATTACTACCTCGAAGACAATTCTCTTCAGGCTTCCTCTTTCAAGTAGGTAGTTGTCTTCGGATAGATCCTCCGACACACCATTTTCGTATACGCAGGTGACGCGGTACTTACTGTAAATATCCTCGTTTTTTCTAATCCAAGAAATGATGCCGGGTTGGTTTGCATCGATGAGGCTAAGAGCTTCAGACGGCGAATCAACATGCAGATTCCAAAGCTTGCCAAATTTCTTACCAAGAATGCCTTCCAGTGCGATCTCAACTGACATGCTTACACCTCAGAAATGCTACAGCGTTCTTTTCCCAATACCCGTAGTAAACGTCACGCTTTGAAAGCCTGTCCGTTACGTGATGAAGGATCAGGTCGCCACCTATATAGACTGCGGCATGGTTTGGATTACCAGAGCCGTCAGTTGAGAAAAAGATCAAGTCGCCTTCTTTAAGCTCGGACTCTTGAATAGAGTAAAGACCTTCAGATTCCCAGTTGCTCTTATCACCAAAGAAATTGCTCGTTGGGCTTTTCCAGAACTCATGGATTCTTGGGTACTCGCCAAGACTTACTCCGTACTCTCGCTTGTAGTAGTCACGAATCAGCGTCCAACAGTCTAGCGACCCGAACACATAAGGGCGCCCGATATAGTCGATCAACTCACCCGAAGGTTCGAGCGTGAACATATCTGAGAAGCTGTATGGGCCGTCCTCGTCTTTATAGACTGATACGATAACCCAGGGGACAGAAGTCGCTTCACAGCCCGCTACATCAGCTTCAGAGGGTTTAGGTGGAATGTTGCAGTGTGTATGCCATACGCAAAGAATTTCTTCGCCGTTGGCCGCAGCCTCAACGTCAGATCTTGCCATGAGGAACTGATTATTTGGCTGCAAAGAAACGTTTGGTACAGCCACAATTCTCTGCTTCTTGCCCTTCTTCAGAATTAATCCGCATGACTCGTTGGGAAAATTCTTTTTGGCCTCTTGGCAGATGAAATCGTAAAGCTTACTGGAGATTGACTGCACCTGGGAATCCTCCGAATGGCACGTTTTCTGGAGCAGGATGTCTCTTCTCGCAGGCGCCGTAATGCTTACTGCACCGATCTTTAGAAGGATCTGCTACCGGGTTGTCGTTGATGTCGAAATAGGCGCTACCTGAATATCCACAATCACCAGCACCAGAATAGTCAAATGAACCCGTTAGAGGGTTCCAGATTCGATAGCCGAAAGGGCAGCCGTTACGAACCATCTGTCTGCGAGGCAGCATTACACCCTGAAGGTCAAATACGGATGCAAGTTCCCACTCAATGAGATACTTGTTCTCCGATATTTTCTGTTCAACAAACCAGATCTCTTCCGGGTATTGCTGTCCAGGATCTGCGCTAGGGTTTACGCCGCCTTCAAAGTTAACAGCGTCAAGAAATCTGGTAAAAGTTCTTCTACGGATAATCTTGCAGCCAATTAGATCGTCGTATGCGTCGACCTCTGCCGAAAATAAGCCTTGTACGTTGGCAAGCCTCAGTCTAGGTCTAGGCAAGACTTTGCCGGCCGCACTCACCTCAAACCCGTCTGCTTCAATTGGCAAAGGCATATAGGTAATGCCTTTCCACACTACGCCAGAGTTGAGGTTATTTGTACCTGCATGGAAGTATTGGCTTACCAAGCCATGCTTCGACATATCCAGCTCAAACAGTTCGATTACCGCAGATGGTTCAAGCTTTTGAATTTCTTCCTGAATTGTCATATCAGTTCTCAAACACCTGTTCAAATTTGGCGGTGATGGTCTTCACGCCCTCATCTGTAGATACAGACCAATCTCTGCAAACCACAGTAATGGTTTGATTGTGAGGACTTCTCCAGAAGAAGGACTTGTATGCGTTCTGGCTAGCAAGAAACGCCAGTATTTCTGCGGTCGTTGCGTAGTTGTATGTGAATGAAACAGACCAGATCTCCGGCCTGTTATTAATGCCGGATGGAACTCTGACTTCGTAATTGTCCCCAAATTTAATCGGGTTGACATTAGGCTTGTACGCGACGGAGTGGCCGATAGTAGGTAGCCACCCCTCCCCAAAAGTATCTTTTGCCATTTTATCGCCTATCTATCGGATCAATTAGCTATAAAGCATACCACCCGGGCGTTTCTGAGTACCGATTTCCTCTCTAACCACGTTTTTAACTTTCTCTGCCATCGACTTCCATTGATCAGCGCCGTTACCTTTGCTTTCAGAGGAAGTAGAGCCATCAGTTGCAACGTTGATATTGATCTGGATGTCGCCACCAGAGGAGCTTCCATCACCGCCACTCATAGTTACCGGGATTGTTCTGCCGTCCGGCAGGGGTACATAAGCTTCTGGCGTTTTACCTTCACCATATAGAGCGATTTGCGGTCTATTCGCGATGCCACCGTTTGCGTACTTCTTCAGAGCAAGCTGACCGTATCTCGTCATGATGCCGCCGTTAGCGAACTCAGTCGGGAACTGAACGCCTACGTTGCCGAGATCAGCACCAATACCGTTAGCTACGCCAGATGCACCGGCTGCAGCGCCACTTGTACTTGCGCTACCAAGAGCACCTGCGCTACCTCCACCAAAGAAGCTTGCGCCGATAGACAGGAGAGGGCCGAGCAGGCTACCAATGCCACCCTGAGCTTGTTCGGAAGCAAGAGCAATGGACTTAGCTACCTGAATCCTTACGATCTCTTTGAGGACGTACTTAACAAAATCACCAAACTGCATCTTACCCTCAACCAGAGCATCGGTAAGAGTGTCGGTGAACTTGTTCATTGCAGAGCCCCAAAGGCTCTTATACTGCTCGGTTGCATCTCTGTTTTGACGAATCCATTGGTCTAACCCGGATTCGCTTTCCCGAGCATACTGAGCGTCAAGCGACCTTCTAAACTCGGAATACTGAGCATACGCCTCAGAGTCTTTTTCCAACTGATCTTTATGGTTTGCGTAAAACTGATCAGCCCACTCAGTTTGGCGGTCGTACTCGGCCTTTGCTCTATCAGAGGTACTGAGAAGAGCGTCATTGATGGCGTCGGCAGTGCTTTTCATAGCCTTGCCTGTATCAGTGACCTTTAGCTTCTCAAGTGTTTCTCTGGTGTCATCTACAGCCTTCTCAGCAAGTCTTGCCTTCTCAGCAAGCTTTTCAAGCTGACCTTGACCCATGCTACCAGCAGCGGATTCAGCCTGCTTTCTTGCGTCATCCATCTTCTTGACGAGATCATTAAGCTCGTCTTCGTACCTGATTGCGTCAGCAGAAGCCTTTTCCCATGGATTGAGATTTTCAGCCTTGTTGAGCTTACCGCTCATAAGCCTCTGAATCTGTCCGATTCGCTCCATCGAATCCTTATATTCATTGTTGGCAGAGGTAAGAGCCTTTTGAGCCTTCTCTTGCGCCCAACGCTGTTCCGCAAGCTTAACGCCGGATGCGTAAACTGCATCGAAGTTTGGAAGCTTCTTGCCGCCAAGACTTTCAACGGTTGCATCAAGCTGAGCAAGGTAGGGGTTCTCTTCCTCAATCTTTGCGCCAAGACCAGCTACAGACTTTCTCAGACCATCTACGTACATGGTCATTGCATCGAACTGAGCTTTTGCTGGCTTACCGCCTGGGCCATTTACAAGAGTAGAGGCGAGATCATATTTACCAAGCTCCTGCATTGAGAGTTTGGTATCTGCGATTTTCTCATCGAAGCTGGAGATCAGAGTCTTTGCGGTTTCAAGCTGCTTGAGTTTTTCATCATCAACAATCAGCCTTCCTTTTGAATCCGTGTTCTCCGCTACAAGCTTGTTTTTAGCCTCGATAGCTTGGTTTCTTGCCTCTACGTAGGTATCAATCTCTTCTTGGTACTTGATGCTGCCTCGTTGCTTCAAGGCATTCTTGTAACCGGCCTCGTCGAAAGCCTTGCCGCTCTTCTTGGCCTCTTCCTCGAACTGCTCATAGATGGCAGCAGAGTCAATTTTGTATGACTTGGAGATCTCAGCGATTGCGGCAGAGTTTGCCGAGATAACACCTTGAGCCTCAGTATTTGCATAAGTCCGAGCAACGTTCAGGCGAGCCTTAAGCAGATCGCTATCGGTCTTATCAAGGTCAGCTTTCGCTGCCGCTTTTTCCTTCTTGTACTGCTCTACGTATTCCTTACTTTGGTAAGCAAGGTTCTTTTCAGCTTCCGGGCCGTACAGCTCTTCATAAGACTTTCTCTTATCGTTTCTGGCCTGACCAAGAATCGAAAGCTGGTTGTAATCAGTCAGAGCGCCATTGAGGCCCAGAACGGCATCTCTAGCTGCATCCGCGCCTCTTTTTGACTCAAAGTAAGCCATACCAAGGCTGACAGCGAGCGTTGCGGCAAGACCGATTGGGCCTGCGAGTATGCCAATGGCGCCACCAAGCGCCCGAACGGCTACGCCGGCAGCGTTAGACCCGGTTGCGATTCTTGTAGCGCCACCCGCTGCAATAGCCGCTGTGCTGTTCCAGCCACTCATAGAGCTAACCATACCGCCCATCGCGGTCGTTACGCTCTGACCTTGCATCCTCATCTGAATGAGTTTCATTGCAAGAGTTTCTGTTGCTGCGCCAGCAGTCTTCAGAACCCCACTTACAATCGATGCGCCTTTGTACGCAGCCCAGAGATAAAGAAGAGCCTTACCCCACTCATAGATCGCCTCACGGTGAGCAATAACCCATTTTGTACCGTTTGCAAGGCTTGTGATCATCTCACCAACAGCCTTACCGATATCTCTGGCGCTGTTGATGATCTCCGGGTCTGAAAGAACCTCGTTAAGGCCTTTGAGTTCCTTCGTGATCGTCTTTAGATAGCCGCCTTCTTCGTAGCCATCTTTACCAAGACCACCGAATGCTACGGCTAGTTTCTTGGCATCAGTTTCAAACTGAGCAACAGCGCCGCCCCATGTGTTCATCATGTTTGCGGCGGAACCCTTAAATTGGAGTTCCATCTGTTGCATCATTGCGATGATCGCTGGCTTAGATAGAACTTTACCCTGGCTAATCTCTTTAACCAGTTTCGAGTAAGTTGTACCAAGGCCGGCAGCCATTGCGTTAATTGCAGTCGGGACAGCTTCACCAAGTTGCTGACGAAGCTCTTCCATAGAGACAACGCCCTTACCTGCCATCTGCTGAATAGCAACGCCGGCACGCTTAAGGTTTTCGCCGCTACCACCAAATGCAGACACTGAGTCCACAAGGGTGTCCATCGACTTAAATACAGGCTCAACGCCACCAACGCGCAGCTTAACAAAGGCGTCGGTAATAGCGGTGAGAGAGAATGGGGATGTTGATGCTCTTTCCAGAAGCTTGTTAACGTCAGAGACGGCTTCGGATGTAGCTTTTACGGAGTTGGTCTCTTTCGAGAAGTTTTTCATCAGAGCGATGGATCTCTCCATATCGCTGTTTACACCGACGATAGCCTTCTGCCAACCAAATGTAACTGCGCTTAGAGTACGTACAGCGTCACGGGCAAGAGCAAGCCCAATAACCGTATCTCTAATGACATTGCCCCACGAATAAGTGGAGCGCTCAGCGCTCTTGATGACACTGTTAGCGCGCTGAGCGCCAGCAACGAATTGACCCAATTGACCTGAAGCTGATTTCAGCCCCACGGTAAATTCGTTGCCGTTGAGCTTCAGATCCAGAACCAGTTGGCCCAAACTCATTTCTTTAACCCCCGGACAGTTTTGCGAATTTTGCGGCGGCGCCAGGCTCGGGGGCGACAATGATGTTCCGTCGAACCGTAACTTTCTCGCCTATCTCAAGAGTCAACCGGCCGATGTGCTCGGTGATTGCCTTGAATGCGTCTTTGGTTTTAGGTGGACAGATGAGTGTGGAGAACTGAATTTTGCGGATTTCTTGTTCCGCTTGGATTCGATCTATCTGGCGCTCCATCATCCAAAACCTACGTGCTGGCATTGCCAGCACATGAGTATCAGTCCAACCGTAGAACCAGCAGAAACGTGAGAAGACGTATGAAAAGTCTATCGCTTCGACGGTTAGACTTTTCCCTCTTCTACTACCTTGCTGTCGTTAACATCGCCTTCGTTACCAGACTTCTTGGCTTCGTTGATTGCGTCTTCAGCCATCTTGTTCGGGTCTTGGTTGCAGAAGTCCAGAATAGCCATCATCTGAACCATGCTCAAACCTCGAACAATTTCTTCCGGGCACTCTGGCAGAATTGTTCTCAGGGTCTTGATGATGTTGGAGAAGAAAACTTCTTCATCGACATGGGCGCCCTTGCCCTTACCGTTCAGCTTCGACTGCTGTTTTACAGCCTGAATGCTATCGAGCATCAAACCAACGCTGCGATCAACAACCGGATATTGGATACCGCGGATAGTTACAAAACGTTCTGGGCCGGATAACTCGTCAATATTAAGCAGGTTCATTTTTAAAGCTCCAGTGCAGCGTCCTCAAGTGAGGACGCTTATTTGTGATCTACTGCGGTGAATGTACCAGATTATGGCAGGGCAGTAACAGCCTTGTCGCCATAGATGAACAGGACGCCGGTTTCTGCGTCAGCGTAGCCTTTGAACTCGCAGTCAAACACGCGCTCTGCATCGTATTTGTAGGCGAAGTTCATTGCACCCGCAGTAGAAGCCAGAGGGATGGTCAGGTCTTCCGACTTGTCATTCTCGGCATTTGCGATTGGGTGCAGTACCAGCTCTTTAGCCATCGACAGCAAAGAGATGCCGGTGCCCGATTTTGCAACAACCTTTTTCTTAGGCTTCAGAGGGTCGGTGTTGTCCACAACCAGATCTGCACCGGGCATTATCTTAGCCATGTTATCGATGGTAGTTTCCACCAACGGCGCTTTTACGCTGATGGTTCGACCCATGATGTACTCGTTTGCCAAGGTGTCACCGTACTGGTCAACCTTGATCTCTTTGGTAGTAGTCGCGACAGTAACTTCGACACCGCCAGTGGTGAAGCCCAGGTCAACGCCGTCATAAAGAATACGGCAGGTGCCCATTCGGATGTTTTCGGTAGAACTCGTCATTCTGGTTTACTCCCAGTTAGCTGCAAAAATGTAATTCACGGCTGCCTCAAATTGAGCGCCTTCGGTGCGTGGAAACACCAGTGGTTCATGTTGAGGTTTGATGAACCGGAAGTTCACCGTACCTACCCTTACCCCTTCGGAAGATATCGCCTTGATTATTTCACTGGCTTTATCATGAGCCAATGGAATACTCACGTCGCGACATACTACCTGGAAGGTGCCATTTCGCATACCAGTGTATAGACCAACTTCGATCGGTACACGGGTCATCACAAGAACTCCAGATGCGATGCCCGCTGGCATGTGAGAGTGAAACAGCGAAACGCCCTGTACTAAGCCGGGTGCGTTTGCTGAAATATGGCTGATCAGAGCGTCTTCCAGTTTCATTATTGGATACCCTCTTTAATCGCTTTTTCTACGCGTCTGCGAATTTCTTCCTGAGTGTCCTTCAGTGCGCGCTCAAGATACTTGTAGCCAACGGTATTGCCTTGACCAGCCTGTTTCGCTTCTGACTTGGGGCCAAGGTTGTAATTTGGGTCTTCGTGCATCCTGATCGAGTAGTCGTAACCGCCATGAGCTTCAAGGTCAAGCTTGGTTACGTCAACACCAACTCTGATCGTGATCTGACCGAATTGACCAAGGTCTGTTCTGCTTCGCTCTTCTATCGCAACAATAGCGTTCTCAAGCTCTCCAGTATCTACTGGTGCGTTACGAACAGCTTCTGCTACAACCAGCTTAGCCATTGCTCGCAAAGCGCTTAGAGAGCCTTCCATAACCTTCGTCTCCGTTCGGGAGATTCTAGCTTGAACGGCCGGCAGCCCTTTGACTGTTAGACCCACGTTGTTAACTCAACCTGATAGTGATCTACGCCGCCGTACATATCGAACAGCGGTCTAACAGCTTGGATCTCAAGCTGCTGTTGACCAACAATAAGAATGTCCCCAATTTTAGGGGTCACTCTAGGGTGAATAAGCGCTCTTCCCTGTTCAACGTTTTCGTTGGCAAACGACTTTGAGCCGGATGTGTCAGCGCGAACGGAAGTAGGCTGTGAGCCGTCAACCATTCTGACGACGGACAGCCCTACTTTTATCGGATCTCCGTAGGTCTTATCGCCAGTAACCGAAAACGTATCGGATGCGCGGCGAATGTAACCTACGGTAGTTGGAATAAATGCGCTCATGACAACATTATATTCCTACGTCAAGGGGTTGTAGAAGGCTTTTCGAGTTGTGATGGAATATTTTTGCCTGAATTTGGTCATAAATATCCAATCTTACAACCATGCCGTCAGAACTACCCCCATTAACAACGGCATTGTCGATGCCCCGCTCGCTAAGAACGTGAACCATGATTGTGTTGTACTGTTGACGATAAGCCCAATTAACTTCTCTGGTAACGAAATCAACTGATCCAATTCTGGTTTTACCTGTAACTGTAAATTCGAGGTCGTGGGTTAGCTGATCTGTAGTTGCTAGAAACCTTCCCTGAGCAACCTGTAGTCGGATGAAGTCCAAAGCGGTTTTAACGTCTTTGGCAACCGCTCTCTCGATAGAGTTTTCAACCTCTACGCCAAAGCCCTTATAAAGCGCATCAGCGACTGTTATAGCTTTACTCGCTACACTTGGGTCTAGTTCTGCCCCGGAGGTCTTCAGCGCTCTCTCAGACACGTTCCCGAGGTCTTCAAGCGTCTGCTCTCTCACTGAGCTTAGATATCGCTGAGCTACAGACTCAATTGGCTGAATCATATTGGAGAGACTGTACAGGCCGTTACCGAGTCCATTGAGAACCTCTGCAACTGCTCCGCGAAGAGTCGTCTCAAAAGCTGCATAGCCCGAACTGATCCGGGATACAGAGTCCGTGATCTCTTTGTTATCCGCCGATACGAACGACATAGCTGATAATTCCTTTCAAAGCCAATGCTGTAGCTCTACTGACAGGCAGTTCGAGCGGTTTTACGGTTCGGTAGAAATGCGCAGATTCGCCAGCAGAGTGAGACAGAAGGCCGGCAAGTCTTTGCTTCTCAGGAGTCTGATCCGAAAGAAGGTAGTTAGCCTCAATCAACTGTGCCCGCATCAGCTTGTCTTTTACTTCAGGTTTGAGCTTTGCCCAAATCACATCGGTAAGCTGCCGGGTTGAGTAGATTCCCTCAAGAGCATCCTCGAATACGCCCTCGCCGTCCCACATTTGAGACTGGTTATGCCATCGCGCTCTGCTGTGAGGCGGGCAGAAGTTTACATGCACGTCAGCGATATTATGGAACGCGTTAATCAACGCCGCTTTCTGTTCGTCAGGTTGGGCGAACTGATACGACTTAAGACTGACCATGTTTCTTGCCAGCAGCGATAACTCTCCCCACTGACCAAAGCTGTTTTCGAGAACGCGAAGAAGATCGGTCGACTCGATGATAACCTCAAACGAGACGCTGCCCGGGTTTAGAGGTTGATCGAGATCGTCCCAAAGAAGGATCGAATACTTTGCAAAGGCTTGCGGCTCTGCAATTACGGAAGAGGCTGAGGGGAATGTTACGCCGCTTACCAGCGCATCAGCCCACAGGACTTTAGTATGGTCTTCCCAGACAACGACATCACCGATTGTAACCTGAAGGGATACAGAACCCGCTGAAGCTGGAAACGAGTTCTGTCCCGGAGTTACAGGGAAAGTGATGGCGGCGCCACTATTGATGACACTCGCCATTACCTATTACTCCTGCTCGAAAGCAGCGATAGCCGCATCTACTTCAGCCAACTGAGCCAACTTCTCTTCTTCGGTCAGTTCAGAATTGCTGGCGATAGCGATTGCTCGTTTGCCGAGAGCTTCCAGTTCAGCCAGGATCTCAGCCTTGCGAGCTTCTTCCACTTCTTCAGCGGTAGGCTCTTCTTTCTTTGGCTCTTCCTGTTCAGGCTTAACGTTCTCGGCTTTAAGCTCCATCAGCTTCTTGATGATGGTTGCAACGCTCTGACCGTTAACTGCATACGCGCTTGCAAACGCTCGCAGACCAGCAATGCCTTCACGTTTGACCAGAGCGTCAAGCTGCTCAACGTCATAGTCATACTTGAGCGCCGGAGTGCCTTCGAGAACAGCTTTTACCGTTTCATGACTCGCCTGAGGAACGCTCTCAGGTTGGTTGTCAGCAACTTGTGGCTGAACGGTGGTGGCTTTGCGCAGACCGGCAGCCTTGATACCAAGCTCTTCTGTGTTCTTGGCGTGGATATCAACCATCAGTTGAGTGGTCGAAGGGTTCTTGCCGCTATCGACACACTCGACGCTGAGAATAGTACCCAGACGCGCAGCTTCGGCGGCAGAAACTTCGTCAACGGAAACGCCGTCAACAAATTCGACAGTGCCGAATGGGCCGGTGAGGTTTGCGAAGCCTTTGTCCAGAATGCGAATTTTCATTTGATTACCTTAATTGAGGTATTAAAAAAGGGGCTTGGTTTCCCAAGCCCCTTTATAGCAGATTGCCGAGGCAATCTTCCACTTACACGTTGGTTACGCCAACAACGGCGGCCAGCGATACAGTGGACTTCAGAGCCAGACCGCAGTACCACTTCAGGCGGGTACGGGTGGCGTCTTTGTTCTGCACAGTACCGATATCTTCGATACGGATACCGGCAGACTCACCGCCGTACAGGCCGTGCAGACCATCAACTTCGTTCAGACGCAGAGCGTAGATCGAGCAGGTCGAAGGCGCGGTGCCATGAGCGACAACAGGGATGAAGTCGTTCAGGATGATCGGTACGCCGTCATGAGCAGGAACCGACAGACCGAAGTTGTCGATCTGCATCATGCCACCAGTGTTACCACCGGCTGCGCGCCACAGAGCCTTCAGAGCACGCAGGGTGCCGGTACGCATCATCAGAGCGTCAGGGCGACGACCTTGCAGCTTGTCGATCAGTTCGTCCAGCATCGACAGGGAAATAGCCGCGCCATTTACACCTGCCTCGAAGAAGTTGCCGGTGTCAGCAACCAGCTTCTGGATACCATCGAACTCTTTCGGATTGACGGTGTTGTTGCCCAGAACCAGAGCGCGACGGAAGGTGGTAGCCATACCCTTCGCTTTCATGGCGATTTGAAGAGCCAGTTGGCTGTTCTTGTCGCTCATGGTTTCGTCCAGGAATTTGTCAACGTCCACGTCGCCGGCGATGATTCGCAGCTTGGTGACGACTTCTTCCACGGTGCTGGTGCCTTCTGGCACAACATCGTTGACTTCCAGGAAGGTGCCTTCGCTGTTGGTCAGTTCACGGATATACACCAACGCTTTACCGTCGGTGCGGCTGAATGGCAGCAAGCCGAGCAGATCGTCACGATGGATGATCTCTTCGATTACGCCGCGGAGCATGTCCTCTTGGGACAGCGTTTCTGCAACTTCGCGCAACAGTGGCATTCTACTAACTCCTTAGTTAGCTTTTAAAACATGAGTTCTTCACAGTACCAGTAAAGCACCGCCCTTGTCAGGCTCTTACTGATTCTTCTTGTTCAGACCCAGAGCGATTCGGCCAACACCGGAGACGGAATCTTTCGACTTGTCATCAGGCTTCTTGTTGCCCAAATCAACGTTCTGCGAACCTGCACCGGGCTTGCCCTGTGCTTTGATCAGACCCGCGCCTTCAGGATGTGCAGCATACAGTGCCGCAATACCATCCTCAAAGCTTTTAGGCTTGCCGTCTGCACCAACAATCGGGGTGCGTTCGGCTGCGCCGCGAGGCTTGTCGTACACAACGGCTGCGCCATCAACGATGTCAACGTAAGAGCCAAACTCTTTCCGGGCAATCGATGCCGGGATTACGGACTTCTCGCGAATGAACGCGCTTTCACTGAAAGCTCGGCCGACGGTCAGTTCCACAAGGTTATCGTCCTTCTGAGACACCAGAAGCTTTGTAGCCTCCAGTTCTGCCTTCAGAGCTTCGATCTCCTTCGTATGCTCGGTCTTCACTTGCTCAAGGATACGGTCGTACTCGCCGCGCTTTTCGAGTGCCTGCCGGTCGGCTTCTTTCTTGGCATCGATCAACGCCTTCAACTCATCAGGCTTGCTTTCCCCGGCAGCGTCTTTGTACGCCTTCAGTTCAGCATCAGCTTCTTTCTGCTTGGCCTTCAGAGCCATCAGTTCCTTCAGAAGCTTGGCTTCTGTATCGGATGGCTTGTTACCGTCTTGGTCTTTATTTGCCTTATCTGCTGCGATGCGTTTGGCTTCTTCCTCAGCGGCAGCGGCTGCTGCATCTGCATCGGCTTTAGCCTTCGCTGCTGCGGCAGCGGCGATTTCTTCTGCGGTCAAACCGCCTGGAAGATCGTTGCCGTTACCATCGTTATCGTCCAGATAGACGCCTGCGCGACCCAAGAGCTTGATCATATAGCGGTGCATTTATTACTCCTTTGGCTGTTCTCTTAGCCGTTGGTTTTGCCAGTCTCTCGGCTTTGTGTGGCGGTTTTCTTTTCAGAGGCCGCTGCGCGATTGCGCTTTGCTTCCTCTACGACCTTAGCGGCAGCGTCGCTTCCGGGTTTGTTGCCAGCCGGAGTCTCTCCCGGTGGTGGCTCATTTGCCCATTGCTTAACTTCTGCTTTGATCGATTCAATCACCTTTTCACCTAGACCCGGGAAGAGTTTAGTTACAAGGCGATTTACTTGCTCTTCGAGGATCATTGGCGGCAAGCCCATAAGACGAAGCTTCATGCCAATATCGATCTCGTCGTACAGAGTGCGAACGTCAAACTGGCTCTCTACTGGGTAGGTAACAAGTTCTACATCATCTGGCAGTTCTTCACCAGACCACGCACAAATAATTTTCAGCATCTTGGCTTCGATAACTTCCAAAGCATCTGCTTTGGACGAGAGTAATGCAACTACCCTTTCAAAGTCCACAGCCTTAGCAACGCCGGAACTGTTATCGATACCCTTGCTGTTGTCCTGCTTTGTTCTTTCACCTGCAAGACCAACCGAATGGTAGATCTCGTTGATCAATTGACCAATGGCAGAAAGGATAAGCGATGCCTGACTCGGATCAGGAGAGAGGAACTGTGGAGCGGCTCCAGCTTCTCCGTCATACAGAAACACTCGTTTAGTCCCCATTTCGAGAACCTTGTTGTAAGCGTCATCGCCAGGTAATACGCCCTGAGCCGGCATCGCAAGCTGTGAGAACGACTGGTCTTGAATGATGGCATCAAGGTTACTCGCGTAGTTGGAGACTGCGCGATCTAGGTAGGCAACCTCAGCAATCAGAGCCGGGCAGTCCCACTTATCGTTGATTACGCTGTTGTTTGCGGGAATGGCTGGAACAAGACCGAGATCATGGCGACCTTCGTCGACCTGTTCCCATCTACCGCCAGACTTGCCGGAACCCTTCTTGAACTCAAACAGCATCCAGTCAGTGCGAGTCCACAAGCGATATCTCTTGAAAACGTCACCTGTGCCGTTAATAGGGTCTTGGTCGTCTCGGATGTGCTCCTCGATCAATACCCACAACAGTTCACCACACTCATCGAAAGCGTAGTCTGGAACCTGCTGAGGCGGAACCATATAGGCGTAAAGATCAACACCTTTGGTGTCAGCTTTGCTGGCGTTCTCAGGGATATCGGTAACTCTGTTATCGATTACGATCCAAGGTCTGCCGAAAATGGATTGCTTGAGCGAAACGATCCGCATGAACTCGTCAATGCTGAGGCCGGTTTCGTCCACATCATTCCAGAACTCTCTGACGCTCTCGGGAGCATCATCAAAGTTTCGGGCAATAGGTGCTCGGAAAAGATATTTATTGACCAGATCAACTGTTTCGCGAGTATGGTTGAATCGATAGGCTCGCTCTACGCGATCCTTGTACTCGCGATCACCTTCCTTGATGTAGCGGAAGATGTTGTTCTTGAACCACCCACGCCCACCCCTGTAACTGGCCTCAAGGAAATCCCAGTGAGGCACAAGCTCTTCGTAAAGAGGGTGCTTTCTCTCAACTATCGCCTTGGCGGTCTTACTGTCAACTGGCATGGGCGTATCCACATTTGAATGGCACTATGGTAAATGACTTATTTACCATAGTGCAAGCGTTTATAGAGAGTGTCCGACGATAACAACTTTTTTGACCGGATGTTCCAGTTCAATGCAGTAGCCCATAGCGTCAGTGATGTGCTCCATACTTGCGGCCTTATCGATATCTCGACTGCCTGCCTTGTACAGGGTTTGCTCAAGAGACTGGACTACGTTTGTACATCCAGTATTCACCTTAAGGGTGATTTTGCCGGATGCGTCCTTTAATAAACGGTTAACGCTGTTAACACGGTCTGCAATAAGCGGGTGCTTTCTGCGGAACTTAATCCGATTGAATCCTTTCTGCCTGAAGATCTCAAGGTCAGATTCACCGCGAGCGTGCTGACGTGCAGCGCCGGCCGGGTCAGGGAAGATTGTGATCTGGCTCATATATCGCCAATACCTTCTCTCCAGTTCCTCACAAACCTCAAGGGTGTTGGAGTTATGAAGGAAGATCTCATCAACCACCCAGAGTTCGCCGTTTGTTTGGGGCTGCATAATGCAAGCGGACATTGGGTCAATGTTAAAGTCCACGCCAACATAGATAGGTCGACCCGGGTTGAACTTGATGTCTGTGCTGCAATGCTCGCGACGATCGAACGGGTAGTAGACTCGACCACTCATAGTTTCAAAGGACGCCTCAAACTCCTGTCTGAATGTCCGAGGGTCCATATCCCTGCGAGCTTCGATGATCTCCGTCTCAGGGATGAAAGGTGAGGTGATGGTTGGGAACTGATAGCTAGACCATGCCTTGCGAGCAGGGTCTTGTCCGAACTGATAAACCTCATACAACTGGTTGTAAGCCTTTGGCGTACCGATGAATAGAGCTTCACCGCGGTCTTTAGCCAAAGTAGGACGGATAATCGTAGTCCAAGTGTCAGGACGGATGTCCTGGAACTCGTCCATTACCACGAAGTTAAGACCAACGCCTCGAAGAGTGTCAGGGTTATCTGCGCCCTTGCATTCGATGATCGAGCCATTTCGGAGCGTAATGGACATTTCAGTCTCATGCTCTCGAATAATCCACTTTCGAGGGATAGAGGCTTTAAGGTCGTTCCACATGATTTGCTTCGCCATCCGGTATGTCGGGGCGATGTACCAAATCTTTTGACCGGGTATCTTGGCTCGTTGAATCATCTCCGTCTTAGCTAGGGCAGTTTTACCCCAACGACGGCCGGCAACTACGACTCGAAATCGAGTCGTATCAAGGAACACCTCTGCTTGCTTTGGATGAAGACCGATCTTCAGCGCAAGAGGTGTTAACTGAGGCGAGGCGTTAGTGATCTTCATTAGGTCACCGCCGGGTCGTCGCCTTCGACAACAATGTCGTCATCGTCCTCGTCAAGCGCCGCATCAAGTGCATCAAGATCGTCCGAGCTTAGCTCTGTACCGAGCAGGTCATCGTCATCAATTTCACCGTTTGCCTCCAACTCTTCACGGCGCTGCTGCTCACGAAGCTCGGCGACATCATTCTCGGTCATCAGGTTAATGACGAGTTCCGGCAGTTGGTCGTCAGAATTGAGGTCTTGGTCGAGACCCAGAATCCTGGCACCGGTGCCGTAGTTCATGCTGACGATTTCAGAGGCGATTTTCAAAGCTTTCAAGTCGCCCTGAATTTCGGCCAATGGTCGATTCGCCTTAATACAGGCAACTACGTCCGCATAGTTCTTCTTGTTGAATAGCTCGATTGATTTCAGAGCCAACATTTTGATGTCGTGCGCCGTAGAAGCCAGTTCTTCAGCCTGAGCCGCACTGGTCTTTTCGATGGCGCGCTTGACTGCGGCCGAAACCTTTTTGGCATCAGAGCCTTTGGAAACGCTGTCTCGCTTAAACCGGCGACTGAGAGCAGTGGCACTTACGCCAACGGTGTCGGAGATTTCCTTGAGGCTGTAATCGCCGGACTGCCACATTTGCTTGGCTCTGGCGTATTCGCGAGGCGTCAGGCGTTTGGACTTTTCGTCATCATCAACGCCGGATGCAGGTTTTTCTGTGTTTTCTGTCATGGTATCCATCGCAAAAAGGTAGGCAGAGGGTATGGCTCTCTGCCTAATGGATCACTTAAGTAATGGCCATCATTGGATCAGCCGATCCCGGAATTGTCAAATGAGAGCCATTTGCAGGTATTTCGTCGGGATTCAGACTTTATTTCAAGTACCTATTGCTTTAGCCCTTGCTCTGTAAGATTATACTGCTTGTCCCTTTTAACAACTTGTAAGATACAAGCTTAAAAGAACAAGCTTAATAAAGGGAAAGCAGGCACCCGGATCAAGTCAGTTCCAACAAAACCACATCATCATCCCCATCGATCTCTACATACTCCGGTTCCTTAGAAACTGGAGATGGATTAACAACCCGGATAGCTAAAGCTGTTGGTTCCCAGGTCTGCTTCATTCTACCGTCCCGGTTATCTTTACCTGCCTTCACTATCCATCCCTGCTTCTCAAGGATAGGTAGGCTGCACATCAGTGACTCCCGGGTTGTCTGATACGGAACCCTCGATTGGATCTGATAGATATCCACATTCGAGATCCGGTTCCCCGATACATCAAGGTTCCCCATGACGATCACTTTAATCAGGTGACGCTGTTTTGTGGTCAACGGTTTCATAGCAGATCTAACCTCAGTGGTTGATTCGGGCCTTGCAAATCAAAAGCCCGGAGTGGAAGCGATTGTGGAATTTCTTTACCTAGATCCGGGTTCTCCCAGATCCCATAAACTGGACTCGCGAACACAAGCTGCTGAAGCTCCCTGAGAAGGTGTGGGGCGGCCATCGCTTGTACTTTACTCGTACCCGCATTGAGGTTGCTCCCTGTCTTCTCACGCGCGCTGTGGCGGTAATAGAACTCTTGCATGGCTGTCATCACACGCTTCTGGTGAGCAGGACTGAAGCTATTAAGCTCGGTCATGATCGCTTGATGATCCGCAGGGTGAGCTTTGAACTGGGATCGCATGAATTTCAGACCCTGCTCATAAGCTGCCGCTGGTTTCAGGTGAGCGTGCTTGAACCCGGCCTTTACATCGAATGGGTTGAACTTGGACATCGAGGATTGAATCTCGATGAACCTCATCCCTTCCATCCTCATGGCAAGGTTTACCATTCTGTATGCAACACCAATACCGCGGTACATCGTGTCCGTAACGATCCTTGCTGCTCGCTTAAAGTTCGCGTTTAGAAACGTGGCCCGGTGGACGTTAGTAAAATGGCTGTCTTTGCCAGGTTTGAGCTTCGGGAATACCTGATGACGCGGGGCGAGTAGTAGGCTGACGGTGCTAAGCACAACGATACCAACGAGGTCGCCATCAGCAGTGACGCAGCGCCAAAAACGAGGGCCGGCAGGTAGGTTCTCAGCCTTGTAATGAAGGTCATGAAGCATCGCCCAATCATCTTTTGTTCCTCTCTCTACTCGCATCCCATCAAGCAAGGAAAATCTTGGTTTAGCGGACGGGTTAAGCTCGATTACCGTTTCAAATTCAGGATTCTTCATATGAGGCTTTCTCCTCCGCTCTGATGTCGATCTTGTTACAGGCAATCATCAGAATATCCGAAGCCTGCTCATCCGTAACAACGTTCTTGTCCCAAAGAGTAATGCACACATCGCCCTCTAAAGACGTTTCATCCTGAAGCACGATGACCATTCGACGCCAATCACCACCGCTTTTGTGCATTTCTTCTGCGCTAAGGATGATGCCTTCAATGAAACCCTTGAAGTATGGATCTTTCTTAGCAGACCACTCCGGCACCGGAGCTTCAAGGTCTACTCGATTGACAACCTTGCGTTCCTTGAAATCCACTTTGATTAGTTCTGACATTTGCTCTGCTCCAGATACGGAAAAGGTACTCTGTAAAGAGTACCTTTTTGATTAGGCTTTGTGTAAGTTTTGCCTATCGTTTGGCAGTATTTGTGACAGCAGAGGCAGTTGATGCAGCCAGTGAAATCGCATCAGCCACTGAGGTAGCTCTCAAGAGAGCGTCAGAAGGTTGACCTGCAAATAACCCATAGGTTGGAGAACGGTACTGCTGCTTTACGGAAAGCTCCTGAACTTCGTCAAAGCATTCCGCCAGCCTTTCAGTGATCAGATCCCACTGTTCTTTTGTTGGCACATTGCCCATGTTCAGATCGGTAAACCCGGACAGCCAGATTGCGAATTTTTCGTGCTTCATGATCATACCTTCTCGTATGTGGCTTCAAAAATGTCAGGTTTGCACGGGTATTTTTCGTTCGCTACTCCGGTGATGATCCAGTCACCCGGGCAGACGATGTGACCGCCTTCCAAAGTATCGATCCAACCATGATTGTGCATGGTTTCACCGCAGTGCTTACAAATGCTGCTGCCAGCGGTATATGGATCTCTGAAATAGCGAACAACCTTGCCTTCAAACTGCTTGTATTCGTCGTACTTAGCCAAGTCCACGCTTGACGGGTTGGCGATTCCGATAGGGTCATGATCAAGCGGGTGATCGCCGTTCTTGAACCACTGAGTTGCTTCAATCACAACAGGCTTTTTGCGAAATTTCATTCCGCCACCTCAACGTTGATTTTGTCCTTGAAACGTTTGTCCACATAGATAGTGGGCGCAAGCTCGTCTCTGAGGTCTTTGTGTGTGGTAGCAACGATCACTGTAGCCCCAACCTTTGCAGCCTGCTTGCGAAGGTTAAAAGCCACAACCTTAGCGGTTACACGGTCGAGAACAGCGCCAAATTCATCTGCAATCCAGACCTTGCAACCTGACTGCATCAGGAGCGCGATACGGAAGCGATAGCGCTGCCCGTCAGACAACTCGCTTGGCTTACGAACAAGCAGGTATGCGTCGTTCAGGCCGGCTAGGCTGAGGATTTGAATGGCTTCATCGGTGCTCGAACCGATTTGGTCAATCAAAGGGATCTCTTGGTACTTAACGAGGTCGATATCTGCTACCGACTGCTCTTCGGAGATCTGCTTTGCAAGCTCCTTAAGCAGGAGAGACTTACCCGAACCAGACTGCCCTGTGATATACACAACATCACCCTGACTGACATCGATCTTGAAGTCCTTGTATACGGTAAAGTCCTTGTCCTCAAGGCCAAGACCAAAGCCTTCTGCAACCTCAAGGACACGCCGGCTACGAACAACGTTGCTGGAAAAGGACTTGTTTACTGTATATGTGGTCATTTGCAGTCATCCTCATCCAGCTTATTGCCGCTATACCAGTCTTCCAACGCTCTCAGCATCGCTTCTGCTGGGTCGCAGTTGTAGTAGTCCTGAGCAAAGCCGACATAGCGCTTCATTTCTCTCGCCTGCGAACCACTGATTCTGCTGATGCCGATTGCCTTTGTAAGGCTAACCTCGTTCTCATCAGTCTCTTCGATTTGCTGCTCGGTTCTGGTGGTTTGCTCAGCAACTTCTGGTGTGATATCAGGACTGAGACTTTCCATATCCAGTTCGCCAAGATCTTCAATGGCGAAGCTCAGATCCCGGACATCGAAGAAGTCACTCATATCAATGCCATCTTCCAGAATAAGCTCTTTAAGCTCCTGACTGAGGATCGCAGTGTCGTGACCACCTTCGTTCGTCTTGTTGTCGATGATCCGCAGAGCTTTTGCTTGCTCCTTGCTGATACCGTGAAGGACTGTAACTGGAACCTTCTCCTGCATCAGATCGATTGCCGCTAGTCGTCGACCATGGCCCGCAATGATCGTCCCATCCGGCTCAACGATGATCCTTGTAGTCCACCCGTGCTTGCTGATGGACGCAGCAATTTTAGCGACCTGTTTAGGGTCGTGCTTCTTGCTGTTCATTGCATAAGGGACAAGGCGGTCAATAGACCAGATCTCGTCTTTCTTTTGGTAGGCTTCAGTCATAGTCGTTTCTCTCGAAATTGGTGTTTTCCCAGGAGAAGTCGTAGTCCGGGTTCATCGGTCTTCGTTCTTCTTTTTCTCTGGCTTTCTGAGCCGCCTTTTCGATAATTTCTCGCCGGCGTATTCTTTCTTCTACCGAGTTCTTTTCGCTTTGATTGGTCATTCAAACTGATCTCTCAGCATGTGAATCAAAGCGTCACCATCATTGGTAAGGTCGTCTGAGGTCACATAGCCCTCGTCAATCTTTACCTTCTTCAGCAGTTCAGCCAGTTTTGTCTGATCTTCGATTGAAACGCGGAACCGAATAATCTGGTGAGTTCTCAGAGGCTTGCCGGTACTCAAATCTACAACATCGTCGTCTTCATCGTCCGATTTTGTGCCGTCATCCAAAGCGTCTTCGATCTCCATATCTATGTTTTCAGAGGTTACGTGGCTGAAGTATTCGGCCAGTTCCTCTTCATCGATAGGCATAGTGTCGAGCAGGGTAGCGGCGTCGCCAATCTCAGGGTCACTCAGAAGGGCGGACAGTCGATCAAGGTTGTCTGAGCCGTATCGATAGTTGTCCAGAAGCGTTTCTTTCTTCGCCTCTGCATCGCTGATCTTGCCTCTGTTGATGATTGGCACTTTCTTCATGCCAAGCTCAATAGCTGCTTCTGTTCGGTGCTGACCGCCGATGATCTGGAAATCGCCGTTATCAAGCTGACGAACAACGATAGGGCGCTTGATGCCATCACGCTTGATGGAGTTCTCAAGCTTTGCTTGGTTTACCGGGTCTACAGAGTTTGGATTCCAGGGGTTCGGTAGAAGGTCGTGAGGGTTTGCATACTCAACGTCCATCTCTGTTGTAGGTACGATCTTGGCCTTTTCGATTGCCTCATTTACAGCGGCGAGGTCGTTGAGGTTCATTTCCAGGTCGTCAAGATCGGAGAAATCGTCGTCAATCATTGGTTTGCCTTGTTAGTGTTGGTTGATAACCTTACAGTGGTTGTACAATAGCGGTTGACACCTAATAGTGGAAGTGATCTATGTCCAAAACTTTGAAAATCGTCCACAACGCTGTGCGGGCGAGACTGATCGAGCCAGATCGCAATGCAAGGCTTATCGTGAACGAACTGCTCTCCTACAAGATTGAGAGTGGTATCAAAGGCATGGGCGTAGCTCATGGCTCAATGTTCGATATGAGCAAAGACTTCTTCCCTACCGGCTTCGTTAGACTGGTAAGAAATACTCTGGAGAAACATGGCTACAGAGTGATCGTAAAAGGCAAAGTCGTTCCAGACCCTGCCGGCCCTCTACAGCCCGTTGTGAGCGACTTCCCTGCTGACCCGCGATACGACTATCAAACGAAGACGATGCAGCGTCTGGTGCAGCTACAGCGCATGACAGCGCAAGTGGCAACGGGTGGGGGTAAGTCTGAGATCTTTAAATTGTGCTGTGAGCGCTTGAATCTACCCACACTGTTCATCACCACTCGAAAATCGCTTATGTACCAGATGGCTAAAGGGTACAAATCGGTCAAATCATCTAGACCGATCGGTTTTCTAGGTGATGGTCACTGGAACCCTCAACCAAATGGCGTGAACTTCGCCATCGTTGATACCCTCGTATCAAGAATGGAAGAGTCCTCGTTTGAGATCGAGCTAAACCGACTCTTGGACAAGCATGTTTCTATGCTGGATAAGAAGATCGAAGAGGTTCTGAAAAAGGCAAACCTTCCAGTCAACCCGGCCCTTCTGAGAAAAGCCGATAAATCCGTTCTGGACAAGATCGAATATCTCAAGAAAAAGGTAAACGAGAAGTATGCCATTGATGAGCGCGAGGTAAGAACGAAGGCTCAAGCGACGGCAGACAAGAAAGCCAAGGTAAGAGCCGAAACGGTTAAGTTCCTTGAGTGCATAGGCTTTCTGACCCTCGAAGAGGCTCATGAAGTATCCGGCACCGGGTTCTTCGACCTCTGTAATGCCATGACGAACGCCAACTATCGCCTGGCACTTACTGCGACCCCAAACATGAAGGATTCGCAGGAAGCGAACATGAGATTGGCAGCCGTCGCAGGTACGATCGGCATTCGAGTCTCGGAGAAGGAGCTTATCGATAAGGGCATTCTCGCCACGCCATACTTCAAGTTCGTTGATAGCACTCCATGCGCGGGCGTAAACAGAGGCTCTGCTTTCCCTGTAGCTTACGAGCGCGGGATCGTTAAGAACCCGGGTCGGAATACCCAGATCCTGAAGCACGCAATTGAGGCCAAGAAATATGGTTTGACCACCATGATTCTTGTCCAGCGCACTGATCACGGCGACATCCTCAAGAATCTTCTCAAAGCGGCAGGTCTTCGTGCTGAGTTCATTAGAGGTGAGGACTCGCAGGAGGAACGTCAGAAAGCTCTGGATATGCTCGGAGCCGGCAAGCTTGATGTTCTGATCGGTACAACCATTCTTGATGTCGGCGTTGACGTTCCATCCGTTGGGATGGTTATTCTCGCTGGAGGCGGCAAAGCGGAAGTGGCTGTTCGCCAGAGAATCGGTCGAGGTCTTCGCTCTAAAAAATCAGGCCCGAACGTGTGCTTTGTCGTCATGTTCAACGACAACTGGAACAACCACACTAACAGTCACAGCAGAGAGTGCCTGAGAATCATTCAGGAGACGCCGGGATTTGGGGAGAACATCGTAAAGTCGTTCGACTTTGAATCCTTTGGTCTGAAAAAGCTCTCTATATAAGCAGTGATTTTCAGACAACAAAAAGCCCCTTACTTAAGGGGCTTTTGTCTGGTTGGTGATACAGGACTTGAACCTGTGACCATCCGCTTAGAAGGCGGATGCTCTATCCGACTGAGCTAATCACCAATATTTGGTGCCGTTTGATGGAATCGAACCACGCAGTCAACGACTCGGGGGTTACAGCCCCTACCACTTCCCAGAGTGGAATCAAACGACGAAATCTTGGTGCTGCGAGAACGGCGGCACCACGCCGGTTGATTTCTCGACTCTCGCTGTGAATCAACAGACCTTTCTGAGGATTACACCGAGATTCTCGCTTTTGGCTGGGGAAACTGGACTCGAACCAGTGACCTAACGGTTAACAGCCGTTTGCTCTACCAACTGAGCTATACCCCAAGAAACTGGATGCGGGTACTGGATTTGAACCAGTGACCTGTGGATTATGAGTCCGCCGCTCTGACCGTCTGAGCTAACCCGCATCAACGAAGTGGATACTATCCGAGCGTCTGAAAGGTTTGCAAGAGATTTTTATCCAATCATCTTAAGTGGGCTTCAATAAAAAACTTACACAAAGCGCTTGCTAACCTTACACAGCGTCTATAAAGTTCACTCATCGAAACGCAGCGACAAGAGAAATAAAGATGAGAGCTTATGCAGCAGGTGGTTCAAGCAACACTCCTTCTGACGTTCTCAGCCTTATGACTCGAATGGCTAAAGTGATGCGAGGTAAAGGCATCATGCTTCGATGCAGCGAGCAGAATAACGCAGACAAAGCGTTCATCAGTGGTTCTATGGGCATGTTTCATTCGTTTGTGCCGTGTGGATTCATAGACGAATCGCTTGACCGGGATGATGCGATTGTAAAGTCGTACTCTCCCTGGGCCATACCTTCGGATACTTCTCCGTCGAGTGGTGATGCCACCTTTGCTCGCTCAATAAACCCGGGCTTTCTGATGCTTCCTTTGTCAGAGAGACAGTGGGAGATAGTTTCAAACTCACTGATTTACGGTCTTGACCGAGTGAGCGTTGCAAAGATGCTGATTTGCTGGTCTGAACCCGGCGATCACGTTGAAAGGTACATCAGAACCGCTAAAAAGGCTGGTGTGCTTACTCTGAACCTTGCAATTCCGCAAGACAGGGTAAAGATCGAGTCATGGACTCGTTAATTAGGAGATTCACAATGTTCGGCATGTTCGGCAAGAAATTCAAAAAGACCACCGCAGAAGCTCAGGCAGCGATGGCTAAAAACATGAACCGCGATCTGATGCAGGGCGTCGTCTACGGTGCAGTCTTCGTCGCTGCTGCTGATGGCGATCTGAGCGAGACAGAACTGAAAAAGACCGAAAAGCTGATCGCTAACAACCCTATGCTGAAAGGCTTCGGTGCTGAACTGTCCGACACCATCGACCGCGCTGAAGCTGACTTCCGCGATGGTGGTCGTCGCATTCTGCGTCAGAACGCCGAGAAAGAGTTGAGCGATCTCAAGCACAGCCCGGAAGAAGCCAAGACCGTCATGAACATCATGCTGACCATCGCCGACGAAGGCGGCATCGACGAAGGCGAGCGCAAAGCTCTGGAACAGGCTGCCAAGTGGATGGGCCTGAACCTGAAGGACTTTGAAGACTGATGGCCTGGGTCACAGAGATCGGGAGTCGCCTTCGGGCGATTCTCATCATGATCCTTCTTGCTGGCATTGTGGTGATCGATAGCGTATCCCGGATCATCAGCGTGTGCGCAGACGGGTTCCTTGCAGTTCTTCTTCTGGTTTTGATCCTGCCTTTGATCAAAACCAAACCTAGCGCCGAAACCACTCCAAAGGAGTGAACTGCCTCGTTAGAGGTCGAGCAGAGGCCCGTTAAACCTCCGAGCCGACCTCTAAGCGAGGCGATGAATATAGAATTGATGACTTAGAAAGCAGGCCGCCGGCGCGAGCCTGCTTTCTTGAAAATTTAGGTCTGAGCCATTTGCATTGTCGTCTAAAGGTAAAGACGCGGACTGTGGCCACAGTGGAATCCCGTATGTCAGTGACGAAACGCTGATCAATACGATGGTTCAGACCTAAGTTTTCACAAACCATCGGAGTTAGACCATGTTTGTAGGTAACGACCGCAAGATTACTGTTAACAAGGCTGATCTTCTGGAGAAGCTTCGCGCTGGTCTGGAAAAGCATCAGGCCGAGTTCAAGATCGCTGATGCCGGATTCAAGCAGGCTGCGGTCGATTTTCTGGAACAGGCTGTCGAGCGCGCCAAGACTGGTGATCTGTCCGATATCCACTTTCGTCTGCAACAACCCGGCAACTTCTCGAAAGATTTCGAGCGTGCTATCGCCATGATCGAAATGTCGGTTCAAGCTCAGGTTGAACTGGACGAACAAACGTTCAAGCGGTGGGTTTTGGGTGAGTGGGAATGGGCCGGCAACTTTGAAGCTTCCGCTATGGCAATTGGCGGTTATCTGACCAAAAGCCTGCGCAAGTAAGTTGTAAGTTGTAAGGTGAAGACTGAAAAGTCTTCACTCAGAACGACACGGCTAGCGGTGTTTCAGTACGCAGCCTTGTTGACCAAAACATCTTGGGATTCTAGACACTCCCGAGATTGCGGTCAGAGCCGATTGTATAGCGCCGGATTGATCCCCGGTCGTAAGTTTCGGCCACACGACAAACACTTTCGGGTGGTGGATTGTAAACCGTGTCGTTCTGAGTGAAGATTTTTATGGCAAATCGAAAAGAGTTGTCGTAATCTCTGAGTGTCAAGTTTCCTGCTGTGCGTTGTTGTGTTGCTTGGGTTCGACAGGTGAATAAGTAGCGGTGACAAGTCTCCGTGGGTCGTGAGAGTCACTACGAAATTCGCAGAGCCTGTCGAGGGGTTAGATTCTGCTGTGGTTCCGTCTAACTCTCAAAATCTGTGATCTCCTCTAACCCTGCCTTCTGAAGGGAACGACTCCTAGCAGAAACCAAAGCCCTCGAAAGAGGGCTTTTTGTTGTCTGTTAAAAAGCACTCAGAACAGAGCATTATCTATTCATTGGGAAGCTGTCTGTAGTGCGTTTTGAGCGCTTTTATAGATATCTGAGTATCAGCATAGCGCTAAAGAAAAAGCACGCTATTAGCGTGCTTTAGAGAAGCTTGCCAGGAACGCTAGAAGCTATTCCTTCCACACAGTATCCGGGTCGATGAAGTCCCAGATTTCGGTGTCAAAGCAGGCTACTTTACCTCCAGTGCCACAGTCATGCTTCATGGCTTCGTATACAGACTGAACGGCGTTCATACCGAGGCGCATACCCATCATCGAGAAGGGCATACCCGAACCGCTTGAGTACGGATACTCCATTGGCATGATTTGAAGCGAGCTATCTACGCCATACAGTTCGCCGCTTCTTGTCAGCAACAGCAGGTCGACCTCACCCTTTTCAAGCATCGGCCGGACTTGTTCAGCGTCGAAACTTACAGGGTCAAAGCCCTGTTTGAACCACTCAACCGCACTCATGATATCGGCATAGCTACCGCTACCAGATACAACTGCCTCCTGCTCTTCACCTCGCAGAAAGATCGTTACCGGATGAAGCTTTTTCGCTTGGTGTCCGGTGATGATATTCCCGCAGGTCATACGACCATCGGCAGCCAAATAACGCCCATCATAAGCAATAGTGGTCATATCTACTTCCCCGTCGATTTTATATCGTGCGAGCATTATCATAGACCCACATTTAGCTCAAACCAATAGGACTTCACCATGACCGCTCTGTATATCGTTTACACCATGCCAAATTGCCCAGACTGCAAGAACGCAAAGGACTTGCTGACTCGGAAGGGGTTGGAGTTCAGTGAGGTTACTCAGTTCACGCCTCAAGAGCTTGTAGAAAAGGTCGGCCCGGTAAGAACACTACCCCAGATCATCATGGACAATGCTTCCGGGCAGTATCACGTCGGTGGCTACAAAGATCTCGTTAACCATCTGAATACTGAAGGTATTAATCTTCGGAAGATTGGCTGATGTGATACGTTAATGGCGTACTCTTGAGGAGACGCCATATGTACTACCTGATAGTAGATGACGGTAAAGGCTTCAAACTGATCGACGTAAGTGATCGCCAGAGTGACCTTTTCTCGTTGATTGCAGATGCACAAGAAGAAAACCCCGCTTCTCAGCCAGTCATTATTGATGACAAGGCATTGAGAGCGGGGTTTTTAGTTGATGGGTTTGGAAACGTTGCTTTGGAAAGCAAGTATCTGGTTTCTCTGGATTCGCTTTAAGCCTTTTCTTTCTGGGCGGCTAACTCAGCGCCCAAGCTCATGAAGTCTTCCCACTCTTTGCTCTTCATTACGTCGCCAACGGTTTTAACCAGCTCAATTCTTCGCAAGACCGGGACGTCGCTCGTTTTGAGGTTGTTCACCTCAGCCCACATTCTCACGTAAACGCCTAACAACTTCTCATGAAGACCGTCGATCTTGCCAGACTTCAGCTTATGGTGGCTGATAAGGTAGGTCGTGTGACTACGGCCGGTGTTCTGGTTGTACAAGCTTGCACTCAAGCTCAGCACGTTCGCACTGCTAAAAGCCCAGAATAATGACAGTCTGGCACTTAGCTTCAGTGTTTTAGGCGCTTCAACCAGCTTCGAGTCGGCCAGAAGCTTGAGTGCGGCGTCGAGCGACTTCTGAGCGCCACCATATTGAGCGTCAGTGAACTGCCCGGAGAGTAGAACTTCGCCTTTGCGAATGATCTTTATCTGCCAGCACTTGTTCCGATTGTTGCGACCAATGCCTTTGGGCACATCAAGGATGCTTGTCCCGACGTTAATCTGGCGACAAGGCATCACAACGCCGCCTACTTCGATTGTCTTTGGCATAGCCATTATTCGTGTCTCGCTGTACGTCTGTTATGTGTAAAGTATGCAAGAGTTTACTAGATTTTTCAAGTTAGCCAACAAAAAGCCCTTGACTGCCGTATGACAATTCAAGGGCTTTTTAGCTTATCGGGCAATAATGTTGCCAACTATCTTGTTCACGTCTTCCAATTTCGCCCAAAACCGCAGGCTCTTGATCTTGCGACCGTTCACGTACTTCTTGGTGAACAAAGGATCTCCGATGTTAGACACCCAGCAGTCGGTACGGAAACTAACGCTGTCGTAATCGCTCTGACCCTGCCGGATGTAGATGCGGTCGATCTTTAGCTCGGTTTCGGCACGGAACACAAACGGCGTATGCCAATCGCCACCCCAGAGATCAGTTCTTTCCTTGTCCCAGACCGGCACATGCGTCCAAACCGATTCGTCGATACGTTTGCGGCGCTCAGCAAGGCTCAGTTGACGCCATTCGTACAGGCCACCAGTGAGCGCGCGAAATGGTGGTAAAAGGCCCGTAATCTGCTGGAGCTTCTCGTTCCGGCCCTCGTTGTACAGGCTGAAGTGCCAGTCTTCGGTGAGTTTGATAACAGTGCCCAATGGCGGGATAAAAATTTGTGGCATCAGAGAATCCCCGTTGTGTCGTCGGCAGTAATGTAGAAGATCGGGTGATTGGCGAACATACCCTCGCGAGCAACGAACTCAAGGCTAGAGCAACTAGGCTCCAGACTACGCATTTCGATCAACCATGCTTCGTTGACGTGGCGAAGTTCTTCACCCGGGCCGGATTCGTTAGCCCGAGTCTGTCCCATGCGGAAGTCCACAGTGCAGACCAACGGATCAAAGCCAAATTTGTTAGCTCGTTCAGTCGCTTTGTCGACCAGCAGTTTCAGTTCTGACAGCTTCATTATTTATTCCTGTGGTGATCGACGCAGGCGTCGATATTGGTGAAGTAGCGGTGATCAATCGGCAGACTCTTGTCGTCGAGTTCACGATTCAGTTGCGGGAACCGATAGAACAGAGTGTAACCGCCATCGTAGTCTACTTCGCCGCAGTGATCTTTGAGGAACTGATAGCGATCTGCATCAGCCTGAAGCTTATTCAGCCGCTCTTCCAGCTTCTCGATCTGCGCAGCCTGATAGTTGATGGTGTCACTGGCCTGGTTGTATCGGTGCAGTTCGCTGGATAAGACATTCTTGAGTGTTGCAACTTTCCCCTCAAGCTGTGCAATTGTCGAGTAAGCCATCTGCTCCTTCACGGTGAGCTTTTTCATACCACCTCCTTCACTACACGAAGATGGCTAGCGCGATATGCCCAAGCTTTCTTCAGACTGCTGGCAACGCGCTGCTCTGCTTTGCGGGTCTTCGTTGGCAGCGTATGCCAGATAAAGACGTTCTCGTCGTACTGGATCACCATTCCCTGAATAGTGTCGTGACGATGAATGATCGGGTACTGGGGTTTTTCTTTGGCTCGAAGCAGTCTGATTTCCGCTCGCCCGATGATTTCGTGCCAGCTTGTGACAACAGGGTCATCTTCCAGATCAAGCGCGGCGCACATTCGCTTATAGAACTGGTTCAGATAAAAGGCGCTTTCGCTTTTCTTCTGATCCGTGTTCTCCTGCAACAGAAGGTAGCGAACGTCGGTATCACTACGCAGGTCTTTCAGCGCCTCCTGTACGCTATCGGCGCACTGCGGACGATCTACCAACACCCGGGCTGCGGTAATAATGCTGTCGATCAGCCCTACGGTTATTCCATCAAAACTACGGCAATCTGTTTTAACTTCGGTCACAGCTTCACTTCTCCGGTATAAACAGCATGATCGACTACACCCTGGCAATGTCCGCTAAGCCATAGCTCATAGTGATCCTGCATTTCTTGGTTGATGTAATTGCCGGCCTCATCTTTTGCAAAGTCCGGCGTGTGCTTAATCGTGTTTAGATAACAGTGCTCAAAGAGGCACTGTAGACGTGCTGGCTTTACCTGTCTTTCATCTAAACCGCTGTCGCTGTTCATGGGTTATCGCCTACTTAGAAGTGTTCAATTGATCCTGTCCGTATCTCGCTCCTGCTTGCCAAAGCCTGTACAAGCGATCCATGTGAACCATAGACCACTTCGTTTCATCTTCCGGGTTACGGTGACACTCACACTGGTTGATAACACCAATGTTCAAGGCATCACGCTCGAAATCTTCCATCTTTTGAAGCTTTCGCTCTCTCGCCTGACTCTCAATCGCACTATAGGACACTTAAGGTAATCTTCCTTTCGTTTTCAAATCTGTTAAGCCTGTAAACCGCTCTACGCATGACGGTCAGCGAGATGTCCTCGATATTGCCAACAATCATAAGATCAAGGTCATTTGAGCCTACGTCCATGACGTAGAGCATCATTTCGCGGCTCATCAGTTCGTGTTGCCCATTTATAAAGAAGGCGTCTATTCTTTTCAGAAGCCTAGCTTTCTCTTCCATGATGTCTGCAACAAACCTTTCAACTGCCGGGTTGCTGTCTCCAGTATTGGTAACGTTTACCGTTATAGGCTCTTCTTTAGCTCCCCAAACATCTCCAATAGAAGTCATCTCCAATACCTATCTATCAACTGCTTTGTCTGTTAAAGAGCGTGCGTCGTTTCTAGTTGTCTATTAAACGCTTGCATCTATGGCAAGTACAGACTGCCAAATAAAAGCCCAGATTCATGGTCTGGGCTTTTATTAAGCGGAAAGAGACTTACATTTCACCGGGTGTCGGTGTTTTCGCTGTCTTGTTTACTTGGGTCTAGGCTCTTAAGACCATCAACAATACTCTCTGCCTGTCTAAACACTGCCTTAACGTCTGCATTGTCAAACACTGCCCAAATCTCACCGTTAGCTGCACGCTGTACCAAGATCTGCTCTGCGATCTTTTTGATTTCTTTCCTGCGCTCTATTTCTTGGTCGTTTTTAAGACGCTCTTCAACCTCTTGCCTAACAGCTTTCGCTTTGGCTCTGGCTCTGTTCGTCTCTTTGATGTCGTTGATGCAGCTTTCTTTGTTCCTGAATACGGCAAAGCTTGCCGTCAGAGGTACGTTGTCAAACACCTCGTTTGTTTCCAGAAGCTCACCAGCGATCAACACAACACGGTTAATAGTGAACGTCACACCGCTTTCAGCGTGCTCAATCTTGTTAACAATCCCGGTTAACCGCTGATTTTTAATAGGCGCGATAAACATCACGTACTTGTGCAGGTAAATCTCATTGAACTCCTGGATTTTAAGGTCTTCCGCTTCTTGGTTAATTTGCTCAAAGAAAGCAGCAAGGTCTTCTGGGCACGAAGAAAGGTTAAGCCTCTTGTTGATTCTGTCAAACAGCTTGGATAGCCAGGTTGCGTCCGCCGCAGGCGGCACGGAACCGGGTTGGTTTGGATTATTGGACTTTGCTGTCATGGGTAACTCCTTAAGTGTTTAGTGGTTAAGTGCTTAGCTGCTTATCAGCGCTGACTGTTTATCAAGTATGTGCGTAAGACGTTGGGAGCGTAAGGCTACCTGTGTAAGGGATTGTATTGTGAACCTGTTCCTACCTGTGTAAGGAGAGCGTGTGGGAACTTCCTACCTACCTGTGTAAGGTTAGAGTGCAGGTATCCGGGATTTAGAAGGGAGTAGGGTCACGTCTTACTTACACTTTTCTAAGACTTTGACAACTTAGAAAAGTGTAAGTAAGCAACTAACTTAGTTGTCGCACTCACTGAGTAGAAGTTGCAACGAATTATGCAGTTCGTTATATGCGTCTGACAGTGTATCGCAAGTATCAACTAACGTTACTTGATAATGCTCTAAGTTAGCGCTGATATACACACTAACAATTTCATACTTGTTATTGCGCGCATCATGCACAATAAGCAAGTGCATGCACTCAGCGTTATTAACAAACTCGATATACTTTGACTTTATGTCGAGAATAGAAAGCAGATTGTTATAGTCTGCTTTGCTGATATCTTGCATTTGTTCAGCGCTGAAAGCGTCAGCGATAACGTTAGAGAACGATACTTTAGTCATTTGCATATACTCACAAGTAAGAAGAGAAAAGTTTAAATAACTTAGTGTGCAAACAATGAATACTTATCTGCACGCATAGCAGCGCGTATATCACTGCGCAATACACTGATACTTTGCTTCATGCTCACACGTTGCGCTGTAGTGCGCTGCACGTGTCGTTTAACAGCGTTAAACACATACTCAGTGCTAGCGTATGTGAGCGTATGTCGCAGCGCTTGTGCGTGCTGATAGTACGTCTCAGCACTACGATTCTGTAGCATATGCAGCACGCTAGCTTGCACGTCTAGCAGCGCTTGCTCTGTAGCGCTCTGTAGCGCGTTTACAGCGATTTGCTTGTTCATTGCGTTGTCTCACTCAGACTAGAAAAGAAAAGCGCTCTAGAGACGTTCTAGAGCGCTTGCGCACACTGTTACACAGTGTAGATCGCGATCAACTCTTTCAAGACAGTAGCGTCTTTGTTGAAGTTGATAGTCTTTTCAGACTTAGAGTACTGCGCGAAGTTGAAAAAGATTGCGCAAGTTTTGAAGTATTGCGCTTGCGTAGTAGTTTCGTGCTGCATTTGCGTGCGCACTTGCTCAAGCGTCATGCTCGCAGCGTCTTTAGCGACGATGTACTGTAACACTGCGTCAAGTGCGCGATCGTTAACGCGTTGCTTAGTTACAATCGCTTCGATGATCGCAATAGAGCGCTTTTTCAGTTCACGCGATTGTTTAGCAAGTTCAGTAGCGTTGATTTTGTACTTGTTCAAACTTGCGAGCGCTTTTTCGCTCATGTTAGCAAGTGCGTTAGTGTAGCGTTCGTGTGTAGACGCTGTTTTAGCAGCATCTGCAAACGCTTTACGCTCTTCGTCGTTTTGAGCTTGAGCAGCTTGCGCACTTGCTTGCTCTTTAGTTGCAGCAAACTCAGCTGCAACAACTTCAAAAGCTTCTTTGTTAGCTACAGCTTTAGCGTTAACTTGAGTCATTTTATATCTCTCTCTAGAAGTGAGTAGCTTCGTTATTGAGCTACTTCGTTAGCGTCGCGTTGTTGCGTCGCTTGAGTTGAATATTAGACTAACTAGATTTTGATGCAAGCGATTATTAGATATTTGATAGATCGGAAAAGCATAAGCATATAACTAAAAAATTCTTGCTCATTCTAATTTGCTGTGCTACTTGCGCGCGTGCGCATGTAATAAGAGAAGACAGGTGTTGAGAATCATTCGCACTTGAGAATTAGATAAATTCTTGTTTGAGAATGAGAACGATTATTGTCTGAAAATGAGAATCATTTGCATTTGAGAATGCGTCTCATTTGAGTGAAATGAGAATCATTCGTATTTGAGAATGAGAATCATTTGCATTTGAGAATGCGTCTCAACCGCGGTCGCGAATGAGAACGATTCGCAGCGCCCCTGAGAATGATTCTCATTTGAGAGCGCCGCGGGACTACACCACATATGTCCAAAGCCCGCCTTATACCTATATTCGGCACCTATAGCCTTTTTTGGACCAAGGTTGATATTGGCTGAGATCGGCTTACCGCGGCTCTGAGATAGCTAAGAAAGCCCGGTGTAACCGGGCTGCTCTGGTTAGACACCTTCTGGTCGAGTCATTTCGATGGTGCAACCTTCGAGAATCCCGTCTTCGTCTTTCCAGTAGACGGTATGCATCCAGTGAAGAAGCTGGCAGATCATAGGTTCACGGAAACCAAAATCGAAGCGTGGTGGGAGCTGGTAATCACCGTCATCAGTGATTTCGGCGATTTCACTGTTGGTCAGCTCGAAAAACAGGTCTTCACCGCTGAAAGTGGCTTTGAAGAAGTAGATATGGTCTTCACTGTCTGTACCAGTGGTTTTGAACCCGTTGCAGATCAATTTCATGGTGGAGCCTCTCTCAATGTCTGGTAGCAGTCTGACGCTGCTATACAAGCAGTTTAAAGCTCTCAGAGAGGCACTAGGAGGCGTTTAGAAGACTAACCCGGGTCGGCCCAAGGACGCGCCGCGGTAAACCTCTTAGAACGGCTTAAGAGAACCATACACGCATGACCTGTGTGCCGGGAGTCCATGGACCGTCATGCCTAGTGCCTATAGACCGTGGACTACCTCTACTATAGGTTTGCCGCGGCACGGCTGTGTTTAAAAGCCAGATTACTCTGGCTCTGCTTCTCTCAGTACAAGAACGGTTGATTCTTGAATGCCGGGTGCAGTGTCGGTCATGCCCAGGAACACAGAGCTTTCTACAGTGGTCACATGAGACTGCTCTAGAACCATGCGCTCTGCATAGCGCCAGTCTTCGGGTGCAGCTACGACTACCTCTACACAGAGAAGATTCCCGTTTGCATCCCAGTATTTCACTTCATAGCCGTAGTTGTTCATCACTCGCACCTCACTGCGTAGTATTCATGATTACCCAGAGTAAGGTAGTCACTGGGGTCGAACTCTTTACGGTGGATAAAGGTTTCGCACTCTTCTTTGCTTTCTGGGCCATACCAAGATTCGGCATAGACAGAATCATCACAGGCTGTATCTCTCATGCCTGTGCAGGCCATGATTACGAGAAACACGGTTTTCTGAACAACTGCTGTGGCGATCATAGTGGGATACCGTCATTATCAGTTTCGGTGCGTTCGAGGTTCAGCTTGATGCCGCAAAGTTCGGCAGCGCGGTGAGCATAGAAGCGATACTCAGGTGCAAACATTTTCTTGGCAGATTCTTCGAGGCGAGCAATCTGCGACGGTAGAGCCTCTGAACCTACAGCTTCACACATCATCAAGAACGGTGTTACACGGTTCATGTTCAGAACACGCTCACGGTGCTCTTCGGATAATCCGGCGAGAATCTGGGAATCAATCATGGTAAAGCTCTCTCTACTGTCGAAGTCGTTTGCTTCGATCTGTTGTTATAGTAAACGCTTGCTATTGGCATATGTTGGTAAACAAACCTATGCCGCGGCTCTTGACAATCTACCGTTCTAGGGTATAGGCTATGCCTATACCCGACGAACAAAGCCACTTCTAACAAGAAGTGGCTTTTTTGTTTATGGCTATTCGCTAATTTTAATAGCCTCGATGATCCAAGCTTTCACCACGCTTGTTTTCTTGTACAGGTGCTTGAAGTCTTCAATGGCTTCGTCTGCATCTTGGGCATAGCAGCGCCATCTCTTGATTACCGTACTACCCCTTTCTTTGTAGCGAACCTCATAACGGGGCATTTCTACGTCCCACAAGTCTTCTGAAGGCTTAACCTCTGTCTTGTGAGTGCCGACTTTAAGCTCGTTCAGATACACCACATAACCGTCTTGTGTGAGGTTTGCAGGCTTCTTACGGGTCTCAATCTTGGCTTTGAGGCGCTTTTCTTGGTCAAAGCTCTCTGCATGGGTATAGATAGGGTTACGCGAGGCGTACTCAGCGGCCTTCTTTTCCAGAAACTCCCGGAGTTCAAGCTTGTTCATTCGATAAACTCTTTACCGTTTTCTGCAAATTCACGGCAATCGATGAAATCAACACCGTCGTCGAAGCGCTCGCAGTAGTCTTCCCAGTCTTCGATAGCTTCACCTTCGCTTTCGTATTCACCTTCAAAGTAACGGCAGCGAGCGCTGTCACCGATTGTGTAGCGAATTTGGTACTTTTGCATGGCGTTAGCTCCCGTGATACGAAGTGACGTGAAGTGGTTGACCGTGAATCGTTTTACGCCAGAAGCGACCGTTGTACGAGAAGTAGCCTACAAGCACACCACTGCGATACACACAGCCGTCATAGCGTTTCAGGTCACGAGAACCGAGATCGTTGTCGTCACGATAGGCCACGAAAGCCTTTTGAAGCTCACGAAGGCTCTTACCCTTCACTGCAACCGGCGCTAGCACCTTGAAGTCTGTGGTTTTCATATCACTCTCTCAGTAACGGCAGCTGTGTCGCTGCTCACTGAGATCATAGTAAACGCTTGCAATTGGCACTTGTTGGCAATAGGTACTGGGACAGACGTTTGCCACGGCTTATCTAGAAGCTCGTATAACGCGTTTTGAGCGCTTTCCCAAGACAAGCAGTACATCGACTCATCTTTATAGCGGTAAAGCTCTCAAAACGCGTTATAGAAGCTCACAGCGCTATACCGTGAGCGTATTTCTACGCTACTGAGTCATAATACGCTTTCACACCTCGCAAACCGTCTTTCAGAGCTACACCAAACAACTCTGTGAATACGGTGTTTGCTTTAGACCACTGATCGCCGGGTATGTGTATAACACCAGCACAGTGCTCACCGTTGTAGAAAATGTTGGCCGTATCTGGTCCAGTGTTTTCTACTGCGCTGTAGATCACCAGATAGTCATCTTGGTCGATGCTGACCAGTTCAACCATTACACAGTTAACGCCAAAGTAACGGCCATCTTGCACTTCTTCTTTGGCGTTGTTCAGCGCATACCGGTATGCGGCGAAGTTGAGCTTGTTCATCGGTTACTCTCTCATGTGCGTAGAACATTAGAGTAAACGCTTGCTTTAGGTATGTGTCGGGAGTCATAAAATCGCCGCGGTAAACCTATCTACAAGAAAGGGGCAGAAGCCCCTATGTTTCATCTCTACCGAATTTTCACCCCGTTACGCTCGATCAACCCCGCACAATCGATCTTCATTTGCAGCATGAGGTCAGTCATGGCCTCGTTGAGCTGATTGGGATACCAGCTTCCGGTTTCTGTAACGTGGTAACGCTCACCCTCATAGAGGGGAGAAGTAGAGGTGCTCACGTACCAGATGTGATAGCAACCATCTTCGTTGCGCAGCAGAAACCCGGTGTCACCTTCACAGCTTTCAAGCTTGAACAGGCGCTGTTCTTTGGTGACTTCGGTGAAGTGACCCAGATACTGCTCAAGAGTCATACCGTTTTCGTGCGCCTGCATTTGTTTCAGCAAAACGTTCAGGTCTTTCATAGGTGCTCTCTCAGTGTTCCCAGAGTCTGTTGCTCTGAGTTGATTCATAGTAAACGCTTGCAAGTGGTGTTATCCGGTAGCCTGTTTAGTACCTGTTTTATGGTTTTTAACACCGCCGAGCCGCGGCATACCGGGTGGTTCAAACAACCAAGGTTAGGCATCATACCCGCCGCGGTAGACCTATCTCAGCCTGCTTTCACCTCTATCACCGTATAAGCCGTGTTTAACCTCTGTGCCTGTGTAAGAGAAATTTTGGCAGACGGTGAATAAACCAACATTTGTAAACATGGCTCCCGCGGCTAAACGCCTTGGCAAGCCTCTTACCTATCTCTTGGTAATGCCTATCTCTTATCCCCGCGGTAAACACGCACCTTGGTGATATATAACGGCACCTATAGCCTTTTTCTGGTTCTCCCAAATCTATCCATAGAGTGGCTTGCCGCGGCTCCAATCTTACCAAGGACTCGGTGTCCCACGGCCCGGCGTTTATTAAAGCTAGCCGCGGCACTGTTGGGGCTTGGGTCTTATTGGGTAGAGATGGTGTTTGTTAAAGCCGCGGCGCCCGTGGAGTCCCGGGCTTGCTGATAAAAAGAGACCACAGTCATAAAGGAGAGGGAATGACTGTGGTCTTGAATACTCCTCAGGCGGAGTAAGAGAGAGGGATAGTATATGCGCCCTATCCTGGCTCGATTCTGTAACACGCTGGGAAGCTCTTTCTTCTGCTTGTCTACGCTCTGATATCTGTAAATCTGGTTCGTCGCTTGTGCGAGCTTTCAGAGCGCTTCCCACTGTGTCTGCTAGCTGCTTGTCTACGCTTGTTTCTAGCTGATGAGTGAAGTCTATAGAGAGAAGAGAGGTAAGTGTTAGAGGTACAGAGGCTACCGGATGGCTTCCTCTGTACTTATCAGAAGGTTCTGCTTATCACGCGTAGGTGTGTCTGTGTGCCGGGATTAGGTGGACCGTCATGTGTGCCTGAGCTAGATAGACCGTACTCAGACTGTAAGGTTTGGCCTGTGATGGTAGATAGAGACAGTGAATTGAATACACACCACCCCTCCTTCCTTACATCAACCCCTTACACCTCTATAGGAACCACGCCCTTCCTTACAGGTCTTTCTTACGCTGCATATCTCTATGGTTCTCTACAGATACCTCTCTACACCTCTACGCATTCCCTATGTGGTTCTATCCTCTATCCCGGGTTTGTCACTGTCTCTCCTGTGTACTCTGTCATTTCATCTATGACCATGAAGGTTATCTGTATACCTCTATCCTTTATCTGGTTCTGTTTCTCTATTGCCTTTCTTGCTACCTCTAGGAAAACCTTCTTTCGTTCTTCCTTGGTAGCCTCTTTGTAAAATTTGGACAGAGGTGATTGGTTGTACTTAGGTTTGTATTTATTGGGGTTTCTCTTGCTCACTGGAAACCTCCCCAGTCTTGGTATCCGGGTTGCTTCTGCTTGAGGCTTATAGAATCGAGGTCTTTGGTTTCTAGGTACTCTGTAAACTGATAGAGAGTGGTGAACTGTTGGTCTAGGTATTTCTGAAATCTTTCTACGACGTGTTTACCCAGTTGGTTCTTTCTTGTGGTTACACGTTTGAGGTCACGTTCTGCTTTCTTGATTTGGCCTTTAAGGGATTTCTCTTTGTGAATCAACAAAGCTTCTGGGATTGGTTCACCCTTAGGTGGTTTGCGAATGATCATGAGAAAATCCCGTAAGAGCCTGCAGGAAGACCGTTAACAGAGGCTTTGGCTTCGAGTTTCTTTTTAGCCAAAGTGGCCTGACGTTTCTCTACGCCGGCTTTGTAGTTTTCCTTTTTGAGCAGACTTTTAAGCATCTCTAGATCTACCTTCTCAAGGCTGTTATCAGTGAGCAGATCTACTTCTACCTTGAGCTTGCCTTGGCTAGTACGCTCTGCGAAATGGATGACGTTCTTGAGATCGGTTGTGCGGCCTACGTATTTGCCGTTCTCTAGAAGCAGATAGATGTTCTCCGGGAGTTTGCATGGTTTGATTTGTGGCTTGATGGACATACTTGTGTGCTCCTGCTTTTCTTTAGGTTTGCCTTGGTTAAAACGGTTTTAAGAAAGTGACCGTAAGAGGCTTAAGAAAGCTTTACGGTCACTACAGCCTTTACCACGTCGAAGCTCACTCGACGGGTAGAAAACGAACCTTCTCATTTGCAGCTACGGCTACGATTGGATCTTCGAGATAGCCATAGCTGTTCTTCTTCAGTTCTATCGACTCAAGGCTGTGACAGCGCGCTTGGTCATGCCGGGTTTTCGTGTATACGGGGAAACCTTTCCCGATTGCGTACACGGGTTGAAAGCGATCACCTACTACCAGATCAGAGAACGACAATACTGCCTTGTTCGTCTGTACTAGCGGGACTACGACGCTGTTGGTTTTGTTGATACGAGCTTGACTGGACATCGTTAACACTCCACTTGGTTTAAGGGCTTGTTGACTTCCATGACTTGCTTGTTTCATTACCAATGGTCTTGCGTAGCGCTATCTGTGTGCGCTTGTGTGTAGTCTAGCTAGACAGCTATGGGGTTACACGGGATACGTGCTTGGGTTAAGCGGTAGCCGTATCTAAGACCACGTACCGAAGTCTTGATAGATCTCAGCCCGGGACACAACAGGAGCCTCGATAGGCTTGTTTTTGACCAGTTTTGCGTAGTCTATTGGGGTTTCTATATTGCCTGCCCAATCTACAGCGAACTGCTCAAGAGCCTCAGACAGGCTTACGTAAGGGGTATGCTCTTGGATTTTGCCGTCGAGGTTGGCCCAGTTGTAGGTAACAGGATAGCCAGCAGAATTGCGCCCTGAGACTACGTTACAGATCTCTATTGCGTATCTTGCAGACCCTTCTCTCTTGATAGATACGAGCCTTGCTAGATGGCCTGTTTTGGTCAGCTTTGAAGCGATCGTTTTAGATTCTTGCTCCGGGTGCATAGCTACATAGCCTTCTGGGCAGAGCCTGATAGACGGGAGAATGCGAACGATTCCCACACGGTCTTCATTCTTGAGATTGTTGTCCAGATCCCATGCCATATCCCAACCCATGATCTTCAAGGTTTCATGGAACTTGATCCATCGAAAGCCTTTGAACTCAGACTCGGTATTCATTTGCTCACCTTTTGCAGTCTGCGAGTGCCAATCCAGAGGGTGCGACCAGTAGCAGCGGTCTTGTACTCGTAGCCTGTATCCGCAGCGACCTTATCGATGACCGTTGTTAGCTGCATACCTGTTGGCATCTCAAGCATCACCTGTTCACCGATCTGATACTCGACAGGCTCTGGCTTTGCTTCCGGCTTTTCAGTTGCTTTCTGAACAGCAAGGTTGGTCAGAAGACGCTCCACAATCTGAAGCTGATCCAACTGCAAGTCGGTCAAAGTTTGGCCTCTTAGGCTGTGAGCAAGCGCCGAGATGGTCGACAGAAACTGCTCTTGTTCCGGGTTGATCATGCAACTCCCTCTCTTTGGCTTCTAGGGTAAGAGCCTCATCCAACCCTTCCCTTATTTAATACTTCAGCTTGTATTATCTAGTTATTAAATAGGGAAGAGTTGGCTCCCAAACAGGTAACTAACCCGGAGTCCTAAAGTTCTGTTTTCGTAAAATGGTCGAGCTTCTACAAGCTCGTATAAGCGATGGGAATGTTTGAGCAGTACGCTGACTTGTTTATATCCGGTTCTCGTCTTGTAGAAGCTCTCAGACGTCTTCCCAGAGACAAATTTCTGTCTTAGCTGATCGCTGTCTCGTCTCTGCATGGGTATTAACAACCCATTAACATTCGAACACGGGTAAACAGGCTTTTCACCCTTATGTTTGTTGGCTTTTGTCGCGCCTAAGGTTGTGCATCAGAATGTTAATGGTTTACACATGTTCACGATTCCAAGGCGCTATGTTCACCAAATAAAAAGCCTGCTTAGAGCAGGCTTTTGTGCAAGCGTTTACTAGATAATTACAGCGTGCCCTTTGTTGCTATGAGCGCCATAGCTGCGATCACTTTATCTAGCCACTCATCAAAGCCTTCTCTGCTGATGGTCTGACTGTGAGACAGGCTGATCTTATCGAACTGTGGGTACAGTTCTCTGAACCATGCAGCTTGATCTCCCGCACGCCACTCAAGCTGCCGAGAGTCTTGCTGTTGAGTTGGGATAAAGCACAGATACGTCCCGGCATTCTCAGGCCAATTGATCAGAGATACGCGAGCGCCTAACAGCCACTTTTCTGCGACACCCCAGGTTGTGTGAATCAAGGTAGGTTCGCCAAGCTTTTGTTTGATCAGGTCAATGCGGCTCATGGCTTCTTATTTCCCTTGTTATCGAACGAGGTCACTGTGTCGAACTGAGACAGTGCGGCGAAAGCTACCCAGTCTTTCGAGTCTTTGAGGCGATTGAACTCGGTAATAAACTCTTCGCTCTTGAAATCGATGATCCAGCCTTCTCCCTGAATCTGAATATGACCGAGTGTGTTGCGACGGACAAAGCCATTTTCTCGCATGAAGCTTCGGTGACCACCTGCGTTGTTGATGGCGTCACCCAGAGCAGCCATATAAACGACCTCATCGCTGAGACTGGTGTCTATGTCGGCCGGCACAAAGCTCATGATTCCGGCACCGAAGGTAATTTTGCCTATCTTTTTCTGGATCATGTTATTCACCCCAACTGGTTGTGTGAGTTAGAACATTTTCGGCATAAATTCTTTCATCAGGGACTTTTCAATGTGGTTGCGAATGAACACAATCGCTTCAAACGTGGTATCGAACGACTCTGTGTCGACCAGACACTCATCAGGGTCTTGCACGGATGAGTTTTGGATGTACACGGTATAGAACTCTGGATTGGTTCTATCTTTGCTGGCGTCTTTATCGACGATGCGAAACGCGGAATTGTGAACGATGCTGTACATGAGGCCATTAGCTTCAAACTGACCCATCGTTCCTAGAGATGCTTCTTCGCTGGCCTTGTTGAACAACTCAGCCTCTTCAAAGCGAGTTTTGTAGGGGAGAGCGGCTTCATTCGCGGTGATGAACTTGCTCCACTCATAGTTCACGCGAGCAGGAGCTAGCTGACACCGGGTTATTAGGTAGTCGTGGATATCTTCAAACTTTTTGGCTTCGCAGATCCCCACGATACTGTTATCTGGGCCAGTGCAGATGGCTCGAACAATACCTTCTCGCTCTGTCACAGCTTCAAACTTTAAGGCTGTGATGGCGAGACCTTTGAAAACCCCGATAACACACTGCCCGGGTTCTCCAACAGCGGCCGCTTCAAAAGCTGCGGCGATCAGTTTATTGCTGGCGAGGTGGATATTCTTGTCGGTCATGGGAAAGCTCTCTCGTAAATCGCAGCTTTTGCGCTGCGTTAAAGCTAGTTTACGAGAGAGCGAGTGGCAGGTGTTGGACTTTGCAAGCGCTTACTACTACTTGCCTGTACCCGTCATCAGTTCGTCAAAGGCGCCTGAATCCACAAGTACGTGAAACTGCTCAGACGATAGTGCCGGCGGTTCGCAGTATTCGTGCAGCAAGTCGGAGAACACGATGAGGCCAGTAATTGCTTCTGGCGTTGGTTCACCGAAACGCTTTTTCATCAGATCGTTCATCGCAACGGCGATTTCCGTGATCTCTTTCTTGACCTCTTCTGCCTCAGCAGTGGTCAATTTCTCAAAGATCTTACCCATGAGAACATCGTTGCGCTCGCTGTTTGGCGCAACGATCGCCAACTCAGCTTTCAACTCTTCCAATGAAGAGTAGATACCCTTCAACTCTTCCGGGACTTCAACCAACGTTTCGAGGCTTTTCATTTTCACCACATGATCAGAATTTGTTTATGGTTATCAGTGCAGAACTCGGTCTGAAGCCTGATCTTCAGTCGGCGGAAGGCCGATTACTGGCTGATAGAAGTGAGGCTCGAAGTTCTCGCTCCAGGGAAACTCGCCATTCTTGTCAGACAGCACCCACTGAACGAAGGTTGGCTTCAAGTCTTTACCCTGATTCTCGTAGTAGGCGACCGTATCGCTCGCAATCCCCAAAGAAATTTCGGCGTCTGCGTTGATGATCTGGACAGGCAGGTTGAAGTAGTCATCGATCAGGCTAGGCCCACTCGGGCGAGTGCCTTCTTTGACTTCACTGAAGTAGCGATTGATCGCTGGCAGAGCATGTTTTTCAGGCAGGCCAAACAGAATCACTTCTGGCATACCGATGTCAGTAAAGCCAACGGTGTAGAAGAATGCCGGAACATTGTTTTCGGCATCATGCGAAACGCCAATGATCGCGATACCGCTTCGTTCGATCATTTCCTTGATTTGCTGAATGGAGGCTTCGCGAACCTGCTCTTCAGTCATGCCAGATGCGAGCATCTGACAGTGGCTGCACTCTGGGTTGTGTTCGTGGTTATCTTTGCTCATGCTTTCTACTCTCATGCGTTGTTATTAACACATGCGAATTTTAAGCTATAAATAGAGGCAGGAAGCGGCTGCCAATAAAATACCGACAGCCGCTCTTTCTTACTGGGCTTCTTTATGGAGAACGCCAATTGTCGTGAAGACGACTGAGGCAAGACCGTCATCGTTTTCTTCGATTTGAGGCCCAACTACAAACCTGAATGACTCATTGGAATACGACTGAGCGTTAAGCTGGAACGAATCCACGCTAAGCCGACTGCCAATAGTAGCCACTTCAATCTTCGAGTCCTTTTTAAGGCTGAGGATCAGCGAAATCTCTTCACCAATCTCAACCTCACCTTTTAAGACCACATCGACAGGATTTACGGGCATGTACTCTTTGACTCGGAGAACAACCTTACCCTTACCTGTTGCCTCATGATCCATCCAAACGATCTGGGCGGCCGCAATACCGCTGACCGTAACAACCTGAGCCAGAATAACCTCACGATCAGGCCCGGGTTCGTTGATGGTTACATCGAAGCATAGGATGTTGCAGTCTGACTCTTTTGGCTTCCAGCCGCTCTTGGAGTCTTCAATAAGCAAACATGCCGGCTTGCCCATTTCTCCAACAACTGACATCCGAACGGTGTCTTTAACTACCGCGAAGTTGCCGCTTTTGAACTTTGCAACCTTGCTCGCTTCTACCACTTCATCGTTGCCGATTTGTAGGTTGAAATTGGAGACATTCAGCTTGTTGCTCATGTTTAAAGCCCTCTGATTTATCAAAGCCTCACTTTATCACGCCTAAGGCTCTGGTCGAGTTGCAATCCAACCTGTTGGGTACTCGTCGCCATCTTTTGCTAAGGCGTACTGAGCCGTCGCAAGATCACGATCCTCATAGCAGAATCGCTTTCCCCAGCCACATATATCGCAATCCCAATAGATCGCTCTGGTGAACATAAGCTCACCGATGGCTACTATCGTCCCGTCTTCCAGCTCTTTTATGTCGAGGTAGCACCCCTCTCTTTTTATTCTTTCGATCAAAGGATTGTTATTTTGGCTCATAGTCGATCACCACGTCAGACAGCGCTCGATAAGTATCGCGGTTATACAAGCCTAAGCGACCCATAACCTGCATTAGCTGAGTTTGGTGGTTCAGTTTTTCGAGGACAGCAAGAACGCCGGCACACTGCTGTTCGTTTTCGCCAGGAACGTAGACTTCACCGTAATCATCGTCAGACTCTTGGTATTGACCCTTGAGAGTCTTATGACAGGTGAAGCCTGTAGTTTCGCCAGAGAGAAGATCCTCTATGATGCTTGGCACTCGATCAGAGCTAAGCCTGATAGCTTTGCTGGTGTCCTTTAGGAACGGGCAGTTTGCACATGGCTTCTTGAGCCTGTATGGGTTGAACTTAGTCATCTTTCAGCGCCTCATTCAGCCAATCACGCAACGCCTTTGCTTCCTCCCACCCCAAATTGGCAGAATGAAAACTTTGAGGCTCATCATCGATAGTAATGCAGATCGTTCTCTCTGCCGGCTCTTCAAAGACTTCTATCGAAGCCTCGAACTCTCCACCCAAAGTGTCTACCAGAATTAGAGCTTCAACCTTACTCATTATTCTGGAGTCCAGGTGATGGTTACTTTGAAGGTACCCTTTTGAAAGCCCTTTTCATCGACGGGAATTTCTTCGACCACAGGATTGTCATCAAAGGCTTCGCAGATATCGCGGTCGACATCAGCCAGTTCTTCGGCGCTGTAGGTTTTATCGAATACGGTTTTCATTTGTCATATACCCATTTGCGGGATTGATTGTCGTAACGTGGCCCTTGCCATACACACTGCGCCAAGTAGCCACCATGTTTTCTAACCATGAGGTAGCCCATCATCTTGTTCCAGTGATGAACCTTTATCTTTTCGCCTTTGCTATAGAGGCCAATCTTGTCAGCGTCAGTAATAGTACCGGGACGTATGGTGATGCGCTGATCCATATCCTTATAGCTAACGTACAGTCCTTTCTCATCCTCTCGTACTACAAGCGTGCGAACGGTCATGAGAACATCCCAAAGCCTTCTGGCTTTGGCCCCTCTTTCATTGATGGAATTTCTTCAGTACGTCGAGCTACTGATGGGCCAACATTTCCGCTACCCGGCAGATCCATCTGATCCACCGCATCCACCGCTCGCTGAAGTATGTTCGGTATCTTGGTCATATTTACTTCAACGTGAGAATTGCCATCAGCGTTAGGGATTTCTTGCAGCGTAATCTTGGCGTCAATTGATATGTTGGAAAAAACGCGAGTAACACCATCTTTTGATGAGGTTCTCTTGCTCGACTCTTTCCACATTTTCTCATCCAGAACATCGCTAAGACGTAAAGTCTCTTCCGTACCGAGTTCTTTCAGATCATCGTCAGACACTTTGGAAATCAGATTTTTCATAATCTGGCAAATCAGCGACTTGCACTCTTCAACATTCATGCCCAATTTCCATACCCCTCTGGCTTGTTAGCCTCAATCTCTTCTTGCGCGTCTCTATATTGATAGTTTTCCAGTGGATTTGCATGGCGACCACTAGGCTTCACATACCATTCGGTGTCAGCCGTGATCGCCCCGTGCAGAAAGGTGACGCACACAACGCCTCTAGTTCGGTCGATATCACTCAACGCATCCGTCTGGTGCTCGAAGCGTCTGGTGCTCTTGACTCGGACGAAGTATCTGTTGATATAACCCGGCGCAGGACTCTCAGCGTGAATCTGAAGCCAGTGTTCGGGTATTGTCCCCCAGTCATCGTAGTCGGTTGCGACGTGGTAGAAGGCTACGCACGCTTGCTGAGCCTTTGCGATCAGCTTTTGGGTTAGCGTAGCCATCTTGTTAACCCCTTTCGATGTTATATGCCCACTTTCCACGCTTTGCAGAAATTAGAGTATGGATTTCCTCCGCAGTAATATGCGGATTTTCGGCATAAATCATATCTACGGCCGACACAATCACATCAACAGCCTCCCCGATAATGCCGTCTTTACCATGCTCACGCTTCTTGTAGCCTGCATCGATAGCGACCTCAGTTGCAAGCTCACCGGTTTCTTCGGTGATAGCGTGCATGATCTGGCTCTTATTCATCGTGCAAAGCCGACGCGAGTATTTAAGAATGAGTGAGATTGAGCAGGTCATTCTTCTTCACCTTCTTCGTCTTCGTCGCTAACACCCGAGAATGCTTCGCTACCTTCAAGCATGTACACGATGCGAGCCTCGATAAGCTCACCAGCTTCGTTACGACGCTCGTACAGTGAGTAGCCGCCATCACCATAGCCGCTGCTGCTAACGCAACCCATGCTGTTGACCGCACCCCACATTTCAGAACCCAGAGTTTTATCACCACAAGCCTCATAGAAGGCTTCATGCTGAGAACTGTTCTTGTGGTCTTTGTGAGTCGCAACCTTCTCGAAGGCTTCAAGGTCAAAGAACCCGGCCTGACCGCTGTCAACGCCGACATGAATCTCTTCGTTCTTAACAAAGGTTGATGGGTTGATAGCCTCTTCGACTACAGACTCATGCCGGATGTGCAGAAAGGACACTCGACCATTCCAATCGTCGGGATTACCCCAGCAACGGCCGAACTCGCGCAGCATGTGGCTCTTGTGGAAGTTCAGCAGGTTATTAAGACTCTTCTCAGTCTCTTCAAGCTCAAGGCCGCTGAGGTTCTTGATAGCTTCCCGCAGTTCTTTAACCCGAGACAACTCTTCTGGGTTCTCAAGCTCGGCTATTTCTTTATCGAAGCGCTCTTTGGTAAAGCCATCTACAGCTTCGGTATGTTGACCAACTTGTGCGAACCACTTGCCGTTCATGACGTTGCGAGTAGTGCCGGCACACCATGTATCCATGCTGTAGCACGGGTCAGTTACTCGCAGCGCACCGGATAGCACACTGAAAGGCAGTTTCTTCGACAGAACGGTACGTGGCTCCGGGAAGACCATATTCTTCAGATCTTCTACTGTCACGCTCTCGTCGTAGGAGAACTTGGTGCCACTCTCCCCACGATAGACTTTGAAGCCGAACGGCGTGAGATCAGTGATAAACCGCTCATGAATGCCGGCCGCTCGTTGCTCGCGCTGAATGCGACTGTAAAGCCGAATATCCAGATCTTGAGCCAACTCAGCGACAGCGCGGTCAATAGCCAACTCAGCGCATTCTCGGGTTGGGTACGGCACATGACTCAGAATCGGACGAGATTTAACCTGAAGTTCCGTTTGGAACTTTTTGTTCTTCTCGTTGAAGACTTCAAGACTATCGCCTTTCTTATGCTTTGGCTTTTCGATGATCGGATAGGCGTGAGCATAGGCGCCGTAATAGCCTTTCAGATGGCTGTTATTGCGAACCTGAATCTGGAACATGCCACGTTCCAACTCTTCACCCCAGTCACGGTCGCCTATCCACCGCTGGACACTGGCGTTTGCTTCTTCTTCGGTGGCGAAGTCGCTCTCAAACGTCAGCCGACCGACATCGCTGCTGTACAGAAACACACGGTATGCCGTTGTCATGGTTTTAATTTCTCGATGGTGAATTTCAGGGTACTGATGTCATAGCCGCGATGAACAAGCTCTTCGACAAGGGTTCTTCCCGAATAGCCTTTCAGCGACTGAAAATGGTGCATCAGAAGGTTAATATCCGGCTTCATCACCGGACGGTTAGGTGAGTTGAAGTGGTCGTTGCTCATGCGCCAGTAATACTGAAGATCAACCTCCTCATGGGCAGGTTTGTTCCAAAGTACAGTCAGATAGCTTTTACTTCCGTCATTCTTAGGATAGCGCCGGCCATTTGGATACTTCATTTTGGCAACTTCATCTTTGCCAATACGCTCAACATTTGCGGCTGGCATCACCGATTCGGTGCGAATTTCTGGGTTGCCGGTGATAGCACCGCAGTGAGGGCACTCAACGTCGCTTGAGCCTTTAGGTGGGTTGGCAAATTTACCGCAAGCACGACAGATGTATCGCTTCATTTTGGCAACTCAGCCTCGCAAATATCGAGGTACTGAAGCCACAGATCGTAGTATCGAGCCAACTGCTTACTACGGTGATGAGTCTTCTTGTGGTGGATCTCAAAATCCTTTTCGTTCTGGATTTTGTCTGCGACCAGCATGTGAATCAGGTCTTGATTCAACGGGCCAACTTTTACCTTGAGATCAAGAAGAGTGAAGTTATCGGTGCTAGGCCAGCACATATAGGCGTTTGCGGCAGAACTATACTTCATAGCCAGGCTGAGAGACTCCCGGCATACGTTCGGGTTGTTGACAGTCTTCTCCCAGTTCTTCTCAAGCGCTCTGTCGTCTTGAATGAGAGGATGCAGGCAGAAAGCTTTCTTTGCTTCTTGGCTTGCACTCATACGATCCATCATATCCAAGCCTTCGAGGATATGATTGATCAGCGGTAACTGGCTGCGCTTCGCTACACGATTGCCGTAGTGCTTGCGAATCAGCTTAAACTCTTCTGAAAAGAGCACGTTAGATTGACTGGGGAGCTTCTGTAAGCTCATCTGAGACATCCTCGCTCAAGTTACGCGCTAACGTAAGTCATTGATTTGAGCGTTGATTCTACGAGCTTTTGAGATAGGTAAGTTTGGCTGCCATTTGACAGCCAAACTTATTAGTTGGAGGGTTTTCTGCTCATGCAGATCTTTACAACCTTGTTGCAAACCTCTGTATCAAACCAACTGATGTGACAGCGCCAACGTTCGATATCCAGATGATCTGCAAGCCATTTATAGGCTTCAGAGCGCTTCATCTGACCGGACTTCCAGATAGGATCAAAGGCAGCGTGTGCAGCCTTACGGGCGTTCTTTGTAGTCTGGTCTGCAAGCGTGCCAAGTGGATGTTCTGTGCCAGCATGAACACCTACAGAAGCGCCGCATTCAGAATTAGTGCAGAGGTAGATATAAGGCCAATCGCTGAAGGTTCTTCCTCCATAGATCTTTGCATGGCTTACATACTCGACCTTAGATTTGCAAAACCGGCACTTTGTAGGCGCAGGCATGATGCTTCGCTGGTCAATTTTGGCTTCGACCGACTTCACAGCCATTTCAATTGCCCCTTGTCCATTACCAGCCTTCCTTTCTAAGGGTCATTTTGTGAGCATCAGGGATCTGACCGCGTGCAAACTCGTAGTGAGGCTCTTCGTTGCCGGTCATCTTGCTCATTGTCTTGTTGACGTAGCCAACGGTTTTGCCGATGAAGTGGAACATCATCGACTGCTCGACAGTCAGCCAGCGGAAATAGTTGAGCGGGGCGCCGCCGTATGTCGCCCGGGTCATAACGGTGTCGCTCTGACCAAATAACTGAATGCTCGTACAGCGAACATAGTCGTCGGCGCGAATCACGTCGTGTCTTTCAAGAATGCCGATGCTGATCATGACCATCCTCCGTAGTTCTCTGGCTTTGGCGTGCTTTTCATTGATTCACGCGGTGGAGGTATCACGCCGCCCTTCTTCATGTTCTTGGGCGTCGGCTTTGTAGATTTGGGCTTGGGCGTGGCTGGGTACTTTGGCCCGAATGACTGGTGAGCGGCTTTGCACGACTTGTTGCAGAACCTTCCCCAGCCACGCTTTCGATCAGCCTCACGAACTTCAATGCCGTTGCCGCAGTATTCACATTTGACTCGGATCATTGAAGCCATTTTGATCTCCGATCAGTAGTAACCCAGATACTGGATGTTCTCGATGCGGATACTATTGGTCTTGCCGCCCTTGAGCGTATTACCACCGCCGTAGCCCTTGATGCGTTTGATGAATTTCGGGAACAGCATCTTATGGAGGGTCCGGCGTTGATCGTAGTCGAGGGCTTTCGGGTCGATAACGCTGATTTGGGTGGTGTGGCTGTAGAACTTGTTGTCTACGAAGCAGCCATCTTCATCCTGCTCGTAGTAATAGACCAGATCGATCTGGTAGTGGAAGCGGCAGCCAGTCAGCATATTTGCAAATTTGCGGAACCAGCCGAGTTTGTGCGGCGAAACGTGAGTTACGGTGCTGTACTGGCTCATTCTTTTACCTCCTCGTATTTCGGCAGAGTTTTGAGCTTGTTGATGATTAGCTCAGAAGCATGGTCTGAACCAAAGTTATAGCTTTCGCTGGAGACACAGCCGGGTTGGCTGCGAAGATCGTTGATGATTTCCGCCAACTGTTCTTCGGTGATGAGACGAGCCATCACAGCACCTCACTTGCTTCAAAAAGAACCGCATCACCAACGATCACATCGTCATGTGCAATCGACGTATGCTCTTTGGCGATCTTGGTTGCAACCATGTTGATCTTGAGGCCGCTGAACTTGCCTTCCTCGTTCATACCCATGCAGGTGTAAGTAACACCATCCATGATCAGAGGCTTTTTCAGACTGATAATCTGAATGTCGCCGCCAACCAGACTGCGCATAGCCTTGAGGTGCATGCCACCGTCACCCGAACCTGCAAACATATCCGGGTTAGTCTGCTGATTTACAACCGTTGCAAGCATATCTGTCTTGATATGGATCGCCACGCTTACCCCCTACTTCAAATAGCCCAAAGCAACTATTGCTATGAGCACCGCTACGAGAGAAACGACGGCAACAATAACTGCGCCGTCTACGTCTTCAGAGATCAATTTCATGATCCTGTTCATGGGATCACTCTTCTTCGATTTCACGGCGAAGAGATACGTTGGAGCGATCTTCCACGAACGGTTCCACGTTGCGCTTGTGCATGTACTCCTGACCCTCTTCGAGAAGCCATTCGATCTCATGACCACAAGCGCCGTTACTGCACAGCTTTTTGTCCTCGCTGCGAAGAGGGATCATTTCGCTACCGCACTTGATGCAGTTCTTGGTTGACAGAGGGTCGATGAGGGTGAGTTTAGAGCCTAAGGATTCAAGCTCAATGATCTTGATTTTCAGATCCTCACACTCGCCGGACTTGCGTCGCAGTGCTTCGCGGAGGTTGTCACGGGCACTGATCGAAAAGCTGAAACGTTCGTTAGCAGCCTGAAGTTCTTCACGGAGAGCGATCTCACGGTTAACTGCATGATGAACATCGGCAACTGCTGCGCAGAACCAGGGGCTGTCTTCCGACAGACGCTGCTGAATTGCGGCCTGACGAGTGTTTGCCTGAGTAGCAACGCTTACAGCAACCAAAGCCATTTCCAGACGCTCGATCTCTTTCGAGAAACCAAACAGCTTGCCAACTTTACGCTTCAAAAAACCTTTCATGCCCAACCTCCCATAATTTTGCGATTCTCGACTTGGAACTCGACCATCAAAGCTTCTTCGATTTCCAACTGCTCTGCGATTTCAACTTCCAACTGCCAAACCCTTGCCTTGAGCAGAGCACAAAACTCTGCCCGGGCAATGTCGGTTAGTCGATCTTCAAACCTCGACCCTTCGACCATAGCTTATAGATCCTTTCGTCAATTTCAGTCATCCGTTCAAGCTCAAGCTCCAGACTGCGGGTGAAGCTTCTAACAGCCATGCTGTTAGGGTCTTCACACTGATCGCAAGCCCAATGTAAGTCGCTCTGCGCTTTCTGAACACGAATATACTGCTTTGAGTGCTGGACGTGGAGGCACACAAGGGCTGGCAAGTTGAAAAGCCGCTTCAGCCAAATCATTGCGTGGCCTTAATAGCTACTTCAAAGGGCCAAGTGTGATAGCAGAGCCAAACCATAAGCCCTGTTAGAACCACAAAGAAGTAGAACTCACCCGGAACTTTGCCTGTCAGACCAAGCCCACCAACGAAAATTGCGAAGCTGGAGAAAAGCAGGTATGCAGTGATAAGCAGGATTGCTACCCAGCCAACAATGACGAGAGTCATGGCTACTACTCCGACAGTTCAGCGTAGGTGTTTTGACCCTTCTTCGCGAACTTGAAGCGGGCCTTGATGCCTTTACCACGCGGGATCATGGTGCAGATATATTCCTGTTTAATCTCATCCCAGGTCTCCTCTTCGTACTTACCTGTCAGTTCACAGGTTTCGCACTTGCCATCGATAATGCCCTGAATCAGACCGTCGATGCCGGATGGGCCGAACTCAATGATCTGGCCGTTTTCTGCTTCAAACTTCATGGTTACTGAGCTACGGCCTCGTGTGTAGCCAACAAAACGAAGCTCTGCTTCAAACAGCGGCATGTGGTCGAAAGGCACGACGTGAGTCTTTTCTTCCAACTTGTCCCACTGGTCAGCGAGATAGACCGAGTTACTGTACGCCTCGTATGCGCTGTAAGCATCTTGCGTTTCTTGAGGCAGGGTCTTGCGGTCGATCCGAAAGTCCAGATAGCCAGGGCAGGGAACTTCAGGCAGAACTACTGGACGATCGCCTTGAGCAGCCAGCTCATCTTTGAAGACCTTTACCTTGTGAAGAACTTCTTCGTAGCCGCCATGAATAGGCCAGTCGCCGTCATAGCCGACATAGAAGAAGCCAGTTTTTGCGTTCTTCATCAAGCACCAGCCTTTAGGTGCTTTGCCTTTTGCGTTGCCGATAACTTTCATTGCTTGGACTCTCACTAAGTTGTTGTTTGCACTCTGATTTTACAGAGCGCGTTGAGGTTTTATTTGGGCGCCAGAATTTAGCCTAGACTAAGACCACAAACCGTAGCCTTCAGGTTTTGGCTCTAGCTTTTTAAGCTCCGCTAACTTGCTTCTTTCATGGCTGATAATTGACTTAACCATTCTTCTCGCTGCGCCTATAGACATACCATTACGGCGCATCTTGAATATCTCTTCGGTGATTTCGCTTGCGTCGACCACCCCGCTATCAATCGCCTCGATCATAACGTTAGACCATGCGGTGTTTTCAGCCTCCGTTTCCTCTTCCAGCTTTTCTTTAAGCGCTTTTGCTTTTGCAATCTCCTCTTCAGCCTTAATCATGGCGACTATCGCTTCATACATTTCTTTCTTGCTGTTATCGTCCCCTTTTAAGTATTGATAAAGACTGTCATCCGCCATATTAGTGATTTCGTATCTCACGCCCATGTACCCATGACGGTTGATCGTTGCTCTTCTGCCAGCAACTCTTCAACATCCATTTCAAGCCTTTTCTTTTCAGATTCCGAAACCAATTTTCTGGTTCGCTCAACTCCGACTTGGTTACTTTGTTTCGCCATCTGGATAAAGAGGTCGATCTTTTTCTTCATATCCTCTTTTTGCGAAACGGCCTCTTCTTCCCAATACTCCGCATTGTTATTCATGACCATTCACCATAGCTCTCTGGCTTCGGCTTGTTTTTCTCCAACTCAAGCCGCTCTTTATTTTCCCTTTCAAGCTCCGAAGCGATGACGCCATTTACGCCTTCAGGAAGACAGAACAAGCACAGCAGGCCATCTTCAAGGTCAAACAGCCTTCGCTTGCTTCCGGCCGTTTTGCATTTGGAGCAGGTGCGGCTAAACGAGTTCATGACCTTGCACAGGTCACTCTTTCTTTTATCCGCGAGAGCCTGAATAGCTTCGCTCTTTCTTCCTCTGGACATTCTGGAACTCCTATAGATCTACATGCTTAGATTCTACGCGCAGCTTATAGGCTTATCCCGGCAGTCTGTGACTTAAGCCATGCCTACAAGCTCGTATAAGCTGCGCTATCGACAGACTCTAGCGCTTGCGTGTCATGTTCAATAAAACGTCTTGTGCGCGCTCTGAGCGAGCTTCCCGCTGTTTGGTTTCAGACTCTTCGATGTACTGCTCAACATCGTTCAGCCAGCTAAGATCAATCTGCCATTTCCACTGGCTTCTGATCTTGTGAATCTGAAACTGGCGATCGACATACTCAATAGCCAACTCCATAGGCCACTTATTCACAGTAGCCAACTGACCTAGCGATCTCATGAAAGAGTCCTGACCCTGTGTCAAAGCAAAGCCGATATGCTTCACCTTGTGACAGCTTGGACACAGCGAAACCAATCCAAGCAGCTTCTGAATCCGGGCACTGTCGTTGTACTCCCAGATTTCATGACACTCGACCGGGTGCTTGTGCCCACGACCGCCGCATACTTCGCAGCGGTTATCAGCACGAACATAGCAGGCTTGACGAAGAAGATCCCACTGCAAAGGCTTCAGATGACTGCGAAGGTTGTCACCCCATTGACTGGATGGAACCAATTCAATGGTCAGCTTTGGCTCCGGGTACGGATGAAAAGGGTTTGTCATTTCAGTTACCTGTACTCTGAGCCAAAAGAATCAAGTTAACCATGCAGTAAACGAGAGCCAGGCTGCCTACAATCATCATGCAAAATCCTAAGCACTTCATAACCTTGCTCATGCCCAGATACCCTCTTTTCTCTCTTTAGGCTCTAGCAGAACCTTCATAACAACGCGACCGCCAGAGTAGTGCCAGTCATGCAAGTTGCCAGTTTCTTTGGTGAGCCTATGACGAAGAGCTTCAGCCTCTTCTTTGGGCATATTGTATACGCCGACAACTTCGCCGCGCTCGTATACATCACGGTCACAATCAGGAAGACTGCTCATTTCTACTCTCCATAAAAAAGCCCGCCTAAGCGGGCAAGGTGGGGAAACCGAATTACTCAGCCGAGTCTTCTTCAGTCTCTACCGGGCCGGTGGTTGGGCCGGGTTGATTCAGCGCTGTCAGTAGAGGCAGCAGAGTAGAGGTTGGGTTGGGGATCAGTCGACCGCCACTTTTGATTGCGATACCGAGTGCAGGCAGAAGGTGCATCAACTGAGTGCATTGGCTGGAGGAAGTACCCTCACTATAAGGCCGGCTCAGATAGGCGTCTTTCAACTGCTTGCTGGACATTTCGTCGTTCTGAACCAGAAAGTTGATTGCGATCCGGGTGTAGTTGGACAACGCTGCGCCTTTGGAGACGTGCGCAAAAAGGTTGGTCGCTTTCTCGCCGATCTTCTTAGGCATCTTGTCGATCTGCTCAAGCAAGGCAACGCGCTTATCAAAGCGCTGTTCATCGCTCATCGCCAGGTCTTTGGTGTCGATGGTCAGAAGGTCATCAAGCTTGTCACCAAGTGCAACAGCCAGAGCTTCAGACTTTGCCATACCGACGGTGCTGATGCGCTTGGTAACTGGAGCTTGACGCTTTGCTACTGGAGCTGGCGCTTGAACGTTGTCAGGTGCCGGCTGCGATTGCTCGTCCAGTTCTTCGAGAGCCATCTTCTTAAGCTCTTCGGTGTTCACAGCATGACCTGCTTCGATCATCTGCTTTTCGGTTGCAGCTTCCGTTACAGAAGGCAGGCCGCTCACAACGATGCTTTCGGTAGAAACACCTTCGCCAAGTTGATCGAACATTGCGTCAAGCGCATCCAGAGCATCGAGGCCGGTATCGCTTGTAGCGCCGATTACGATCTCTTCTACGCCTGTTTCACCAATAGGAAGTTCTTGTTCTACTTGCTGAAGTGCGCTTTTGCCTGCCATGCGAATCACCTATTTGATTTTGATATTTGAGTGAGTACCGCTAAATATAAAGCTAATCGAATCAGCTACTTAGCGTTTTAGCTGTTGCGCTCATGATACAGAGCGCAACAAGGCAGAGTGTGGCTTTGATGCGGGAGCCTCTAGTCAACCTATACAGTGACTAGGGGGTCGGTGATTATGAGCCGAGAACCATCGGTCATATAGTTTGCGGGGTTACACAGATCATGAAGAAGATCCAAGCTGCTGGCTTTCATGAACTGGCTGATACAGTGAAGCGCTTTTGATATTGACTGGCTGAAAAGGTTAGAGGACGCAAGCTCGTAAATTGCGCCTGCATAACGCTCTTGAGCCGGGATGATTCCCTCGAACCGATCACTCTCAATTATCCGATGACGGATCGCCGCAATGACCGACTCTCTTTCCCAGTAGAGGGATCTGTGAGCATCAGGCTCTATTGGGTAAAGCCTTTTTAGCTCAACGAGGTGTACTCCATTCTCATGCTCTGGGGATTTCATAGAGCCGTGATACTCAACGAACTCCACAAGACCCTCACAGCCTAAGATTCGACTGTTAAGCAGGAAGTTAACCGTAGTTTCATCCACAGTTAGCTTTAGTACGGTTTTAGGGCAGCAACCCTCAAATACAACAGAGTATTCGCCACGACCTAACTGTGCTTTACCGCGCAGCACAGGGAAATGCGCCAGATAGTCCGGCGCATCTTCCAGTTCAAAGTAATGACTCAAGACCAGCCGCCAACCGAAACGCCTTTTTCAGCAGCGGCAGCAATCTGCTCCTCATCCATAATCAAGCTGCTACCAGCTACAACTGGCGCAAGCTGATTACCTGCCTCAACAAAGATAGTTTCGCCATCCTCGTCAACGTCAATGCTGCACTCTGTATAGAGAAGCAGCATATCCTCATAGGCAGACTCGGCAGCAGACTTGGTTCGGAAGGTTTGAGTTGCAGCGGGGTCGATAATCCAGCCTTTGTCCTCGAAAGTCTCTTCCTCCCACTCGGTCTTCTTGACGATGAGTCGGTTGTAAACCTGGATACCGTGACTGTGACGATACTCGGCCGGCAGGCTCTTATCGTACTTACCGATCCAGTGGAGACGAACCCAGATCTTGTCATTGCGGTACTCTTTCAGAGTCCACTCCGGGCTGTCTTTCTTTTGTTCCCAGGTTTTGGAACCGATACCAGACCCGTCGATGTCTTGATAGATGCTAGCCATGATTAGTTGCTCTGATCGCAGATTGAAGGGATGCCGAGAAGACGGGAGAACTGACCCTTGCTTTCGGAGTATTCGTAGCGGGCCTCAGTGACTTCCCATCTTTTGCCAACTTCGACGTGGCGAGCGCGACTGTTACTGCAAGACAGACGCTGATCCTCCCACATATAGCCGTATGGCAACTCACGCAGAGTAACCCGACTATTTGACTTGGAGCTAAGCGAAACGCTAACCACTTCAACAATGATACGTTTCTCGGAGATCATGACTGCTTTATCACAGCCTGCGAGGGCCATGCTTGCAGCGAGGACTAACGCTAATTTGCTAAGCCGCATGTTGTGCGCTCTATGTTGTTGATTGTGCGCTGATTTTACGCAGCGCACACAGGAAAGAGTCGGCAGCTACAGATCAGCCGGACTCTTGTACAGGCCACGATCAACGCCTATCCAGTAACACTCTTCCAAAAGCTGAGTGTCATAGAGTGCGCTGTGAGCAGCGTCCGCGTCGTAATCGATACCACATGCGTAAGCAAGCTCACCTAGATTAGGCACCTTACCCATCCCGGTAGCCTTTCGACCGTTATCCATAGTGCAGTAGACGCCAAAAGTAGGCATCGGCAAGCCCTCACGAACAAGCTCAAGCGCCAAAAATGGAGCGTCAAACTGAGCGTTGTGGGCAACAAAGATATCGGTCTTGCTGAGGATGTTGCTGACGATCGGCGCTACTGCTTTCCACTTTGGCTTGCCGCGAAGATCAGACAGACTGATCTTGTGAACAGCCTCAGCGCCCGGATCGATCGGCCTTTCCGGGTTGATTCGCTGAATGTAAGGCTTACCAATCTTTCTTCTTTCGCCAGTTACCGTATTGAATCCCCAGCAGGACAAAGCAACTTCGATGATTCGATGACCATCCTCCTGCTTAAGTCCTGTGGTTTCAATATCTCCAAACGCAAGCACTTTCCAGGACATATTAGGCTACCACCACACAGCCCTTGCTTTTGAGCCTATCGATGATATCGAGATAGCCTTTGCAAGCAGCAGTTACGGGATCGGGTTCGTTATCAAAGGTATGAGTCTTCGATGTAAACTCCGGGTTTCTGGTCAGTTGCGTTACGACCACTTCACCCACAGAACGGCGAAGAGAAACGGAAATAACTGTTTCCTCTCCCTTTGCGTTGTATGCGTGCATAACAACCTTGTCGGGATAGGCAATAGCAGCCTTGTTTCGCTCTTCACGCGCCCAGTCGTTGAACTTCGGGTCTATCAAGCCAAGCGTGATCATATCGAACACGATAAGGGCGTTGTAAGCCTCAAATCGTGTAAGACCTCCTCGCTTGATCTCCCCATCAAGCCATAACGCAGCCTCACCCGCTTTACGGGTGAGTTCGTCATCAAGGCAGTATTCGTCGCTCATTTAACACCTCACTAATGAGCAGTGATTATCGCAGCTATTCTTTGGGGATCAGAGGTTCAGTACGAGGCTTAGAGATAAGCTCGTCATTGACCTTGCCAATGACAGGGCGCTTCTCGATCAGTTCGATGCAGCCGCGCATTGTCGGGGTAATGGTTTCTTCGTTTAACGTACCAATACAACTGGTGAACAGAGGCTGCTCTTCAAATGGCGTATGAACCTGAAACAGCGCGTTGAAGCCATAGAACGCTGCGATGGACGCTGCTCGTTCAAGAAGCGGGAGGATAAGCTCCTCATACGCCGGATGGTTGATCTTGTAGATGTTTTGACCTGCAACCGAAAGCTGCGAGCCAAGCTTCAAGCTGTCCTCTCGGAACTTTGCCGCCTGATGCTCAAGCTTCTTTGCCTGTTTCTTCGCAAGGGTTCGCTTAGCCCGAGCTTCGAGTTTCTGAACCTTGTCTGTAAGCTTTTTCATGCTGTCTCTCGTTTGTTGAAGTAGCGGCGAACACAGTAACCCCGACCAACGCTCCAAAAGGTGCAAAGGATGGTCGAGGTTGTTGCCGCTACAAGGTTGTTTTGAATGTAGGTTATGCAGGTGAGAACAATCAGCCAGCTACCCAACATGCCAATGAAAGTGTTGGATAGCGTCTCTTTCAGAGATTGCAGCTTTGTTTGGCTCACTCGCTATCACCTGTCGGCTTATAGTTGATGCGAGCGGCAATCTCTTCACGCTCCTTCATCACGTAAGCCTGTTCCTCTTCGTTCTCCGCGATGTTTTCAAACACCTTTGCGTCCAGATCGCGAATCTCGCAAGCTACAGCTTCACGAACTTTCTCCCGGATCTCACGCTTACGGCTACGACTAAGCTTGCTCATTTTCATCTCCACTTGTAATGCTCAAGGGACATCCTTGAGCGCTTCGTAAAGGTCGGAAAGAAGAGGTGGGAGCTTTTTAGCTTTCACCTCTTCATTGTTCTCGTCACACGGATGAACAGCTACATCCGCAATTTCACTTTTGACGACTGCAATAGCGGCCTGATAAACCCTGAGGAACTTCTCAAGAACCTCTGTGTGCTCCTCAAGCTGCATTTGAGAAGCCTTTTTGCTCATGCGCTGGAACTTCAGCACTCGGTCGCTTGCAGTCTTGTGACCGACCTTGTAGCCCTCAACGAATAGATAGCCATTCTCTTCAGCAAATTGACCGTTAGGCTTGATACCTTTCTTCTTGCAGAACTTCAAAAAGGCTTCAGATGCGTTCATTACTCAGTGACCTTAGACTTGGTTTCAAAGCTGTTTGGGTCAATTGGGTTCAGCTTCCTGAAGTCTTCCTTTTTATCAGAAGGCCAGTTCACGTCACCTTTAGGGCGGAAGCCTTCTTGTCGCAGCTTTTCAGCGATCACAATGCTAGCCATCTTTGTGTCAAAGAAGTCGCGGATCAACTGAATGCCCTCACTTGGAGAGCAGACGATTTCGCCTTTTTCGAGAATAGGCTTCATGTTGGCCTTGAGGCAAAGCTCGTTCTGAGCCGCCCTCGTTTCGTTTTCGTTAGGCTTATCTACAAGCGCTGAGCCAATTACAGCACCAAAAGCCAGACCGATTGCCAGGGTGATCGCCGATGTCAGAACCAATTGAACATCCTTAAATAAACGTTTCATTCGCAAACTCGAATAGGCGACAGGGAGGACAGAGAGGCGCTGATTGCAGGGCTGATAACTGTCGGCACAGGTGGAGGTACTTTGGTTACTTCATTGATGAGATCAGCGATCTCCGGCATGTCGGCTTTGAGATCCTCAACGTACTTAGAGCCGTGAACAGTAGCTCTGGTTACGCGAGCAACATGGGCATACTTCTTATAAGGCAGAAGCTGCTTGGTCACATCCTCAAGCATCGCTTTACGAAGCGGTTCGTACTCATCGCCTGCGTACTTGATCTTTTCGGAGATGAAGTTGGGCCACTTACCCTTCATACCTACCATTGATCGCCCGCTGATGATCGTCTTGCCTTTGCTGTAGTTCTTGCCGCAGCCGATGCCCGTCTCGACGCTGAACTCTTCAATGCCGGCGTCAATGGTGACGATGTGGAAATTCACATAGTCCCTGATTTCTACGCTCGGGATAATTTCTACAAGGCTATCCCTGACAAGAACTTCGATTGCAGCCTTCTGATCCGGCGTCTTGTAGATCTCGTCAAAGAACGTTTTGAAGCCACGATCGAAGGCATTGCAGACATTTTCCCAGGTCTCCGCGTGAACCTGCTTGGACAGGGCCATGCACACAGAGTTGGTGATGATTTCTTTTTGCTTGGTTGTCAGCGGAGTTTTCTTTACTGCTGGTTTAGCTGCTGGCATTGCTTGTTCTCCTTCAATAAAAAAGACTGTCACTTTGATAGCTGACAGTCTAACTTTTCTACTGAGGGCTTACATGGGCGTTAAGTCGATACCCAGTTCACATAGCGAACAAACCGATGAAGGCGCGAAAGCCTTGCAATCTTATCGGATGTGTCGCACTTAGCCAGATAAGCATCCATGTCGCTCATAAGCCCCTTCAGAAGGTTATCGTAGTGTTCTCGATAACCATATGACATAGAGGCTCGAACCTTCCCAGAGAGGTCTACAGGAGGCGTGAATGACTGACTGAGATACACGATGCCGTCGAAAAGCTTCATAGCCAACCAGCACCGATGAATGTAGCTCTTTAGATCCTGATCCTGCTTTTCTGTTAGCGATCCATAACCGCTAATCTCTGCAAGGGTGAACGCCATGAAACAAAGCGGCGTTCTGTCAGTGATCATGACCGTCATCGAGTCATTTTTAGCCTTCATCCAGATATCGCTGTGGTACTCAAGAATCTCTTCCTGAATCCGCAGACGAGTATCGAAATCCATAAACACCTTAGGATCAAGGTTGTTTCGCTTATATATCCCGGACACGTCGGTCTTGATGAACTCATAGCCGCTCTCAGCGCAGAGAGTGGTTTTACCCGTTCCCATTACACCTACAACGCCAATGAGTTTGCTCACTCTTCATTCTCCGCGAGGAAGTTGCAGAGAATCTTTGTCCAGTTTTCGAGAGGCAACCCGGAGTTCAGAAGCTCTTTTGCGGTAAACCAGCCAAGCGTTTCCAACTCTTCTTCTGCGCACTTGACCTCTGTGTCCTCTGAAACAATACCGAGAATGGACAGAGCCATGTGAACTCGACCAACAGCGTTGGTGTTTTCTACGATTGCACCGATGCTGTTGAATCCAACATCACCGTCGCCAGTGAACTCGATCTCCTCTCCAAGTTCACGGGTCACTGCGGTGATGACAGTGCTCATGGTATCGATAACGCTGCCGGTATGAACAACGTCGGCGAGATCGATATGACCGCCTACACCGATGCTGACGTTGCCGCTCAGACGACTTTCACCAACGCCTTTACCGCGACGGTATGCGAAGAACTTCTGCACGCCGTCGATCTTCTTGGTCAGAGTGATGTACGGGAGGATCTGACGCTTGGACTCGTCAACCTCAAGCGCTTCGCGCTGTCCAATAACGATGCCACCTTGGATATGAGGTAGGAAATCCTGAACCTGTAGAACGTGAAGCTCCTGCTCAACTCCGGTGAGACCTGCTTTGATCAGAGTTTCGTTTTCTACGGCGAGGATAAACTGAGGATGAGGCATGGTATTTCCTTTGGTGGAAGGCTCAGCAACACGCTGAGCCTTTAGTTGATTTAGTCGAACGCAGTCATGTTCAATTCAAAAATCAGGGAGTTCAACCCGGACTTACTGCTTGTGCGTAAGGTAACGCTTTCACCGCTTTCGAGCCAGATATCCACAGACTGAATATCTCGTCTTACGTGCCAGCCGGCGATGGAGCGAGTGCGAATGGTCGCCGTCGAAGCGTCCGACTTGATGCGAAGCTGATTGCCAATCTTGCGAGCGCAGGTTGGGTCAATACAGTCTTGGTCATAGATGGTGATGATCTCGCCACCTTTGCTTCGGGTTTGAGCGCTGTAAGTGCCGCCGTGAATGTCAGCCTTTATCGAACTGATCGCCGGGTCAACCATGCGCGCTTCAAGCAACTTAAGAACCCGCTTAAAGTCCAGCTTGATGCTGCGCGTTTCAGGATGAACAGGCTTAGATGGATCAAGCTCATGCTTGAAGATATAGGCGCTATTCGGCCTTTCTTTGCCCAAGTCGACCATTTCAAGATAATCGTTGTACACGGTCACGCCGCCTACAATCGTATATCCGTTAAGACCATACTCTTCGCAGAGCACCGAAGAGAGACTGATAGCCTCTTTCAGGCTGGACGCGTAGTAGACATAGCCCTCTTCGCTGTTTAGGCGAAAGGAAATATGGCGACTTTCAGTGATAACCACAAGTGGTCGGCTTTTAGTGATTCTCGCGCCGCCGGAGATCATCTGCTGAGCGGTATTAAACCCAGCAATCATCACAGTGCCGGCAGTGAACTTGGAGAATCTTAAAAGATCAGCCTTCGACAAGAACAGGAGATTGTCACCAACACCTATCGCGCCGCTATCTGTCATAGACAGCGAAATTTGCTTGAGCATCATACAGCCATGTCTCCTTGAATTTTGCCCATGTGCTTATAGCCGACGATCTCGAAATCATCAGCCGTATAGTCCCAGATATTTTTAGGAGCACACGCGAAGCGAATGGTCGGAGAGGCCGGCGCTTCTTCCTCTCGGGAGATTTGCAGATTCATCTGCTCGATGTGGTTGTTGTAGATATGGCAGTCACCACCGTTCCAGATGAACTCCATAGGCTTCATATTCAGACTGTGCGCGATGTAATGCAGCAGCAGGCTATAAGAAGCGATGTTGAACGGCACACCCAGGAACATGTCGGCCGAACGCTGATAGAGCTGCAAGCTGACGCCGTAACGTGGGATATTCAGGTTATCGAATACGCAATTGCGCTGCTCATCGCTTTCAAGAACCGGGTAGGTTTTGTGCGACTTCTGAGCCAGCTCTTCACGCTCTTCTACCGTCAACTCACAGCAGTGAACTTGCCACATGGTGTGACACGGTGGGAGCGCTTGCAGACCGTTATTGACGTTTTCAGCGTGGCTTCGACCTTCGACAGGCAGAAGCTTGGGAATCCAGCCAGTAACGATATGCCGGCGGCTCATTGGGTTCTCACGCAAGCCTTTCATTAGCTCGGTGATCTGATCCACAGGCTGCTCGTCGCTATCGATGCCGCGCCAAATAGAACCGTAGATAGGCCCCAAATCGCCGTTTTCGTTGGCGAACGGCGTCCAGATATTGACACCTTCATCAGCCAGGAACTTGTTGTCCGTGATACCGTTCAGGAACATGCGAAGTTCCAGTTCGATGAACCGCATACTGGTGAATTTGCTGGTCAGCAGAGGGAAGCCGTTGTCCATATGAAATCGCATGGACAGGCCGGCAGCTTTGATTGTGCCAGTGCCAGTTCGATCACTGCTTTTTCGACCGTACTCAAGCAGACCTTTTACCTGTCGAAGATAGGTAGAGTCGTGCGTATTAGCCATGTTTCATTTCACTCTTCTGGTTCATCGGGATATTCGTCGTACATATTACGACCATGATCGCGGTCGTAATCTGATTCTTGGTCTTCGCTGCGGAAGACATTATAGGGGTCAAAGTCGCCTCTTATGCCTTGACTGCTTGAATAGGGTCTGACGTATCGATCCGGCTTTGCGTGAATATGCGGGTGCTTGTAGTCGGTATCGCTATCGTCGTCGTGATCATGATCATGATGATGCTCATGATCGCATTGGGAAGACGCTGTAACGCTCTCTGAGACGCTTGCGAGCATTGCAGCGCTAGAGATCAGCATAACAGCGGATAACGTCTTTAAAGCTCTCACAAAGCGCATCCTTAATCACCTCGCTATACGTTTTTAGCTCAAGATGATTCTGTCACGTAGAACAAGGCAGTTGTCGGCTTATGTGTAAGGTTAAAATTCTATCCGTCCTAAATTTTTGCCGCGATTTACTGAAATTTAGCCAAAAGAAACCCGGCGATTAAGCCGGGTCTTGTTCAGCTACTTGGCGTTACCACTCCAAACCCTTGTCTTCATAGTCAAGGACTTTGGTTTCAAAAAAGTTCGACTCCACGCCATGCTCTTTGAGATAGGCGTCTGTCCACGCGAGAGGGTCTTTCTTGACTTGCGGGAAAGGCTCTTCGATGCCCACTGCTCGCGCAACGCCGTTGGTGCCGAACATGATGCTGCCATCACTGATCTCGTCAGTGATACCCAACTGACCACCCTGATTCACATGGCGGTTCCAGACCATCTCCATTTCACCAGCCACGCGCAGGATCTCGCTGCAATCTTTCATGACGGCCGGGGTGAACAGTTCTGGGTTTTCCTTACGAACGTCTCGCCACATGCTGTTGAAGATTTGCAGGTGAGAACCTTCGTCACGCTGGATGTAGCGGATATCCTGCGCACAGCCGGCCATCAGACCGCGTTTATGCAGGATGTAGAAGCGCTTGAAGCCCATTTGGAAGTAGATGCCTTCCAAAGCTTGGTTGGCAACGATAGCGCGAACAAAGTTCTCGCCAGTGAAGTCGTCACCCAACAGGTTTGCCATCTTGAGGATGTGTCTGTTCTTGGCTTCGAGAATCTCGTCAGTCATGAATAGATTGTAGGTTTCGATTGGGTCCATCTCCAACGACGTGATCATGTGGTCGTAGGTCAGAACGTGAACCAACTCCTCGTAGGCTTGACGAGTCAGAGCCATTCGATATTCCGGCGCTGTGATGTGAGCCTGAATGTTGTTTGCCAGCGTGCTCAACTGGATGCCATCGAGGTTCGACAGGAAACCCAGGTTCATCTGAACAGAGCGACGAACCTTTGAATCGAGAGTACGGAAGTCTCGCAGGTCGTCTACCAGCGAAACGTGCCAGTGCTTCCAGTCGTCACGCAGAGCCTTATCCAGAATACGCATCGGCATATCGTATTTCTTTGGCGATGGGGACATCAGATCATCATTTGGGCCGAGAATTACACGGCGAGAGTTGATGACCTTCAGCGCACGCTCTTGAGCGGTGATGCCTTTGTCGAAATCGAAATCGCCAGGCGTTTTGATGATTTTGGTCATTTGATATTTCTCTTACTGGATTAGACGTTAGCGCCCGAGTTTACCAATTTATGTCGAACGCTTTTCGCTTTTCGATTGCCATTTTGAGGATTTCATCCTTGTCTGCTTCAAGCTCAAGCATAAGGATAACCTCGTTGATCAGGTCGATGACAGGCTTGTTAATCGCCCTCATTTGAGTCTCAGCCTTCTTGAGCTTTTCAATTCGATCATCAACCGTGAACTCTCGGCACTCAAGAGAGTCACGAAGCTCGTAAAGCTCGACCTCTTTCTTTTCGATCTCTTGCGACCAATTAACGAGATCTTTATTGAGGGCTTTAAGTCGTTTTGTCTCTTGAAGAACCTCATCCTCTAAAATGCTATTCACATCACCACTCCGGGATTATCAGTCCAAGCTGCTTTCGGATACCCAGAGCAATTTCCGCTGGGTCTACATCCAACTCTAGTTGAAGAAGAGCCTCACGAACGATGTTAACGTTCTCCAGTCGGCCAGTTTCTTCTAGCCAAGTTTTCATAGCGTTTGCTCGCTCTTCGCGGAACTCAGTTACCTCTTTGTTGTGCTTGTTGATTTGATCGGCGAGAGTTTCCTTTACCGAACGGCAATTCTCCTCGAACTCTTGACGTTCCGCTGCCAACTCGCGAAGAGAAGCCTCTATCTTCCGAAGCTTCTCATCCGAGTCAAGCAGCGCACGTTCACGCATTCTGGCTGCGATTTTGCGCTGCTTGGCATTCATCTTAGTTCACAGTTCCGTTGCCAGAGAAAACTTGGGAGGTTTCTTTGATAGAAGGCATGTTCTGAGACTCGTCCTCTTCAACCTCTTCAACCTCCTCGCCATTATCAAGGATGCTGCGCTTCACACTGGCGTGAAGCGAATCGATCATGTTTTCCGGACTCAGTTGGAACGGTGCAATGAGATCCATGCAGATCGCTTGCTTGGCGCCGATAACCATTTCGATGATAGAGCGAGCCGTAACTCGAACCATATCTTCTTCAATGGCTTTGGAAATGATCGCCTTCGTCAGAGCGCCGGTGATTTGCCCTGCAAGAACTACCGAAGGATTTTCACGGCTGCTCTCGGGGATAGCCATCATTGCGGACATTTGCATTTCAGTGAACGCAGCTTCACTGCCGGCTGCAAACACGCCGGCACGGATGATCTTTGAAATGGTTGGGTGGATCTTCGCAATGGCGATGGAGTCATTGTCGATGTCGAGGTTTTCGGCAAACTTTCTGACGCGATCAACATCACCCGCCGGAAGATCAGACTCTTCAGCCTTCTCCATATGGATAATGACCTCGCTGATATCGAGGTTCTGAAGGGCCAGAGCACCGATAGAAACCTCTTCGATCAAGTGGTCAAACTTGATCTTCCGAATATCGTTGATGGCTTTGGAGATCTTTTCGACCGACTCGTCGGTGCCGCGCTCTGCGATGTCGAAGCTATCGACGATCAGGTGAAGAAGTTCTTTGCTTTTGTCGTCGAAGGCTTTGCCGAACTTAGGACTCAGCTTCAGTTCTGCCTGAAGAAGACCCGGGACGCTCAAGATCTCTGCAAGATTCTCAAGCTTTTCCCAGCACTTCTCTTTGGTGAAATCGGCTGGGTTAACTTCGACGGTTTTCGATTTAAATTCGTTAGTCACTGCGCTTTCACTCTTTATAAAGAATTAGAGCGCTAATGTTAGCGCTCTAAAGTAGGGGTTTGACGGGTTAAGCGCTTCCCTGCGCTACTTACCGTTAGATATCAGGACGAACGTCGATCATTGGCAAGCCTCGCACTCAAAGTAAGTGGTAGCGATCTCAGGCTCAGGAGCAACGTACTCAAAGTAAGTGGTAGCGATCTCAGGCTCAGGAGCAACGTACTCTTGAGCAACCTTGTCTTCGATACGGCCGGCACCATCTTCTGCTCCCTGATTACGGAGGTAGTAAGTGGTCTTACTACCACCAAGCCATGCTTCGGTGTACCAAGTATCGATCTCGCGACCCTTAACGCCCTGCTTACGATACAGGTTCAGAGACTGAGCTTGGTCGATCCACTTCTGACGACGGTTGTTAGCCTTTACAGACCACAACTGATCAACTTCCCACACAGTCTTGATCAGTTCCGGCTTGCCGTACTTGTGAAGCGGGTTGATCTGAGTGAACCGCCCGGAGAGGTTCTCTTTATCGAGGACTCGCTCGTTGATCAACTGGGTGCATTCAGTTGTACCAACGATGTTGGCGATAGTTGCAGTCGGTGCGATGGCGGTAAGGTTGCTGTTACGCATACCGTACTGCATCACGTCCTCACGCAGCAATTGCCATTCCATAGGGCTGAACACGTTCATACGCTGATCCACAGCGGTATCGATGGTCAGCTTGCCTTGAGACCACAGGGAGCCCTTGAACGTCTCGTAGGCACCACGCTCTTTGGCAAGGTTCATCGAAGCCTTGATCGAGTAGTAGTTAATCTCCTCGAAAGTCTCGTCCGCCCACTGCAAGTGATCTTGGGTTTCCCAATCGATGCCACACTTCAGCAGAGCCTCTGCATAGCCCATTACACCCAGTCCAATTGGACGGTGACGTAGGTTGCTGCGTCTGGATGTCTCTGTTGGGTAGTAGTTCAGGTCGATTACGTTGTCCAACATACGAACAGCGGTATTAACTACCTTCTGAAGCTTCTCGCTGTCGAGCCGGCCGTCATGACGGATAAACTTGTGCAGAACGATAGAGCCAAGATTGCATACTGCAACCTCTTCTTCGCTGTTAATCAGGGTGATCTCAGTG